TTAAAAGTGATTGTCTTTGTCTTTTTAAAATGTTTTTCTGGTGGCAAAAAACTCTGTGTCAACAGAGTTTTGCCGCCTTATATTTATATCATATTTCATATCTTTATTTCCTATTTATATATATAGCTGTACTAAAAAATTCTTGAGTCGGTTTTCAATGATTTCAACTAGTTACAACAATGCAAATTCCTCCAAAAGTACAAAAAAAGTACAAAAAATCCAGTCTCTTTCTCTTCATGACTAAAATTACATGCACTCTATGATGCAATAAACATACAGTTTATGGTACAAGCATACGCTTCAAGAGTGTTTTACATTCACTACGAAAATCGTTAGATCTAGTCTGGACTCGTTTTTCCTGTTTTTTGCATAGAAAATTTACCAAAAGAGAGTACAGACTAGATCTGAAAACTACCGAAAAGAGCACAGACTAAGTCTAAAACTACTGAATTTGCTTAGATCTGCTCTAAATTACCAGATTCAGTCTGAAAAAATGACCAGATTCAAACTGAAAAAGTAGATTCTACTTGATCTTGAACCCATTCTTCATCGCAAACTTCTTCTTCATGCGCATACTCAGTTTGGTCTTCTTCCTGTATTTTAGTTATGTCTTGTACTTCTCCGAGAAAATCTCGTTTCTTGAAAGAAAAGATTAAACCCTTCTTTGGGGTGTATATTTCTTTAGGATCCTCTATAAACTTTTCGTCAGCCAACTCTTGTAGCACTTTCCTAACTATATATTTAACTTCAGGATCACCTGGTCTGAAAACAAAGCGGTTCGTTATGTCTCGTAAGTCTACCAAAACAGTACTACCTATTCGATTGTTTACTACTAGAGTTCTGCAGAATAACTGAGCTTCTGGTGAGAGAGTATAGAAACTATGGGGAAGAATATTAACAAAACCAGATAGACAGTTTCTGTAGAAAAAGAACGATAACCACGAGTTTGAGTCTATAATATAGACTCTCGATCTGACCTTTCCATCTGCAGTCTTCCTTTCTTCGTCAATTTTTACTGAGTACAAGTTACAGAGGTTTGGTTTATTACTATTGCCAATTGTATCGTATTTTTTCTTATCTTCGTCGTAATACTGCACACAGAAGTTCATTGTAAGCAAGCATTCTGAAGTTTGTAAAAACAAGTCTCTCAGTTGATTTGAAGAGTACTTTCTCAAGAACGGAATATCTCGTCTTAAGTCGTCGTCATCTATAACTACAGAAGGTGGTTTCTGGATGCAGACGACTTCGTTATTTTCTGTAGTGAAGGGCTTTTCGAAGATCGTTTCAATTTTTTCACCATTTTTCATTCTTTTTATTAAAGATTGTAGGGTATTTTTAGAAAGCTGACTAGCTGCTTCCTTGACTCTTTTGTCTTTTTGCGTTGGCAAAAACCTGCAGTAGTCAATTTTCCAAGCAAAACAAGTATAGTTAGTGTGCATAATAGCTGTAGCTATAATGTCCATGATTATCCAGTTTTCGTAGTCGAACTTAGCTTTCTCTAAGTGAAAACCAATACGTCCGAAGTTAGTTTGCAGTGGCAGTTGTGCTTTTCTGCGTCGTGTAGCTGGTGTTGGGAACATGAACATGCACAAACTTTTTTCCGATGCTAATCTAGTCACTTTCTCTAGTGAAAACGAAGTTGTTTTCCACTTTTTCGTAGTTGCACTATTTTGCATTCTTTTATCCTCCTTCATTCGCTTTTTTTAATTTCGAAGTTTTCGTTGCGCCTATTTTTTTGTTCTCTATTATTCAGTCTTAGTCTATATATATTCCTTTTCCAAGGAAAGAAATAAGATTTTCTTTCAGAAAAATCTTTTCAGATCGTAATTCTAGAGTAATGAACAAATAAGAGAAGAAGGGAGAATTAAGATGGAGAGTGAGAGAGTTTGGCTAAACCAAAACGTCTTGTTTTTTAAAGACGTTTTTTATGGTTCGAACTGTTCTTTAGAAATAGGCTTATCTAGTAGCACTAGCGACTTCAAGACGTTTACACCTCCGTCACTAGTTGTGTCAGTTATAGATGCTGGGTATAGAAGAACAGTAAACTTGAATTTCCAGTTTGTAGTAGAACTAGCAATATTTTTAGAAAAATTACTAAGTTCTGAGCCTCCCCAAAACTTTACTCTAAAAGTTGGAGACAGAGTGTTATCTCTGTCTAGTAGTAGAAGCGAAATATCGCCAAAAGTGTTCTCTATAACGGTAGGGCAATCTGAAGCAGACTTCAGTAAAGTATGCGTAACCCCACAAGTAATCTATTCTCTATCTAATTTGACGAAAGAGCTTAGTCTCAGATTTGTCGACATTTCATTAATGTTCTCTTGTAGAACACTGTTGTCTGTTTTGAGTGATAAGTTAGACGAAGTTAGAGATTTACTAAAAGTTCGTCATGTAAGTGAACCAGAACAGCCACGACAAGTAGTTCTGCAGGAACGGGACCAAGAAAGAGCTAGTGAAATTATGTCACAGCTCGAGTCCTTTGTCAATCTTTCTTTAGACACTATTAAAATCCCCGAGTTAGAGAATTCCGCTAAGCCAGCTGCACCAACCGCAGTTCAAGAGAGTTCCCAAAGTGATTTTATATTTCGTGCTCTAAACGGAAATGTAAAAGTCTTAGAAGATTTCATTCTATCTTCCACGACTAACTTTTCCATTTTCCTCCTTCCTTCTCTGCTTAAGAAAGACGTCACAGAGATGCTTCCTGATATTTCAGAGTTAGATTTAAAGTCGGCTGCTTATATTAGCAAAGTCTTCTTCGCAAGTGCTTCATGGTCATACATTAACAAGAAGGTTAGCTTCCCGAAGTCTATACCAGTTCTAAAGTATAAAGTTCTACCGACAACAGTTATTCCAAATTCAGTGATTGATTTAGCTTACGATTTATTCGTTCTGTCTGGCTATCTCAGGATTACTAGCCAGAGGTTATCTGCAAAAGAGTCAGACTCAGTGAAGAACAAGACTCTTATTTATTTTGCTTATAGATGTATGACTGACCTCTTTTGCTTTAGCTTCTTAGAAAACTTGCACGTAGAAACGATAAGAAGCTGTGTGTTGCTTAAGTTTAGAGAGTACCAGCAGAACGGGTTCTTTAGACATCTAGAGAGCTACTTCGAGTCTTATAACGTTGCTAAAATTACTGAGAGCGATATAAATACTTTTGTAGACGAAATTAATGCTAGAGTTCTGAAGAAAGGCATCTTTGTTCGAGAACTACATGAAGAAAACTACAAAAAGAAGACTTTGATGCTTCCCTATGAGAATAGTTTGTCTGTAGAACAAATTCTAAATGAGGTCGTTCCGTTAGAAGTAGCTAGACTAGCTGGTGTGGATGTAACTAGTGGAGATATAAGCAAATTCGTTGATGTAGAAAAAATGTCTCAAGAAGTAAAAGAATTGCTGGGAAAGAAAAGAAGTGCAGAAAAGAGAGAGACGAACATTCTCAGGTTTTGCAAGTTCTTTAAAGACGACATTCCTGAAAAGTATAGAGACTCTTTTCTAGATTATGTGTCGAGCTTGACTACATCGGACGAATTCTCGATGACTAAGTTTAGATTGGAAGAATTTCCAGATTCTATAGTAAAGGGAATTTACGTTTGGAATACTTCGCAAAAGACAGAGCCGTATCCGGTTTTCTTCGAGAAATTCGAAAAGTGCATAATGCTAAAATCTGAGATTTTGGCTCTGCCAGAGAAGAAGTCTTCTGAGTCTTGGATTTCTTCTCTTAATACAATCTTAGAGAAGTGAAGTGATATGCTAACTTTAGGAAAAGCGTTCGATAGAAGTTACAGTTTGAGAGTTGCATTTTTAGACGGCTTCTACAACATTAGCATCTTCTTCAATAAAAAGTCTGCTTTCCTGCTGTTTGCTCTCGATGGTGATTTTCCTCCTAGTTGTAAAGTAGAGAAATCCGTTAAAGTTAACATGTTCAAGAATCTGGAAGCTTCTAGATTTTGTGCAACATTCTTAAAGCTGCATAACTATCGAAACCAGTCGCTCGATATAATAAACCAGTTCGAATCTATTAGACCAGACTACGAATCTTACGTAGTAATGACTCTTAACGAAACAATAACTTTAGCTAAGTTTAAAGAAGAGACTAAAGAGTACTTTGACTCAGTTACATTGTATGGTTTTACGATGCCTGCTTACTCTAATGAGTTTATCTTCTTGATAGCAGAAAGACAAAATATTGTAAGAAAGCTACGGAAAAAAGTGGTAAGATCCACTGGATTGCAGATAGCTACATCTTCGTCTATCCAACTACTTAACGATTTCTATCAAGACTCTATGAAGGGTAAGCAAGGTGCAACACCTCAAGCTTTTTGCGGAACTATAAACCTCACTGCAGAGTGCGAAGAATGACAAGTTTTGTCAGCTCTTCTTAGTGGTATTAGCGGATATAAGAAGAGTTATTCTAGAAAGAAAGGAGGTGAATGTGCGAATTAAACGACTGGGTTGAGAGTCGTTAAATAACTCAACTAAAAAGAAACTAAAAAAAGTGAAAGGAGAAAGGAAAGTGAAGAAAGCGGTGTTTACGATTTTGGCTATTGTGTTGATGTCTACCCCAGCCGTAGCGCTGGACTTTGGATACTCAATTAGTAGTTCCGAATATAGTCAATCAACGAGTAACGTTACTACAAACGCTAGTTCGTACCATGGTATTGGAGTTGTTGGTAGTGGATCTGCCGAAGGCTCAAATTGGGCTGGTGGTCAGGCTTCTACTATATACAACGGTATTACAATTACTCCACCCAGTGGTACTGTTTCAGTTAAGGGTGGGTCTACTGAGAACTTTGGGGAAGCGCTTGGGGGCTTCGAGTTTTCAATCCAGACAGGAAACAAGAATTTCTTGTTCTTTATTCCTCCTGTGGCTGGTGCCATTGCTGGATCCGAAGGAAGTGTGGAACAGTGGAGTAACAATGCATCTACAATAGTTGCAGCCCATGGGGCAGCTAGCAGTGGTGCATCTCAAAGTAGCTCTGCTGGATTTAATGGTAGTGGTGCTTCTTTATTGATTGGGAAGAATAAAGGTCCTGTAACAGGTTCGTTCACTGGTGACTCATTAGTTGAAGGTTATACTTACTCTTATTCGTATAAGGGTAGAACTGGTGACACAATATTTGTCGGTACAGCTTCTGGTGCTGGAAACTCAGCTGAAACTATCATTACTGGTACTGGTAGTGGCTATGCTAGTGGAAGCGGCCAGACTTCTGGTGGGTCAGCTATTAACTCAGTAGTTGGAAATAATCATGCTCCTCTTTATGGGTCGACTTCTGGTATGTATGCAGGCCAATTCTCTTACAATGGAAATGGCTCAGGATCTGTGTCTGGCTACAGTATTTCCTTTAATACGTCGCTACCAAACGGAGGAGTTTTTGGTACTTCGACTGGAATTTCCGTAAATGGTAAGTAGTTAAACTAAAAGTCCTGGGCATGACTATAAACTGCCCCAACTGAATAAAAAGGAGATAATTATGAAGATGAAGATGATGTTAGTTATGGTATACTTACTAGCTTTGCCTGTTATGGCATTCGCTGGTAGTTCGTCTACATCTAATGCTTCTGCTGGTGCTGAAGCAGTCACTGGTCCTTCTAGTGCGTCTATAGACTTTACTATCAACAATCCTCCTCAGCCTCCTGGAATGAACCGACAGATTCCTCAATCAGTTCAACCCCAGTATGGTCCAGTCCTTCCGTACTTTGGTACGTACGGAAAAGGGTGGAACATATTAGACGATATTAGAGCTATCCTTCCTCCTAAAGGGATGGATCCTGTTATAACGATGCAAGAAGCTAAAAACATGGTCGCGGGCTCAACTAAGGTAAAAGTTCGTTTACTTAAGAAACTTGACTATTCGTTCGAAACTTGTAGGGTTTATGCAAATGGTACAATCCCCGAGAAGTATATCGTTATTGGAGTGGTGTTTGCCCAAGCTAAGGGAGAAACTACCATTGATGCTCTTGGTGCTGCGTTACTAGCTGCCATGGAAGCTGGAGGAAATGCGGTTATTCCGCTAAAGAATACAGCTGATCCTAAAGTGAGCTCTTGGGGTGTAGGATTAGGGTTAGCGTATACTCGGGGCGGATTGAGTGGAAGCGAGAAAGAAAGCTTAGACTCAGGGTCAGGAGGAACTGGAATTGCTTATTCCTCTGTAACTCCAGAGCTGGTTCCCGGAGTTACGCTTCTAGTTATACAAGATGAAAAAGGAATAGCAGGAACGAAAAAAGCAGGTTTGGCGTCTCCTAAAGCTGAGCTTCCTTCTAGTCAGAAGGATTCATTTAAATGTATTTCTACTAGCACACATCAAGCACCTGCTGAATGTTTTAAGAACTAGTCTAGTACCATGGAGTGGAGGGACTTCTTGTCTCTCCACTCTTAAAATTATTTTTGGCACTTTTTTTTGGAGTAAGAACGACAATGGCAGACGATATTCTTGACGACAATGATGTAATGATAACTGAGCGTTACCATTACGAATTCATCCATAATGTTTTTGGACACTTTTTTCACGACTTGCTAGAATACTTTAGTACATACTTATATCCGAGGTTCGAATGGAAAGTAGTTGGTACGTACGATAAAGCAGTGCAGTGGTTCTATGAGCAAGAGCAGTTAGGACATGCACCAGATATGCCTAACAGGCCAGCTCTCATTCTTAATCCAAGCGGTGAGATGTACTTCGATGAAGCTGGCCATTCGGCAATGCAGCTTTGGAGATTCCCTAACTTAGCGCCAGGTTTTGTCACTCGGCTATATGATCCTATATACCAAGACGAAAATCTAATTGTTACTCCTGGCTTCAGTCGTTTTAAGGGTGAAGTTGAGTTTCTTGCTCTTGTACCGTCTTTCTACGAGTACGTTGACCTAAAAGTTTTTTTGTTGCTAATTTTCGGAGGAAGAGATCGATACATCTATCCAAGATTCTTTAATTCTTTTATAATTCTTCCGCAAGAACTCATTGATTACGAATACACGCGTGAAGATGGTTCGAAGTATAAAATAGATTGGCAATCTCATGGAGCTACAGAATCTCTAATAAAAACTGTCGACAAGACTAAGCTCGTTTACCCATGCAGAATTAGGCCTCGTCTTCGCCTGACAGGTATGACTGACGCTTCTACTAGACTTGGTGGTTTAGAGAGGTTGCCAGATTGGAGATTAGCTTGGACTGTTGAGTATGAGATTGAAGTTCCGTCATTTCTTATACTCAAGAGTGACTACCTTCTTGAAGATATTCACTTTGAAGTAAGATATTCGTCATGCTTTTCTGAAAACGACTTGGTTACTCCACCACCCGAAGTTAGAGAAGTGTGGGATAGTTACTGGTCTGCTTTTGATTCGACTTCCGGGGAAGTTATTTTGCCAGAGCAAGCTAAAATAAAGGGTAGAGTTACTCTACAGATGAAGAATAGGTATTTTCATCTTGTATCTTCTAGCGAAGCCGGCAGTACAGGAACGCTAGATCTTGCTCTACCAGAACAAATTCTTGACAAGAGTGCTCTACTTCTTTATACTAAGACAGGAGAGCAGCCGTACGATTTCTGGAGTCTTAAAGACAACGGCTGGACTTTGTCAATCAATAGAGAGAGAGTTCCTCTTCAGGAAGGTGACATTTTAGAGCTATACGTTTATCAACCAACAACGTAATCTCTTTTTGTGGGGGAAGGTTCTGTGTCCAAAAAAATACTACTTATGCCAGTCATTGGTGCTGTAATACGAAGGAAAAGAGAAAACGGCGTGTGGGAAGTTCTTTTAGTTCGAAGACCGTCGTATGACAAGTGGCCCCTTGTATGGGAGTTTCCGAGGGGTAAATGTGAGTTCGACAAGACTTTAAAGCAGTGCCTTAAAAGAGAAGTTAAAGAAGAAGTTGGTTTGGATGTTGTAATTGAAAGATTTATAGATACGTATGAGTATGTAGCTGACGAAGGTAAGCGAAGGAGTAAACAGTACAATTTCCTGTGCTCTTTGCTTGACGAAAAACAACAAGTGGTTTTAGACCAGAAGGAGCATGACCAGTACAAGTGGGTCGCTTCAATGGGTGAAGTTGAGTTATTAGCTGTTCCCGAAATGAAAAAGACGCTATCGAAAGTGTTAAATGTCTCATCCCAAACTTCTTCGTACCCAAAAACTTCGGCACAAAAAATTGCTGAATTTTTAGATAAAATGTGGAGAAAAACATGACGAAAGTGGAAGTGAAAACGCCAGGATTAGTTATCGACATACATGGAATGAAGCCTGTTAGGACGCCAGCTGTTTTTCTTGCTCCAGATAACATGATTCCTCTTGTCGAGGCATATCTAAGTAAGAACGGTAATGTAGACTATCGCATTGTTCGGGAAGACGGGGCTAAGACTACGGAAGAAAATCCTCCTAACACGAAAGTACTAAGAGGTGCACAAGTAGTAGATCCCATCCTTTCTAGGCTTGACGCAATTGACGAAGTTCTGCGCATTATCTTAAAGAATACTCCTTTTTTAGAGAATGTTGAGCCTGCGAAAAAGAGACCTGGCCGACCAAGTAAAAAGAACAAGGAAACAATAGTAGAAGATTTCATTCCATCTTTAGATACCACACTAGAGTCGAAGTTCTTCTCTTCTAGAAGTCAAAAGCTAAGTGACATAAGCCAACAAGTAGAAGAGTTAAAGAAGTTGCAGAAAACAAAGAAGGAGGAAAAGTCTCATGACTAAAGAAGACGTTTTGTGCTTGGGGCTTGACATAGGAACAATGAACCTTGTCTGTGCTCGTAGCGATACAAATGAAATAAAAATAATAAGGAATGTTTTTCTTCCAGTTGAAGAAGAAGCCGTTCTGTCGGAACTCACCTCTATAAACTACGTCAAGTCGCAAGACGGAATTTTCGTGATAGGTGACGACGCGTTTCGTCTTGGAAATATCTTTGGTAAAGAAGTTTCTAGACCCATGGAGAAGGGTTTGATTTCTCCAAAGGAAGTGAGTGCAATAGATGTGCTTGCATTGATGGTAAAGAATCTTATAGGTGAGATAAAAGCGGAAACGTACTGTTCTTACAGTGTTCCAGCTGAGGCAATAGATGAGTCTCGGTCCATTACATATCACGAAAGAGTTTTCGGAAGAATTTTAAACTCTTTTGGAATAAACTATACTTCTGTAAACGAAGCGATGGCTGTCATCTATTCTGAGTGTGCAGCCGAAAGCTTCTCTGGAGTTGGAATAAGCCTTGGGGCTGGAATGTGTAATGTGTGCATTAGCTACAAGGGTGTAGAAACGACAAAGTTTTCTACTGCTAGAAGCGGAGACTGGATCGACAAATCCGTAGCTGAGAATCTAGGCGTCGTACAAAATCGTGTTACTGCTATAAAGGAAAGGAATTTAGACTTAGAAGCTGGATTTAAGTCGTGTCCGGATAAAAAAGTACAGAGAGTTCTAGAAGCTTTGGAGTACTATTACGATGCCTTATTAAACTATACTGTCAAAAGAATAATAGAAGAGTTCGAAAAACAAGTTAGCATTGAAATAGAGGAAGCTCTTCCGATAGTTATTTCTGGTGGAACTTCTATGCCAAAAGGGTTCTTGAACTTATTTAAGAGTGTTATCTCAAAGTACAAACTCCCGTTCGAAGTTTCGGAAGTAAGGTTGGCTAAGAATCCTTTAACTGCTGTAGCACAAGGACTGCTAGTTAAAACAATAGCAGATGTTAAATCGTTCGTGAAAAAGGGTTAGAAAAGAGGAGGAAAAGTGAATTCTCTTTTTAGTGCATCAAAAAGAAGTGTAAGACCTCCAACACTACTTGAGCTACACCAACTAGGATTAGACAAGTCGGTACTCGAAGTTAGTAATACACTAGAAGAGCATAGAACGAGAACACCAGCCATGGTAGTTGCTACCTGTAAAAAGTCAGTTGACGTTTCTTTACAGGGAAATGTTGGGATTACGAGACTAGAGAAAAAGAAAGTTTACGTAATGTCTCTTGGTGTTTTCCTACAGTTATATTATGACCCTGAATACGGTATTCACGTTCTTAAGCCAGCTAAATTTAAGTTTAAGAAAGCGTATAGACCATATATTGGTCAGGACTTATCTGGAAAAACTCTTCTAGTCTGGAGAACTGGTGGTGTTGGGGATTTACTATTTATACAACCATCGTTGAGGTACTTAAAAGAAAAGTTTCCGACTTCAAGAATCTTGTTTGCGTGTAATACTGTTTATCATTCTATGGTTGAAACTTGGCCATGCGTGGACAAGATTCTTGACTTACCCTTCCAGCATAAGTTCTTGGTCGAGTCTGACTATCATGCAATTTTCGAGGGAGTTATCGAAAGGTGTAAAGATTCCCAAAGAGTGAATTCGTACGTACTATTCTCAACTTGGTTAGGTCTTGATCTTCCAACTTCGATGCTTGTGCCTAAGCAAGAAGCAAAGCAGAGTGTAGTTTCCGAATGTAAGTCGATTTTAGGAAAGTTTGACTTAGAAGATAAGAGCTTTATAGCATGTCAGTTGCGAGCTTCGAGCCCGGTGAGAACACCAAGTTTGGAAGTATGGAAGAGACTTATAGACGAACTGACTGAAAGAGGACACAAAATTGTCATATTCGATGCTCCTCGTATGGATGAAGTTATTACTTCTTTCATTAGTTCTCTAAAGCACAAAGACAGAGTGGTAAATTTCTGTAGCTATTCTACTTCTTTAGATTATTCGATAGCTCTTATCTCGCTATCGAAGTTAGTTTTAGCTCCGGACTCAGCTGGGATGCATATTGCAGAAAGCTTAGGTGTTAAGAGTTTCGGAATATATGGGCCGTTTCCCGCTAGAGTTAGACTTTCTACTTATAACAACGCTAGTTGGTTCGAGTGCAAAGCTCCTTGTTCACCGTGCTTCTTGCATGGGTCGAACCCTTGCCCGAAAGCTACGAGAGTGCATAGTCCTTGCTTTGAAAGTCTTGACGAGAAGTTCGTTTCTGACCGGATAGAGGAGCACTTAGGATGTACAAAGTCTTCTTGACTGTCCGTAATAGACTTAGCATCACTATTAAGTGTATAACTGCACTTGTAAGACACTCAGAGATGCCGTTCCAGCTTTATATTTACGACAATATATCTCATACTATGCTTCGGGAGAGGTTCTTGTACTACTCGTTACTATACGAAAAAAAGATTGCTACTCAGATTACTATTAATACTGAAGCAAGTACTTTTAACGCTTTTTCTAAAGCCGCATCATGTAATCAGTTTGGTTATTTGCATGAAGATGACCCTAAGAAAGACCAGTACTCGTTTTTGCTTTTCTTGGACAATGATATGATCGTAACGCCCAAGTTTGACAAAATTTTAGAACAAGCGTGGCAAGAAGTTAGTAAAGATCCTTTACTGCAGAGTGTAAGAGTTATAACATACTTGGGAAACGGGACAAAAGCAGTTGAAGAAGTTCCCCATAAAATCGCTGGATACCGGGCTTTTCTTGGAAAGCTAAGCGGAAGTTCTCTCTGGTGTGTTAAGCCTGACTTTTTCAGGCAAGTTGGTTTTTTAGACTTGCGACCTCTGACTGGAAGAAGCAAAGGTCACGATCAGTACTATTGGCCTTTACTCGACCGTTCTTCTAAAGGGAAGAATTACATCCTTGCGTTGCAAGCAAACTTAGCTATACACACTGGTAAATACGTTGGAAGTGTCTGTAACGCTCTTAGGACAGCTAAAGACATAAAGCGTATAGAATTTAGAGAAGCAGAACGTGAAATCGACAAACTAAGTTTTGACGAATTCTACAGGAAAATAACTACGGGTAGTTGAAAGTGGATGGCTACGCTTTGTTGGCTGGACCATTTATTGGAGAATTTGGTTGGGAACTCCTGAGATTTGCTCCCCATGTGTTGTGGAAAAAATTTCACTGCAAAAGTCATGAAGACTTAAACTTGATAGTTTTTACACGACCTAGCTCATTCGACTTATATGGATCTCATGCTGCTATTCTCGTTCCTTTTAGACTAGAAGGAGACGGTACTAAGTTTTTCCCAAACTGCTTTCGTTTGGAAAACTTTCCTGAGGCAACTTTGAGACATTTAACTGAAAGTTTTAAAGAAAAGTACAAGCAACGTTTTCAAGTTATAGAACACATAGTTCCGGACATAAGTGGCAAGAACTTTGCTTCGAAAACTCAATTTCCATCTAACCAGATGTGCTACGACTTTCAGCCACGAAGAGAAAATGCGACAGCAATAAGTCAGTACAGAGATAAAAAGGTCGTAGTTCTAGCCCCAAGATTTTCTCTCTACAAAAGGAGGAACTGGTTAGGATGGCAACAGTTGTACGACCTTATTTACGATTCTCTTTCTAGAGATTTTTTCTTTGTCATTTGTGGGAAGCATCCAGAGTATGTTCCAGATGCAAAAGGTCGTTTTCTAGATATTAACGACTTAGTGACTTCCGATAGTGTTTCCCACGCTGGTATTACTATCGAATTCTTGAAGACCGCGCTTTTAACAGTTGGATCGCAATCGTCTGTGCCACTTCTTTCTCTCTTACTGAAGACACCTTGCTTAATGTGGGGGCACCAACGATACTTACATACTGTTTCGTACAATGTCTTAAAGACGCCAGTAGTTTTTCTTGACGACGAAAACTATACATTAAGTCCTAAGATTATTTTCGATAAGATAGTAGAAGTTTTATATGAGAGGTTAAAGAATAATGCCAGATTACGTTCTTCAAGAAATGATAGATGAATCTGAGCTTCAAGCAGAGGAAATTAGCAAACAGATCGAACAACTAGATGACCAGATTGCTAGCTTGCAAGAAAAGATTAGTCACATTCGAACTTCAATGCTAGACGTAATAGCCGAAGACTTGAGAGTATACTTAGAAACTGTAAAGTTAGAGCAAGTTAGTGGTTACGAAGTAGTTTTTGGCCCCGAATACAACGTGACTAATGTTACTGACTGGTATATAGACTCTACATCTGGTGAGATAATCTACGAGTACGATAGTACTGGGTGGGACTATGACCCTTATATAATAAAGTGGGTTGAGGACTGGAACTGGGGGTATGACTATCTTTACCATGAGCCATCTTCTAGTGGAACGTACGGTTTGCAGCCGAGGCTTAACCAATTACTTATAGCTAAGAATGTGCAGCTGGGTAATAAGCTGAAACTAGCCCAGTCAGAAGAACATATGCAAGATTATGCAACCAGGTGAAGAACTATATCGTGAGTGGCTAAAAAAATGTACGAGCTACAAAGATGTAACTGACTGGTTAGCTCGCAACTTTATCTATAGCCAAGCAAGACTTTATTTATCCCAGCTTAGAGTTAAGCAAAAGTTGTTTCGTCTAACTTCTTTCTATCCTTGGGAAACATTTATACTAAAAAGCGGGATTTGCTTTGACGCTTCTGTTTTTTGCAAGTACTCGCTTAACGAGATTGACAAAAGCTACCAGGCAGAACTGATTTATATTCTTATCGAGAAAGACGTAATGTCTCACTACACTTGTGGTTTTTTCTTAGACTCTAAGCTATTTGTCGCGGACTATGGTACTACGTGCTTAACAACAAAAGGTACTAGTGGGCCGTTTTCTTCGCTAGACGAGTATGTAAACGATTTCTTTCTCAAAAGACACACAAGCTTCAATAAAGCCCAAGCATATCATTTTGGTTGGCCAGCTTGGAGAAAGTGTACGGAAATCTTTTGAGAAGAAAAGGAGCATAGATATGCCAGCTGGAGCAGTTCTTTCTTCGTCAATAAGAGGTATTTGTTGTTGTCATTCTGACCCAGATTGCATAGAAGTCAATGGAACATTAATTAGTGGTTCTTCTGACGTGTCATTTGGTGGTTCCCCAGCAGCTAGAGTTGGCGATCTGGCGATCGGAGATTGTGGGCACTTTGGAATGGTTGGAAGCGGTTCAACTAGCGTTCTTTGCAACGGAATGCCCACAGCGGTATCGGGTGTGTCTGTTATTTTGCCTTTGTGCATAACAGGTTTGGTCACTTCTGGCTGTGAATCCGTTTCAATATTGTAAGAGAAAGGAGAAAAAAATGGAAGATAAGAAAATAAAATTAGATGTCGATGTTTCGTCCTTACCGACTGTTTCTTGTAAGCGGTGTAAGGGAATTTTCTTTAGAGATGCTCTAATAGTAAAAAGAGTTTCCCCACTTGTTTCACCAGATGGCAAAGAAGCTTTTATTCCAATTCCAGTTTTGCTATGTGTTTCTTGCGGTGAACCTCTTAACGCGGTTGGGGAAAAGAAAGACCTGACAAACTAGTGAGGTTCGTTATGAGAATTCTCTTTAACTTGCTTGGCACAGGCCTGGGTAATAACGGAGGTTCTCTAACAATTGTAAAGTCTGCAAATACTCTGGCTAAGTTAGGGCATGACGTCAAAGTTATAGATGGCGGACCTAATAAAATGACTTGGGTGAAACTCGAAGTTCCGCATGTTATAGTAAGAGACATAGCAGAAATTCCGGATGCAGATGTCATTGTCGGAACTGGCATTAATAGCTTGCTTTCAACAGAGCTTTGCAAAGTAAAGAGAAAAGTAATGTGGATTCGTGGATGGGAGTTATGGAAAGTTTCGACTGAAGAAAATCTTGCTTTAATGTTGCAAAGTAGCAAAACTGTGAAAGTTGTCAATAGTTTGTGCTTACGCAAAAAGCTAGCGTCGTTTGGCATAGAGAGTACAATTATTAGGCCTGGTTTTGACTTTGACGAGATCTTCCCACTGGATATAAGGAAAGATCACTACCCAACTGTCGTTATTGGTGGTCTGTACAATCAAGGTAGTAAAAGAAAGACAAAAAGAACTGAGTGGATATTCCAAACGTATGCGGCTCTAAGAAGTAGTAATCTTACAGTAGAACTTGCTATGTTTGGCTCGGAAGGCACGCCATCGTTTAGTTCTAGTTTCGTATTCTTACGAAACCCGACTACTGCCCAGAAAAACGTCTTGTATAATAGAGTTGACATATGGCTTGCTCCTTCTGAGCTTGAAGGATTGCATGTAGCTCCAGGCGAAGCAATGTTAACTGGATGCCCAGTTGTTTCTACTGCTGCGGAGATGTCTGGAACCCAAGATTATCTAGTAGACAGAGTAACTGGCTTAGTTTCTTTAAACGACTTAGATGACTTTATTTACTGTGTAAAAGAATTAGCGCAAGATCCTGTAATGAGGCAAGAGCTTGGCCGCAATGCAATCGACAAAGTTCGGAGTCTTGGAAGTAGAGAAGAAAATATGAAAAAGTTTGCACAACTTCTGGAGGAACTGTGAGTTGAAGTTAGACGTTGAAGTTGCTTCTGTTGAAACAGTAATGCTCAAACTTAAGACATGTATTCAGAGGAAGCTGCCCTTTTCGCTTATAAGATTTGGTGATGGAGGTCTCAAGTTAATCTATTACTTTCTAGTTAAAGAAAAGCTTCTTTTAGAAGAGATTGGAGCAAAAGAAGGAATACCTCCAGACAAGTTTCCAGAAGTATTGCGAGAGTGGACAAGAGGAGCTAATGCTGCGGACTTTATAGATACGCCAGCAGTTTACTTCAATAAGAGTTTCTGGCCCAGAGTTAGAAAAAGTATTACACCTATAAAGCCAGAAACAGCCAAACTCCTGCTTTTATGGTATGAACTGTACTGCGCTATTGGCATTAGAAATGAAAGCTATTGTAATCCGGAAGTCAATTTTTTGTCGTGCTTAAGGGAGCTAGGCGATAATAGTTTGCCGTCAGTAATTTCTAAATTAAAAACGCTGTTGTGTATTACCACTTACGACAGAAATGCATTGTCTGCTAAATTTGGATTTTTAGAGTTAGATGCTATAACTGTACCACTACAGTACCAAAATCACTATAAGATATTTAATGAGACTATGGAACAAATAAGAAAAAGAGCCAGTTGCGATCTATGTCTTGTAGCGGCTGGTGAGCTTGGAAGAATTTATACAAGCGAAATAAAGAGAGTTGGTGGAAGAGCTTTTGACATTGGTTCTCTAGTAGATTACTGGATGACTGGTGATATTCCAGTTCGTCTACAGCCGTTTATCCAAAGAGATACAGACTTGTTCGTAAAGTTCACTCCGCTCGGTAGAACGTACGCTAGTGTTTTGAGAGGATAACTTATATGTCTTTTCCAAGGCACCCACAAGAGATTGTTTTACGTAATGACTTTTATCCTAGAGGTCTTAAAGAGATCGACATCTATAACTACTACATGAAAGTAAAAGATAAAATACTACAACAGGTAGCTGGTAGAGACTTGTTTTTTGTAGTAGCAATCGACGAAAATAGAACGATAATTTTTAGACACGGCCAGATGACAAGGTTCTTAAGATTAAATAGCAGCAACTACGAAAGAGTAATACATGGTAGAGTTGTTGGTATACATTCTACAATGCATAGACTAGAAGACATCGCTATCGTAGATGTCGATACTCTTGATTTTTCGCAAGCGAAACAAGCAGCTCTTGATACTTATAACTTCCTGAAAAAACTTCCTCGTATTTCGAACGTTACAATACGGTTCACTGGAAAAACTGGTTTTCATGTTTTTTGTGAGTTAGATAAGAAATACGATATAGATGCTACTCGAAACTGGCTAAATAGAGAACTGGAAGCAAGCGAGCTATCTGAAGCTTACAGTATAAATGCAAAGAAAAGAATTCCTGGAGTAACAAATCTAGACTTAGCTCCGAACAAGTTTAGAGGTGGATTTATAACACTGTATTCTCTAAGTTCGTGGGGTTTACGTTGTCTTCCTCTTATGCCTAAACAACTTCCACTATTTAGACGCGAAGACGCTAAGATAGAGGTCAGTTAAAATGGAAAACTATGCGTTAGCATGGAAAAAACAGATGAACTTCAAACAATCTGCTTACGACGAATTTGTGGAAGCCTTCCAGAAAATTCCTCCATCGTTCTTCAGCCAAAAAGTTGACGGGATTCTTGGTGCTCTTGTTTGGAAAAGAGGAAGCTTGCCGTATTTCGTTACTGTCAATAATATAAAAGTTACTGACTTACCTGTCTTGTACGAGTACGACAAGATATTAAGAAGTATTCCAAACTTGGACTCCGCAGTTGTCGTAGGTGAGCTAGTAGCAATGAAAGCTGGAACTATTCTTCCGTTCCCACAAACAAGTAGTGTTGTGAGGACTGCTTATAGGGAGGAAAACAAGCCGTATATTTACCACTGGTTGTTTGATGTTTACTCCTTAAATGGCAAGAGAATTAAGAACTACGAAGAAGCGGTTAGCTTTATTAATAACTACTTTCGCAAGAGTTCGCTAAAGATTCGAATCCCGAAAATTGTTCGAGGAGACATACGAGTTTTCGAGAAACTCTTCGAGGAGACTGTATCTAAACAGGGCTTCGAGGGAGTTGTGGCGAGACTACCAAATAGAAACTATAAAGTAAAGAAGTCGTTTACTGCGGACTTGGCAGTAATTGGATTTGGTAGTACGAAGATGCCAGCTTGGAGGAAAAAACAAATCTCGTACTTAATTACAGCTTTTATTGCTAAAGACAGGACTTATAGAGTGTCGTCTAAAGTCGGAAGTGGTTTTACTGAATCCGAGCGTTCAGAACTGTTCGAGTACTGTAATGCTAACAATGCTGGTGTTTTCTCCGAAGCAACTGGTGACTTCTTCGTTAAGCCTGGCTTAATTGTTGAAGTAAAGTTCGATAGGTTTAGAGTCAAGGTCACTAAAGCTTTCTCGTATAGCAAAGGAAAGTACAACTTCGTTGGGGAGAAGCCTTCTGTATCTTTAGACTTACCGAGGTTTATTAGAATTAGGACGGATAAGAGACCTACTCCCTACGACGTAAGACTTTCTCAAATCCCTGGTTGGGTAGGCGATTAGGAGGTCTCTTGAAACGGTTCTGGTTGTTTAGAACAAATTTACGAATCTATGAAAGCTACCATTCTTGTAAGACTCTAGAAAGTTTTAGAGAGAACTGTTGGGACTTCTACTTGCTAATGGCTTTATGGTTTCTAGAGAATAACTACTTCGATGAAGTCACTATCTGGCGACTATGCTCGAGTAGTCCAAGTGAAACTATCTTCGAAGTGAATGGAAAAAAATTTATACAAAAATTTGTCAGTTCTTTTGACTCATGCTTTTCTTTTCCTCCTCCTGATGTTTCCTTCTTTAGAGGGGGTTTCGAAGAGTATGACGATCTACTGAAAACGAATGCCTCCTTTTTTGGTCTAAAGCTCTACCACGGAGCTGGAAGAAGAGCTGTCCCAAAGAATGATCTTTATGACCTTGTTCTTGTTGAGTCTAAAAGCGATATAGTTAACAGTAAGTGCATTCCTTTTTATAAGACTGCAAGCCCAACTTTTTTTAAGCCCCTTTCCCAGACTAAAGAATACGATATATGCTTTCCCTGCAATTTCACTCAACTTAAGTATAAAGGACAAGACTTCTTTATTTATGCCTTATCTAAGTCGAAGTTTTTGAAATCGTTGCGTATAGTACATGTTGGAAATAAGCCAGAGCTTGGCGAGCAGTTGAGTAGAATGTATGGAATTCGAAATATAGAGTTTCTAGGCTACAAGCGGCGAGATGAGTTGAATCAAATTCTTTCGAAAAGTCGATTCGGGTTAGTCTGCTCTAATGAGCTAGATGGTTCGCCAAGAGTTATAACTGAGATTCTTTGTAGTGGAACACCTCTTATCCTTAGAGAAAAAACCAAGTGCTTAGACTACTACAAGGAGACTGGTGGTATCGTTACATTTCAAGACTCCAAACTGGATGAAGTTTGTAAATTGGCTTTTTCTAGAGAAGAAACAGTAAGAAATTTGCTATTGTCTAACTTAGAGAAACTCTCGCTAGAGACTATCTGTAGAATGAACATTGAAGCATGGCAAAAAAAAGTGAGAGAGGGTTGCTCTCACTTTTAAGTCTTACGTCAAGAAGAGTTTTTCTCTGACTTTTCTTATGTGTGTTGCGACTTTTAGCATGGCTTGTCGCTCAGCTTCTGGTAGACCCAACAAGTAAAGGAAAGAAGTGTTAGCGAGCAATCTGGAAATACATCTCTCTAAGTCTTTTTTTGCTGACTCAAAATCGATAGCATCTTCTTTCGACTCTATCCTGTTTTGTTCCAGCTCAGCACAAAGAGCGTTAGCTTCGTCCAGGTCTGGAAGAGCTTCTTGAACTTCGGCACAACTTACGTTTCTGTACTTAGTACTATACAAGAGAACTCCAATAAGAAGCTCAATTGGTGTATCTTGAAATACTTCTATAAGCATTTTCTAGTATCTCCTTTCTTTGAAAAAAGAGTTTTTCCTTTTCTGTTTTCTCAAAAAGAAATATATATGTCGTACTATTTTTAAAAATAAAGTTTTACTTTTCGTCTTGTTGTGCTTAAGAAAAAAAAGAGAAGCGTTGCCGCCTCTCTTCTCTTGCTTTTAGTTGCTCTTTTTCAGTTCTTCTTCTCTCTGAAGAGCAATCTCTCTGTTCTTTTTCTTACGATAGAGAAATCTAGCAACTAATCCGATAACTACAGCTATTCCTGCACCTGTTGCATACATTATTCTTTTTTTGTCCATATTTGACCTCCTTTTTTTATTTAGATTTCAAGAAGAAATATATATAGCTTCAGCAGTATATATATTATTATTTAGTAAAGTAGAAAGGAGAGATAGATGTCTGGAAACGTAATTTTTAAAGAAAAAGCTAAAGTACTGATTCTTTTTTCTGGTGGGGCAGATAGTACTCTGCTTGTAGAGTTAGCGAAAAGAATGACAAAAGAGGTTTTTTGCTTACTGATAGATTATAACCAATTACACAAACAAGAGTTAGAGTTTGCAAAAGAGTACTGTGTGAAAAACGACATCCCTTTTAAAGTAGCAAAAGTAGAACTCACAGCGGATAGTGGCTTGACTGGGACTGGCGAAAAAGGAAGATATCAGGGAGTTTCTCAATGGTATGTGCCAGCTAGAAATACTATTTTCTTATCTTTAGCTGCGAGTGAAGCAGAGTCTCGTGGTATTGAAGAAATTTGGTATGGAGCAGATTGGTCAGATAGAGAAAATAATTTCCCGGATTGCACTCAAGAGTACATTTATCGCATAAATGACTTACTTAAGTTTGCGGTGTCTTCACCAGTTAAAGTTTATGCTCCGACTCTAGGCTTAACTAAAGATATGGTGAAGAATCTGCTAGAAAGTTTCGGAATAACTAAAGATCAGTACTTTTCTGGTTATGGAGATTTAGAAAGATGAAAATATACATGGCTGGAGCTCTCTTTACTGCTGCAGAAAGACTCTGGAATGAGAGAATTGCAAAGCGGTTAAGAGAGCTCGGCTACCAAGTTTTTCTTCCTCAGGAAGTACAAGAGACATCTGCTTTCGTCATTTTTTCTAAAGATGTTGCTGGATTAGATGATGCAGATGTAGTCGTGGCTTGGGTTGAGGGCCCGGACCCAGATAGCGGAACTTCATGGGAAATAGGTTATTCTTATGCAAACGGAAAGCTTATTATAGTTTACACAACTGACTCAAGGTTTTCTCAAGAAGATGAAAGGTATGACATAAATCCCATGATTGCAAAGTCCGCACACTTTTTCTTGCGATTTGATAGTTCGTCTTCACCAGAATTTATAGCTGACTGCTTAAATGACGTTATTACAATGGCTGCATCAGGAGGAAAAGATGCTTAGAGCTCTTTGGGTCAGGTTATTCATTCGTAGGTTTACTAATTTCGAGTTGTGTCGTAAGTGTAAAGGAAGTGGAAAAGTAACGACTTTCTACGTTTGGAAAGGCAACGAACTACAGAGGAGCAAAACTTTTGCCGACAAAGTGAATTGCCCAACATGTAATGGGAAAGGGTTTACCGACTGGGTTTCAAATATTCTTCGTCAGTAAAAAAATAAGAAAGGAGAACAATGATGAAGCTTAGTTCTAAAAAAGTAGCTACTAAATTGTTAGACAAACACTATAGTCCAATGATTGTCAGGAAGTACCAAGTTAAGGAAGGTTGGCCGCTATTTGTTGGTATAATATGTGACGAATCTCTTTCCGACCTTGACGAAGTTGTGCATGCTTCTTTAGAAAAGTGTAGAGAAAACGGAATGATGCAAAACGATATTCAGTCACTAAGAGATGTTACTGGTTTCGTTTCCCAAAACATAATAGATTACTACGATAAAAAGAAGACAGGGTGCGTAGAAGGGGTAGCTGTGCTATGGTATTGCGATAAAATGTGGATTTCTTCTTTATTCGGAGACTTTATGACACACCTTAGTTGTAAGTTAGAACTCTACCAAATAATAAATACAATGCCACATGTATAAGAGGAGGTTAGCGATGGCAATTGTAAAAGTGAAATTTCTAGATGAGGAAAATAGAGTTTCTGGTGTGAAATTTGATGCCGACGATGACAATATCGGTATAACTGTTAAAAGAATACTAGTCGAAGGGCTTTTCTTGAAGCTAGAACACACGTCGATTGGTGTTCCTAGCCATAGAATCTTGTTTGTCTCTTGCGAACAGAAGGAGAAAAAATGAAAGTTATTAAGCAATACTGGAAGTATGAAAGTGAGCATTCGTACAGTAGTGCGTTAGCTTTAATCGAAGCGGCTGCTAGGACTTGCTATAAAAGTAATTCTGCTAGTGACTCTCTCGAAGAAAAAGAGAACTTTATTAGGAGACTAATAGTTTCTGGACATCACTCTGTTTTAGAGCACTACAGTATCTCTCTTCGGATTATTACAGACCGAGGAGTTACTCATGAATTGGTAAGACACAGGATCTGCTCATATTCTCAAGAAAGTACTCGGTACTGTAACTATTCGAATGACAGATTTGGTAACGAAATAACTGTCATCCTTCCAGTTTGGTTCTACGATATAGATACTGACAAAATCAGATTCTTAAGAAGCTCATCTTCAAATGAAATTTCACTTCTTGAAGTTCAGTATCTCGAGTGGTTTACTGCATGTCAAGTCGCTGAAGATTCCTACTTCCGCTTACTTAACTTGGGGCAGCAACCACAGCAAGCTAGATCGGTCTTACCTAACAGTTTGAAAACTGAAATAGTAACGACAGCTAACTTAAGAGAATGGAGACACATTCTAAAACTTCGAACTGACAAACGGGCGCACCCCCAAATGAGAAGCCTAATGCTAGACATTCTGACGAACTTTAAGAAAGATTTTCCAGTTTTCTTCGAAGATATAGAAGGAGGTAATATTGAAGAAGTACAAGTGTAACGTCAATGGTACTAGTTTTTTCGTGCTTGAAAACCACCCTTTTCCGCGAAAAGTTGGTTACGAAGCGGTGGTTTTGTACCCATATATTTTTCTTAGTGGTTCAGTAGATGAAGCTTTTAAGAACTCAGTGCTTAGCCATGAGTTAGTGCATATTATGCAGCAAAAAGACACACCTTTACTACTATTTCTTCTTAAGTATATTGCTAGTTCCTTAAAGAACTTGCTTAAGTACAGGAACGTGATACAAGCATATTTGCATAACCGATTTGAAGTCGAAGCTTACGCAAAAGCTAAAGAATTTACGAAGTTTGCAGAAGAAGTAGTAGAACAATGTAAGAAACAATCTTCGCCAGGGTGAACAAAATAGCATAGAAGTTTCGAAGGAGAGAGCGAATGCATTCGAAAAGAAAGAGAAGACCATGTGTAGTAGCCCCACACTATGATGACGAAGTAATTGGTTGTTTCGAAGTTCTACTAGCTAGTGAAGACTCAGTTGTCGTTTATACTAACGAACACCCACCAGTCCACTGTAGAGCTAGGATTGTCGAACCTAGCTCTCCACCTTTGTGGCCAAAGATTTCGGAGTTCACTTTTTCACCGACTCTTCCTAAAGCCTTTATAAGAGAAAGTGAGCTATTTACTTTCTACTTTCCAGACCCAGTTTATGAAGTACATCCTGAGCACAGATTCCAAGGGGCGTTCGGTGAAAAACTACTTAGACAAGGGTTCGATGTAGTCTTTTACACTACTAATATGCTAGCTCCCTACATCCACAGAGTAAAAGATTCGACCCTGAAACTGCGAGTTCTAAATAACTACTATCCGAATAAGTCGTCATTGTGGGAGTACGATTACAAGTACTTCTTGTTCGAAGGAAGAATTAAATGGCTTATGTGAAAGGGAGGTGCAAATGAAGAAGATAGTTCTATTCGGCTCAACTAACTATATGGGGCAGATGCTAGAGATGAGAGACGTTCTGACTAGAATGGGGCACTTAGTAAGATTACCAGCTTTCGACAGATTCCCGAACATGTCTGCTTACGATGTTTGTGACTACAATCGGTCTTTGGTTGACTGGTGTGACGTCGCATTCTTCTGGTGGGACCAGAGGTCGCCAGGAGCAATCTTCGATTTCGGTATGGTATTTATGTCGAGAAAACCTATTAAAATTATCTATCTCGAGAAAAAAGTGTTTAAAGACGTTTTCCTCGAATACGAAGAAAAGTCAATGAAAGAAGTAGCCAACGATATCGATTTCGAAGAAGTCATGAAACTTTACTCGAAAGCCCTTGAATCTCGGAAAGGACTTTTTGTAGATAAGAAAGTGTAGGTTCTACAATGTCTAGACTAATCTTCGTACCACAGCTTCCGACTCCCATGCGCTACCAAGAGTGGTGGTTTGAATTCTTCCCGTTGTACTTTAGAGAGTATTACAACGAAGTAGTAGTTTTGCGGGGGCTAGAAAAGACAAAGGACTGGGAAAAGCAAGTAAATAGACCATCTCCTTTGTTCGCACCCGTATACTCTTCTATTGTGCACGAGCTCTTGCAAATAAAAGAATATTTGTCTCTGGAATTGAAAAAGAATGACACTCTGTTTCTTTCTGACCTTTCTTTTCCAGGGTTCTTCTCTTGTGTCTTGCACCATAAGAGACCTAAGAAAACATTTGCTTTTTGTCATGCAACTAGCAAAAATCGCTACGATTACTTCCAACCAGTTAGAAGAAGTAAGTGGCGTATGGAGACTGGGTCTGCAAAGCTTTTTGACAAAGTGTTTGTATCTACTAATTACCATAAGGAAAAGCTAGGTTGGCCAAATATTGAAGTTGTTGGTTTGCCGAGACCACCCTTTAGAACTTATCGAGAACCTAAACTATTCAATATAGTTTCCGTAGCTAGGCCGTCTGTACAGAAAGTGAACAAGAAGCTCGAAAAGCATATAGAAGCTCAGTTCGGAAAGATTATTAGACCTAATGTGACGACTTGGTCTCAGTACTATAAGTTTCTGTCGTCAGCGAAAATTCTTCTGGTTACCAGTAAAGAAGATACTTTCAATTACTCGGTAATGGAAGCTATTCTAAATAAGACAATACCAGTAGTTCCGAATGACTTTTGCTTTCCAGAGCTTTTAAACAGAAACTATAGGTACGATAACGAAGAAGAGTTAGTAGAAATTTTGGAACGATACTTAAAACACCCAGATAGAGTTCCGAAGCTCTTAAACAGGAAGCTAGTGAAGAACTTTTTTAAAGAAGTTACTAACATAATGAAAGGAGAATAACGAGATGCAGAAGTTAAACATTGCGAAAGCATTGGAAGATATTGCAATTTTCAGAAAGTACTTACCAGAGTGCATCACTATGCCAGAGAAGTCTCCGTTTACAACACTGTACGGCAAGGTTCTTTTGCTATTAAAGTCTGGTGAAAAGCTTTCAGCTAGCGATATTTCGTCAGTGCTTGACACACCACCACAAAGAGTTAGACGTCAGTTGCAAGACATTACTCGCAGATCTGCTTTGGGAGCGTTTGTGAAAACTGAAAAAGTTGGAAAAAAGACGTACTACTACTTTAATGAGGAAGTCCCATTTGGAGTTGCTTACGTCTTGGGTTACAAGACTTTCACTGGAAGAAAGAGAGTTAAAGAAGCGAGAAAGAGAAACGAAGAAGTAAGGGAAGAAAAAATAAATAAAAGTAGAGAAATTCTGTCAGAATAGAGAGTGAAATATGTTTAAAGAGTTCTTCGACTGGCTATTTGACTCAAACTTAAGCACTCCAGTACCGAAAGTATGTCTAGCGTACAATAGTCCTATAACGCACACGTTCGTTATTTCTCTCTTTCTCAAGCATGGAGCTTTAAACTGCTTCTTAAACAAATACTTTAACAATATTGGTGTTAGGTATTTGGAAAAAGAAGACCTCTTTAAGTTTATTAAGAAGTGCGTTATAGATTGTAAGGTTAAGAGGTCGTCAATACCTTTCTTCTCTAAGCAAAGGAACACGAAGTTGTTTGAAGCTTTGAGAAGGAAGATGCCAGTCTTGAAGAACTCTGACATTTCTCTTTTGTGCTCCTTTATAGAGGAATCACCACAGAAGCAGTCAGTATACGCTTCTCTTGGTTTAGAAAGTCCTGAGAAGCAAGAGACGAAAAAAAGAGAGAGCCGGGTAAGAGTGAAAGATTTTATAGAAAAGAACTTCACTTTTACCCGGCAGTGAGTTTAGAATACTACAGCTCTTCTAACTCCAGGGAAGAGCCGTTTGTACAGATTTTGAGCCATCTCTGGTGTTAGAACTGGGTTATTGACTGGAGCTTTCAATTGTTTACCAGTCCCAGCGCAAACCGGGCAGATGAAAATTTTTTCTACTTTCCTGTCGACTACCTTGGGAAAGAATCCAGTCCCTTTACAGTGGTGGCAGTTAAAGTGGACTGGAACTTTTATAATCGCTTTCGGATACTTTTTTAGAAGTGAGATAGCGTATGCTAGAAGAATGTTTTTGCACATAATTGACGTGTTTGTTGTTGGCCGGTTTTCATAAGCTTGAAAAATATCGGCCACTAAAGTTTTGCTAGATAGGCTAATACCAAAAAACTTCGCGGCTTCTTCTGTTAGGTTTTGCATATTTTTTCCTCCTTCTTTTTTTTTGCTTCAAGAAGGAATATATATAGTTAAGTCAAGAGTAACTTAGAACAAAAACTTGGTGATGAAAATGATAAGTATAAAGAAATCGTTTGCCGACTGCATGTCTTGCCCGCTACTAGATGCGCCCTCATGCATCCTCGAAACGAATGCTGAGTACGTAGACGAAGTAGAAGTTATATTTGTAGCAGAAAACCCTGGTAAAGAAGAAGTAGAAAAAGAAGTTCCATTAGTTGGTAGAGCTGGACAACTTTTCAGGAAGTACATGAAGAAGTACAAGATCGACAAACTAAAGTACTTGCTGACGAATGTAGTGTTATGCCAGACTATAAAGAAAGATGGAACAACTGGAAATCCAGACGACTCAGTAATTAACTTGTGCAAAGAAAACTGCTTTAAGATTATTGAAGCGTGTAATCCCAAGCTATTAGTCCTGATGGGTGCAACACCAATGAAAGCTTTCTCAATTACTACAGACTACAGAGGGACTGTTACAACATTAAGAGGACAATTCTATAAGTGGAAGAATATAGACACATTCCTAACTGTACATCCGTCGTTCGTAAATAGGTCTCCATCGTTTGAGCCAACCTTCGACTCAGATATGAAGAAAGTAGCAGAATTCTTGGGTATTGAGAAAGTTGAGCAAGAAGTAAAGGTAGTAGAAACTAAGAAAGGAGTCTTCTTTTATAAGATTCCAGAAAAATTCTACAGTGAAGACTTTCGACTTGTTGACGTCCAGTTTTTAAAGAACAGTAAACAGATTCTCTACATTTTCAGAGACAAAGATAACAAGAAGCATTACCATAAAGAAAGCGACAAGTACGTTTGCTACCAAGCTTCTGGAAGCTCGTATCCAAAGAAGCTCGCTGACTACAAGGACTTAAATCAAGTTTCGATTCCGTATTCTGCTAAGTATAAGCTCAAAAATGACGTAACTTTCGAAGGGGACCTAAAGCTTACTACAAAACATGTTCAAGACTATTATCTTCAGTCTAAAGGAGACCCTTCTGACACTAATCTTAATATACTGTTTCTAGATATTGAGGTCTTCTCAAAAGAAAAGGACTTTCCAGACGTTTCTTTAGCAAAAGATCCGATTGTTATAATATGTACTTCATTCGCTGGAAGAAAGAAAGTTTACTGCTTAGATCCAAAAGTAGTTTCTCCAGAGACTGAAGCAGTACAACCTTCTGAAACTATCTTCGTCTTTAAGACTGAAAGAGAAATGTTGCAAGAGTTTATAAGAGACGTCCGCGAGCTAGATCCAGACATCATATCTGGGTGGAATGTTGTTCGATTTGACCTTGGTTACATTAACAATAGATGTAAAGCTCTTGGTATTCCTCTCTCTAGAATATCTAAGTTCGGGGATGTAGATATAGACGAATCTCAGAACTATGCTGACATTGGTGGTATAAATGTAGTGGATCAGCTTGAACTTTATAGAGACTTGACTCAAGGGTTGAGAGAAAATTACAGATTAGCTACTATCGCCCAGTTAGAGCTTGGAGAAACTAAGTTAGAAGTTGGCTCTTTTTCTGAGACTTACAAACATTCTCCGCTAGTGGCTATCCACTATTGCATTAGAGACGTAGAACTGCTAGAAAAACTCGAAGAAAAACTAAAACACATCTCATTGTTAAATGAGCTAAGGAGAGTTTGTAAGTGTAGTCTTAGAGCGGCAACTGGAACTCTTTCTTTAGTTGACTCTCTAATAGTTTCTTTCTTAAAGCAAAAAGGTATTGCTTCTAAGAATGCAGACATTCATGAAAGTGAGGGAGCTTTTGAGGGAGCTTATGTAAAAGAGCCGGAAGTTGGTATCCATGAGTTTATAGTAGACTTCGACTTCACGTCCTTGTATCCTAGCTTAATAATGACTTACAACATTGGAATTAATACATTAGTCTTAAAATTTGCTGAGTACAAAGATGGATATACTTTTTTATACGAGCCTGAGAAGCTTCCAGAAACTGTTAGAGTAGTACTAGATCCAGTTTACAATACGTCGATTTCGGAAATGTCTAGAGACGACTTTTATAAGTTAGTTAAGGAAAAGAACTTGATAGCTACAGTTAGCGGTTGCTTTTTTAAGCCTCATCAAGAAGAGCTTTCTATTTACTCAGAGATTTTGGAGATGCTTCTGTCTTCGAGAAAGATTTATAAGGAAAAGATGTTCGAAGCTAAGCAGAAGCAAGAAAAGAACTTGGAAGAGATGTATAATATTAGGCAAAACGTTTATAAGATTCTTGCAAATGCGATGTACGGAGCTCTCGGAAATCACGTATTCAGGTTCTTTAACGTAGACTGCGCGAGAACAATTACTTTAAGCGGTCAAGAGGCTATGAAAACTGCTTTAGTAGCTAGCAATAACTTTATAGAAGCTTTGAAGACGGGTGCTCAGCCCTCTTCTAAAGTAGCAATTAGTTGTCGAGAAATGTACGGTGATTTAGAATGTAAGACTCCAAATGTAGTGGCTGGAGACACTGACTCTTTATTTGTAACTTACGAAACTCTACTGAAGAAAGGGTCTGTAGAAGAAAAGCTAGAGCAAGTTAACCACATAAACACTCTTTTATTGCAGTTCTTAAATAATGAAGTAGTTCCATCTTTGGTGACAAGACACAATGTGGAGCCTGAGTTTAATCGACTAGAACTAAAGAACGAACTAGTTATTAAGAGAGGCATCTACCTAGCTAAGAAAAGGTACTCTAACTACGTAGTTTCTCAGGAAGGAAGAAAAGTAGATGAAGTACGATCAATGGGTCTAGAAACTAGAAGAAGTGATTATCCGAGTTACTCAAAAGAATGCATAAAACAACTTTTGGACTTAATACTCAAACCAGAAGAGCTCTCGATTAAGAGAGTGCTTGACTTCGTTAAGGATAAAGAGAATGACTTTATCGAAAAAATTAAGAACGGTAGTAAAGATATTGCTAGACCAGTTACATGGACAAAAAAGGTAAGTGACTACAAGACAGTTCCACAGGGAGTTAAGGCTATGCAAACTTGGAACTCTTTAATGTATCACGCCTTCGGCCCGGGATCAAGAGGATACTTATTTAAACTCGATGGAATAGATGTGGAAAGAGCACCGAAAGAAGTTGTAGAAAAGTATGACAAAGAGTTTTTGGCAAAAGGAAAGAAAATAGAAGAAATAGCAATTCCAGACGAAGAACCACGATTGCCAAATTTCTTCGTTCCTGATATAAAAGCTATGCTAAAGTTTTCTTGGCGCGATAGATATTCTTTACTGCTTCAACCATTTGTAGAAGTAGAAGAAACAATACTTAGTATCTAGAACAAAAAAAAAGAAGGGAGGAAGTATGAAAGTAAACTTAATTGAGAACTTTTTGTCTTGGCAAGGAGAAGGTCCATCCGCTGGTAAGCTAATGCTCATTCTTAGATTCAAGACTTGTAGTCGTAAGGTTCCATGCTACTTTTGTGACACTCAAGTAAAGATGAAAGCACTTCAAGAAGCTGAGTATACTCTTAACCAGATCCAAGCAACCGTAAGTAGAACGAAATGTGGTATTATGGTTACCGGCGGAGAACCAACGTTTGAAGAGAACTATAGACAAACTTATACTTTGCTTACTAGACTAAAGTATCCTCTCGCAAATGTGGAAACGAACGGATACAATCTTGTAAAGTTAGCGGGTGAAGTGAGCAGAAGAAACGTACAGTTTGTGTGGTCTCCCAAGATTTTTTCTGACGAAGAGCTAATTTGGTCTCTTGCGTTAGTTGAGAAGATTGTAGAAGACAACAGAATATTTATAAAGCTTGTTGCTCCAACTTTGAAAAAGTACGAAATCTCTTTTCTTGATTCAGTACTAAACAAAAAAGAAATAGATATAAGAGATAGGATCTACTTAATGCCTGAGGGCAAAACGAGAGAAGAGATAATTAAGAACGCCCCGCATGTACTCGAGTTGTGTCAGTCTTATAGTGTAAACTTTTCTTCACGAAACCACCTTATTTTCGGGTTTGTCTAATAGAAAGGAGAGATGGAGTTGGCTTTAAGAGAACAATACATAGACCCAAGTCAGGAATCCAAAGGCGTTTGTGCAGTTTTAAAAGAGGAAGAATCTTTCGAAGTTCTGCTAAAGCGCTTTAAGAAGAAAGTACAGAAAAGTGGTATAGAAAGAGAGTTTCTCTTACGGTCAGCGTACGAAAAACCAAGTGAAAGAAAGAAGAGGAAGCGAGCAGAGAACCAAGCTCGACTAAGAAGAGAGCAGATGAAACTCGAAAAATACTTAAAGAAGAAGTACGGCCCTGGGTATGACCCAGCAGCCGACAAGAAACCACGTAGGTAAGGAGGAGAAAAGATGAAAGTAGTAGCTATAAATGACCACGTGATTGTTAAAGAGATTCCAAAGCAAGAGAGAATAACGAAAGGCGGTATACTCTTACCTTCGACTGCTGTAAAAGAAGAACCTAACAAATTTGGTAGAGTAATATCAGTTGGAGAAAAAGTAAAGGGAATATCACCTGGAGATATTGTAGTCTTTGCTAGATTTGGCGGTCAAACATTTGTTGTAGAAGACGAAACTTATATCGTGTTAAAAGAACCAGAAGTTTATTGTATACTCTATGAGCGAGATGCGAGTGAAGGTATTAAGCAAGAGGTGAACTATGGCATGTGAATATGTATGTGCTGGTTTCGAAACTTTATCTTCTATTATAGACAAATTTACTTTAGAGAACGACAACTTTACTAAGCAGCAGGTTTCCGAGTTCTTTTCGAAAACTTGTAATAAGTTTTTGCACTCTTTCGGTGGAGGTGTATCGGGAAGAAAAAGTTTTAAGAACTATGCAAAGTCAGAAGCTGAGTTATTGCAGAAATGCAGAAGCACAGGGTTATTTGACCAGTCAATGTTTTATGTAGACAGCGGTGGCTACCAAGTAAGTGTTGGGCAAGTTAGTGCAAACCAAGTAGACGACCTCATAGAATGCTACCATAACTTCTTACTAGAGTATTCCAATGTTTTTGACAGAGCTTTTACTCTCGACATTCCGCCAGGACCCAGATGCACGGCTTTTAGTTCGTTTGACGAAGTTTACGAACTGAACCTCAAGTCTTATCTGAAAGCTGCGAGCTTACCAGACGACGTTCGGTCTAAACTTATTTACGTCCATCACTTTAGAACTCCGAAACTATGGGAAGTGTACTCGCGAATTCTAGAAGAGAACGACTTGTTTCCTAAGTTCAGCCATTTCGGAACTGGAGGAATTGTAGCAACGAAGAGTTCTGGAATTGGTTTACCTTGCATCATTTACGTCATCCCACTAATAGTAATACTGAAGCACGCTCTATCCTGTGGAATGAAAGAATTAGACTTTCATGTTCTTGGCGGCTCTACATACAGGGACATCATTACGTACGAGATCCTGAAAATACACATAGAAAAACGACTTGGAATAAAAGTAAACATTACGTACGACTCGTCTGGAGTTTTTAAGGGATTTCTGATAGCAAGAAACGTCCACCACTTAACTGAAGACGGTACTATAATAACTCTTTGCTTAAAAAGTAGTATGTTAGAGTTTATGGTAAAGGAAACCAAGAAGACAGTACTGCAAACTTTTCTTGACTTGTTAGAGCAGATGGCGGCAGAGTATAACTTCAAACCACTAAATAGAGACACTATTTACGATGAGAAAGGTGCACTCTTTAAAGATGTAGCAGTTTACTCTATGCTTTATGTTTTGAGATTCTTTTCTCTGGTAGAGAATTATGCTAAGAAGATATCTCCAGCCCTGTATGACTTGTACGAAAAGGATCCCAAGTGGAGTTTTGGTCCAGCTCTCGACGAAGTGATGATTAAGGTAAACTACGGAAAGAGAACGAAAAAACAAGAGTGGAAAACAAGTGTGCTTACAAGGTCTCTCGAACTGTTAGAAGACTTGCAAACTAACAACGTACGAAAGGTAGTAGAACAGTACTTATCGTCAGATGAGTTTACTAATTTGCTTAAAGAAGACGAGTACTACACTTTGTAAAAGGAGAAGAAATGATTACTGAGTCGTTCCTGAATTCCTGTTTCTCTGTTGCTTTAAATAAGACAACGAAAATCCGCAGGAACAAGAATCTTTATAGAGACATAATAGAAATTCTCGATTTTTACGAAAAAGAACAAGGTGCAGACATACCGATTTTCCTAAAAGGAAAATTCGACTGCTTGCGGTCGGTATGTGAGATGCTTGAGCAAGGAAAAAATCCAGAGAATGTAATAGATAGTATTGTTGTCAGTGGCAAGAATAAGCAATTGCTGGACTTCCTCTACACAAAGCATACAGAGGAACTTGGCGACTCAGCATTACTAGACAACATAAATCAGGTTAGGTTAAGAAGGAAGTTAATATTTTTGCTGTCAAACTTCGACAAGTTAAACGATCTCGTAACGAGCATAAAAGATAGCTCGTTCGACTCATTAGATGAAGTTATCCAAGACTACGAAGAAGTAGTTAGATCTCTGTACTCAAACTTGATGGAGCAAAGTCGTATCGTTTCTATAGAAGCTTCGTCATCTTTAGACTTAGGAAAAGACGACTACTCAGATGTTGTGGCTCTTATAAAGAAGAAGTACGAAACTGTTAACGTAACACCGACTGGTTTTAGTGTTCTTGATGGCGAAGTATTTAACGGTGGTTTCGAACCATCTAGACTCTATGTCTTCGCTGGAGGTACTGGATCTGGCAAGTCGACTTTGCTAAATAACTTTATTATTAATTCCGCAACTTCAGACAAAGTTTTTCTAAAAAGTCCGAAAAGAGTTTATGTCTACGTCACGCTGGAAAATACAATAGAAGAAGCTCTGCTAAGAACTTACCAGTGCTTGTTTGACAAAACTCTTGTGGAAGTGCTACAAAGCCTTAGCAGCAAAGACCCAAGACAGGGTGCTGCCGAGATTAGGGATAATATTGTAAATCACTTGAACAAGACTAATAGTACTATAGTTATGAAGTACTTCCCGCCGATGACAGTCAGTGTAGTTGATCTAATGATGGCTCTCGACGATGTAGTAATCGACTACGGAAAAGACTCGATTGCTGGTCTTTTTGTCGACTACTTAGACTTATTACGAACGAACGTCAAGTTTGACATGTACAGGCTAGAACTGGGTTATATAACTCTGGCTTTAAAAGCGTTGGCTGTTAGCTACAATATTCCAGTTATAACTGCCACACAACTTAATAGAGACGTTTATAGAGTAAACGATGCTAGGTCCTTATTCTTAGACCACGTGTCTGAGTCGATAAAGAAGGTAGAACACGCGGATTGCGTTTGTCTCTTAAATAAAGATCCATCTGACGACAAACTTATCCATATGAAAGTTGGTAAAAACAGAAGCGGCAGGTCGAACGTAGCTTTAGAGTTTAGAGTAGACTTTTCTAGATTTAAGTTTCTAAATGGATACAAGTTAGAGAGGAGAGCTGATAAAGATGAAGTTGTGGCTACATTTACAGGTTTTAGAGAGATTTCGTCTTTCTAGATCAGATCTGTTTTTTGCCTTCGAGAGTAGTTTAGCAAAGAACAAATAATAAACTCGAAAGAGCAGATCTCGCTTTTTTTCGTAAAAGTAGGAGGATAAAAACATGAAAAAAGTGTCTTATATTGACTTGCTAAAAGAAGCTATTGCGGAATATGATGCGAAGAGTTTAGATTATCGTGGTCCAATGATCGACTCTATCCTCACTTTCGATGGTAGTACCGAACTGAAAACTAACGAACCCTCAGACATAGCTTCTGTTCTCGAGAGATATTACTTTAGAGAAGAAAGTGAAGAAGGAGTTCCTGTTCCTGAAGAAGAGAAGAACGAAATCAAGACGGGAGAAGAGCCTGAAGATGTGGAAGCTACTAAGAAAGACATCGAAAAAGAGTTGACAGAAGACGAGCTTCCTGGAGCAGAAAAGCAGATAAGCGGTGGAACTGGAGCACAGGCTGGTGTTGAAGTGGGGGAAGACGAAGAGGAGGCAAAACCAGCTGATGTAGCTGGCGCTGTGGCAGAAGAAGCTGTCCTCGAGCGTCTTATAGCTGAAATGGAAGAAGAAGAAGAGAAAGAGAAAGAAAAGGAAGAAGAGAAAGAAAAGGAAGAGGAAGAAGAAGAAGGAGAAGAGAAAGAAGAAAAGAAAAAGAAAACTTCTGAGTCTAAACTTGGCCCACTGAAAACTCCGCGCGACGAAGAGTTAGAAGAAGCTTTCGAAATCTTCAAAGAACAGATTGAAGTTGAAGAGCCTGAAAAAGAAGAAGAGGAAGAAGAAGAGTTAGACGTAGATAAAGAAGTTGAGGCACCTGAAGAGGAAGAAGAGCCTGAGGAAGAAGAAGTAGAAGAGGATGAGGAACCTGAGGAAGAAGTAGAAGAGGATGAGGAACCTGAAGAGGAAGAAGAGCCTGAGGAAGAAGAGGAAGAAGAGAAGGAAGAAGAAGAAGTAGAAGAGGATGAGGAACCTGAGGAAGAAGTAGAAGAGGATGAGGAACCTGAAGAGGAAGAAGAGCCTGAGGAAGAAGAGGAAGAAGAGAAGGAAGAAGAAGTAGAAGAGGATGAGGAACCTGAAGAAGAGGAAGAAGAAGAGGAAGAAGAAGAGGAAGAAGAGCCTGAGGAAGAGGAAGAGGAAGAATAACCTCTCAAGGTAGCTTCTTAGCAAAAAAAAGAGTTTCAAGTGGATTTCTGGTTTCTCAGGAATCCACTTTTTTTTTCGAATCTTGTATGAGCAACGATTTTGAGACGAAGTTCAAGATTAGAGTTACAAATGGCGGAACTATCTTCTTCAAGAACAAGCTTGTTCGTACTCCCTTCGAAGCAACAGTTTCTACTTCTGACTTAAACTCTCTTAAAGCTTTAGCGAGAGTAGAAATACAACACACGGAAGTTTACCAAGCGAAAGTGCTGAAAGACGAAGATAGAGAGCCTAGTTTAATTATAGTACAGCCGAAAAAAGTTTTACATCGACCGCGAAAACGAGTGGATGTCAGATCTGGCAACGTTTTCAGAAAAGAATCTTTCCATCTCACAGCAAAACAGAACAAAGAAGCACTAGCTGCTTTAAGAGCTCCCTTGAGGATAGTCGAGGAAAGCCAACCACTTGAAAACATTAGAGTTGAAGAACAGTTAAAGAACGTAGAAAGCAAGTACGAGGGTAATACACAAGAAAGAAGTCTAAAAGAACAAGCAAAGAATATAGAGAGTAAGCATAATTTACAAGAGAAAACTTTAGAAGTGAAAATAGAAGAGTTAGAAGAAATGTACAATCGTCTTGAAGAATTCTCTGGGAAGGAGATCTTATAGTGAGAAAGATAACGATTGCACAAGAAAACGGTTTAATCGAGATAGCAGACGAAGATAATACATCGTTAGAAGAGTGCATAAAAGAGTTGTCTAAGATCTTTTCTGCCCAGAATGTGGTTCTATTAGAGTCAAGCGAAACCAGTGTGCTCCTAAGACCGTCAAAGGTTCTATGGATTAGCATCAAGAATGTAAAACCGAAACAAGAAGAAGACATTGTTACAGATGAGGAAATTTAGAAATGCTTGAAGTATATATAGTAACTAGTTTTTCTGTTCTCGCTGCGTTAGCAGCTTTTCTAGTGAAGAGTGCTATTTCTCAAAAAAGGCAACTAGAGATGGTTAAGAACTTTGATTCTTATGCTACTTTGCTAGAATACTACATGTCAAAAGCGTACGAGATTATCTATAAGGAAAGAATTCTCGTCTACTCACTCGAAGGAATGAAGATAGATGAGCAGACTTTCTCAGTGTGTTGTACGGATTTCGCTAACTTAGTGTTAAAGCTTATTGGTCCAAAGTTAACTAATGAACTTTCTTCGTTTTACGGAGATAGAAGTACTCTTTTCTTTAATATTTTGCAGTACTTTCAGTCTCGAATAGAAGATGATGCAGTTAGAGAGAAGATTAAAGAGCAGATTATGTCTTCCGAATTAGAAGTTGATTCACAATCTCAGCAGAGTGGAGCAGCAAAACAATGAGTGACCTTCTTTCGGATTACCTTTCTTACTTAAATGAGCAGGGTGTAGCTGGGCGGTTAGCTCGAGCTACTGCTACTTATGCTCGAGGAGCAGCCAGAAGAACAGCTGCATATTTCTCGCCTCGAACTGTGGGTAAAGAACTAGCGCCCAAAGCTGTGGCTACTACTGCTAAAGCCGCAGCAAAAGCAAGTATCAGTTGGTATCTGGCTCTCGTTCCAGGTGCATGGACAGCGTGGAGACTTGCTCAAGCGATGTTTAGTCAAGCTGCTAGAAAGTGCGGTGTTTTCTCAGCGGGACCAGGGAGAAAGCTGTGCATTTTGAGAGAGAAAATTCGTGCTTTAGAACAGCAAATAAGATTGCTAAAAGCGGCTAGAACTCAGTGTTCTTCTAAAGCAGCTAATCCAGAGGTGTGTAGAAGTCAGCTTGATGCTAAAATACAAGAACTTGAGTCTAAATTACTAAGTTTGCAGATGCAAAAACAGTCTACTGAAGCTTTACCAGAGTCGACAACAGTTGTTGACGAAGGTATTGCAGCACTAGGTCTCTTTGTACTTTTCGGACTAGTTGTAGACAAAATTCTATTTCTTGCATGGAGAACTTTACGAGCAGCGTTCGACAAAGACTTGAGAAGATGCGGTATTTACAAAGACACAGACGAACATAAGTTATGCGTTTACACAGCGAGACTAAAGTTCTTAAGGAGTAAAGCTTCTTTCTTTATGAGATTAATGAGAGAATGTCCAAAGCAGAAAGATCCAGATAAATGCAGGGAGAAATTAAGGAAGAAGATACAAGAGTTGCAACCACAAATCCAGCGTCAACTTGATAATATCTCTGTCGTAAAGAGACAGATACAAGATAAAAAAGCAGCAGAAGCTATAACGGGAGGAGCTTAAAAAATGAGATATGAGAGGCTTATTGAATTGTATCTAAAAGACCTCAAGCAAACCTATTTAAGAGAGCAAGGCGAACTGCAGAAGTTGCTATTCTTAAGGAACATGAGAAAAGTTATTACATATATTCTTGCTTCAAGTGAAGACAGAGCAGTACTCTTAGAGAAGCATCCAGAGTTAAGCAAAATAATTAAAAGTTCATTGTTTAAGAGAATACGTGACGAAGTAAGAGCTAAGGCTCTTACTACAGAACATGGTGTTAGAGACATTATCTTGAAACATTTGCAGAAAACGAAACAGTTTGCCATTGCGAAAAAGGGGTCACTAATTGTTGCTAGCGGAGCGATAGCAGCTGCGATTGCTATTTACAAAAAGTATTTCTCAGCCGTAGCTAGAGCATGTAGAGGAAAAACAGGGGCAGAGAAGGTAGAATGTCTAAAACAGTTTAGAATTAACGCTCTAAGAGCTAAACTATCTTATCTGAATGCATCACTTTCAAAGTGCTCTCAATCTGACGACCCAATGACGTGCAGAAAGAAAATTCAAGACTATATGGAAGGAGTGCAGAAGCAGATCAGAAAGTTAGAATCTAAGTGAGAGGGAGACTATTAAATGCCACTGAAAGACATATTCTCTAAGCTTAAAACGTCGATTGTTGGAACGAAGACGAAAGACATAGACACGAAACTTGATAAAGCAATTAAAGATATTTCTGCGTACAGATCGCAAGCTAGTAGGAACGGATACATTGAGTTAGTAAGGTCTCTAATCGCTAAGACGAGTCAAGTTGATTTGCAACCTAGCTTCTTTGCTACAAGTAGTTCTCCAGCTGCTCTAGGGCAAGGCGGTAGATTAATGAGATATAAGAGTTATGAAGCTATCGTTGGTAACATAAATTATTGTCACAGAGCTCTAAATGTACTTGCAGACAACATTCTTTCCCCAGACGATATTACTAAAACTTCTTTAGAAGTTAAGAGTAAGAAAGTTACACAAGACGACGTTCAAGCTGAAGCTAAAGTAAGTAGAGTACGAGACGTCATACGAGCTCTTAAACTAGAGGAACGCCTTGATATTATTGTAAAAAATACTTTAAAGTTTGGGGACTTTTTCTGTGAGATAGCAGACACTAAGACAGCTCTTACTAGTAAGTCTTTACTAATGGAACACTATCGAGGCTACAGAGAATCTTTCGAAACTGGAACTAGAGAAAAGCTTAATGTAGAAGTGAGCTTAAACAGTAAGGAAAAGCAACAAGTTAAGATTATATTAGACTACTCTTCGGATACAGATACAGAGGAAAAGAAAGTAGATATGAAAGATCTCCATCTACTGTTCTACGAACCAAGGAGAGTCGTGAAATTACAAAGCGACATGTTTCCTTTATGCTTTGGATATCTCGTTTTTCCAGAAGCTGTAATATCTCCGCATTTAGCTATACAGAACCAAGTCGTAAACTCTATTTGCCAGTCTATTTTGAAGAGTCTAGAGAAAAAGATACCTCAAATTGAAGATGACATCTTTAACGACAAAGAACTTAGAGATATTATTTCTGCAGTAATAGCTGAGTCAGACTTTTCAAGAGCACTTTCGATCAGATTCGTTCCACCGCATAAAATGGTCCACTTTATGGTTCCATCTACTAAGTATTATCCATACGGGGAGTCAATTTTCGATGCAACCCAGTTTACTTCGAAAGTTCTTATAGCTCTTGAAACTGCACTAACAATCCATAGGATAAACAGGTCTACAGAAAAGAGAAAGATTACGGTAGAAGTTGGTCTGCCAAGAGACGCAAAAACTGCTATCGAAAAACTGAAAGAAGAATTCAGAAAGAGAAAAGTTAGTATAGATTCTTTTGGAACTGTTGATACTATTCCTTCTACTATAACTACGTTCGAAGACGTTTACATACCGCAAAAAGACGGCAAACCATATGTAGACATTGCTACTTTTAACGAAGGTATGGTTGACGTAAGAAGCAAAGTCGATGAGCTGCGATTTATGCGTGACTCTATAGTGGCTTCTTTAGGTGTTCCTCCTGCGTTTCTTGGGTTGGAAGAGAACCTATCGAATAAGGCCGCTCTGGCTGAAGAAAATATTCTATTTGCCAGAACTATCGTCAATCACCAGAAGTACTTGGGCGCTCAGATTACTGAGTTACTTCGTAAGACTTTTGATTTAATCGATCCTGATAATTCTTCTACTATCTTCGAAGAAGTAGATGTCGCGTTTTCTATTCCACGTTCTTTGCAGTTTGAAAGAGAGAGTAAATATATGTCCGATTTGTCTAATCTGGTGCAGACACTCTCCACACTTGGTATTCCGACGGACTGGGCCAAGAAAAAGTACTTACCTAATATTGACTGGGCAGAGGTAAAGAAAGCTGAGATAGACTCGAAAATTGATCAGACATTGGGAACTGAGCCACCTGAAGGAATGGGTGGTGGCGGAGGGATGGGCGGTCTAGGTGGTGCTTTACCTCCAACTGGTCCTGGACTAGTGTAATGGTGCTCCTAAATAAAGAATACGTCTCTAAAAAAATAAAAGAGCTTGGGTACTGGTATCAAACTATCGATATAAACGGAATAAAAACCACTACTCTAACATCTAGTGACGAAAATGTTTGGGGTCGAATTAGAACTTTTTTACCGAGCTCTTTGGAAGGAAAGCGAATACTAGATCTAGGATGTAATGCGGGACTGTATTCTATTAAATGTGCAGAGCTTGGAGCTGAGGTTATTGGCATAGAGGCATCGCCAAGGCACTATAGACAGGCTCTATTTGTCAAAGAATGTTTTGAGTCGTTATGGAACAAGCCGTTGAAAATAACGTATATTAATTCTGACATTTGTAAAGTCGATTTTTCGAAACTTGGAAAGTTCGATTACGTTTTAGCAATAGCTGTTTTATACCACATTGGTGTTTACAAAGGTTCTCCGCCAACGGAACGTTCTTATCAAGAACAGATAAGAGTTATTACAGAATTGTCTAAAATTACTAGTTATTTTATTTGTAGGTTTAAGTCTGCAAAACCGAAGTTTACGAAAGAATATTTCGACCCAATTTTTTCAAGAGTTGGCTTCTTCCAGAAGTCTTTTATAAATGAAGGGAAGAGGCAGTTAGTTCTTTATGGAAGAGGTAATTAAAAAGATCTTAGGAAAGAATGTTCTGAGTTTTAGAAAACTCCCTAGTAAGTCTAAGTTACTTTATTGCGTATCTCTTCCAGATAAAACTTTTAGGTTAGATTTACTGAACCCAAATCATTCTGAGTGGTATTTGAAGATAACTAACATCCAAAATTTTGCGAATGAGAATGGAATTGAAGTTCCAAAAGTTCTTGAAACTGGGTTCGAAGGAAATTATTTTTATCGAGTTAGCGAGTGGATTTCAGGAGACATTGTATTTAATGTCCAGGAATCTGACGAAGTAATCCTAAAATGTGGCGACGTTTTAGGAAGAATGAATAAAGTAAAAAATAGAGACAACTTGTTTGTAACGAACTCTGACTTTACAGGAAGAAACTTAGTTTGGACAAAAGATAAGAAAGTTTTTGCAGTTGACACGGACGCTATGAAGCTTGTTCCTGAGAAGAGTCTTGACATTACTGTTGTCAAATCTTTACTTACTTGGAAAATTAGTAAGAGACAGATTTTCCTATTTTTGTCTTCTTACTCTAAACATAGAGATGCTTCAAATATCTTAAAGATCGTAGAAGAACGCAAGTGGAGATGGTAGTGGTATGAGAATCTTAAAAAAAAGAGCCGAGAGGCGTTTTAGAACAAATACTTAGGATAGACAAGACTGTACCATCGTCTAAGTTGCGGTAATCTCAAGTTTTTCTTTACTAAATGAGGTAGCAAACTAAAAAATGTTTATGGAAAAGAGCTTGTCACAAAAGTTAAGTGAGTACTACGGGCATAGCAAGCTTGTAGGAAGGATCGGCGAACCCTGGGAAGACGTTCCCTTCACTTATACTGGCGACACTGATTTCGTTACTCATTTTCCTATAATTCTGCCAAGTGGCCCGGATTTCGGTGGGACTTTATCTACTACTGATGTTGTTAGTACGAAAGTAGATAAAATAGACGAAGAAGTAGCAGAACAGGAAGAAGCAGGAGAAGAGGGTGAGACAGGTGATGTTTCGGGTGGGGCAGAGCCAGACGTATCTATGCTTAAAACTTACGGTCCTGGCAGCAACCTTCCAATTCCGGCACTTGAAGAACCAATGTCGGCTAAAATTGTCGGGAGAATCTTTGAGTTAAAAAAGATCTACTCAAGACTGCTTGCTATAGAGTCACAACTAACTGGAACTACTGAAAAGTTGCTTATGAGGCTAAAAGAATACATATCTAGAGCAATCGAGCTATTTGAGACTCTAGTTTCTAATATAAACTACTTCAAAGACCAAGTCGATGATATTATTGTTGTTTTCTACGAGTTTTTAGATGCTGTTTATGCAGTTCTTAGAAAATACTACAAGAAGAAGATGAAGAAAGAAAAAATAGCTGCTACAAAGAAGATAGAAGATATACCGATCACTCGGGGAGGCGAGATACAGAGAGGTTTTGTTAAGGTAAAGGAGGCCTAAAAACAGATGCCTAAGTTCGTAATTGAGGGTGCTATTCTACAGGAAGCAGAAGTTGTAAAGAAAAAATACGACAAAGCTATATTTAGAATGGTCTTGCAAACTGCGGACGAAGTAAACCAAAATAAAAGAATGTATCCCAAAGCCGTCCTCCAAGAAGCTATGCAAAAATGCGAAGAAAGGATTTCTCGAAGAGCAATGATTGGTGAACTTGACCATCCAGTTCCTAGTGGGAATGAAGATTTCGATAGTATTAGACAGACTACTGTCCTTCTAAAAGAAGCTTCTCACTTACTAAGAGCTTACGAGTGGAGAAACAATTTGCTAGTTGGGGAACTCGAAACTACTAATACACCAAATGGCAAGATTCTTCTTGGTTTATTGACGGACAGGTCCGGAATTGGTCTTTCTATGAGGGGTATGGCAGAGCTGCAGAGAAAGAACGATATAAGCATTGTGACTTCACCATTACTAATAATTACGTACGACGCAGTATCTTTGCCATCTCATAAGTCTGCTGTTGTCGACTTTAACGAGTGCAAGTTTGAAGCTAGCATGATAACAGAAAGCGAGTGCGGAACTATATGTACGCCAGATGGTGTCTGCTATCTAGCTTCTTATTTTGACATGCTTGTAGAACGCAAGATGGTCCAGTTTTTTGACAGATGGGTGTAAGAGCAAGTCTGAGTTAGCAGATGCAGTCAGACAATAATACAGATCCAGTCTATTTTTCCTTAGACTGGATCTTTTTTTGGTGAGGGTGAAGTATGAAAGTAACAGAACTAGACGGCTCAATTAAGCTAGAACATATTCAAAAGAATGAAGATCTACTACGAAGAATAGTTCCAAGACTTAAGCGGCTTAGTAGCAAGCTTTCTTTTTCTGCTTCGAGTCGTAAGCAAGAAGAGCGGTTAAGACAGCTTGAGCAAAAGCTAGTTAAGCAAAAAGAGTTACTCTCAGAAGCTCTTCGCTTGAAAAACGAGTTCGATAATCGTATCCAGTTTTTCGAAAACGAAAACAGAAGCGTTAAAGAGAAGCTGCTAGAAGAGATAGGTGAAGTATGAAAATAGCGGAAACTTGTATACTAGACATCTCTGAAGATGTAGCTAAAGAAAAAGTAGCTCTTGCTAATGACGTTATAAAGTTAGTTGGACCAATCTTAAGAGAAGATTTTTTACTTAGAAGCAAGAGAATACGAGAAGTTAAGAAAGAAATTGTCTCAGTCAAGAAACAATTGCAAGAAACTAAAAATGCGTTAGAGACTATCGCAAAAGAGTACAAGAGAAGGAAGAAAGTTAGAGAAGTATTGCAGTGGATAGAAAAACTTCCGTTAAAGTCAGTAAGTAAGTCTTTAAGAAACGAACTTGTAGTTCTCTTAAAAGTAGTAGAGACTATGAGTGAAGATAAGTTAGATCGTTACTTAGCTAGGACAAGAAGCTTTGCAACAAAAAACTAAAAAAAGAAAGGAGGGGAGAAAAAAGTATGAAGGAAATTCTTATTGAGGCTTACAAGGCTACGAAGAAAGTTTCTGGTGTTGATCCTTCGAAACCCGGCAATTTAAAGCTCATCCTCACTGACGATGCTGCTTGGAATGCTTACGTCGCCAGTTTAGCGGAGAGCTTGCCGCAGAAGAGGGACAAAGAAATCTTCACGCAGCTGGCTGAGAATACTCGAGTAGCCTTAATGGAAAACTCGATGTTCCAGATCAATCCATACGAAACCTTGACTCTGCCTATTTTGAGAGTCTTCTATCCGAAGCTCGTTGCTAAAGAGGCGATCACGGTTTCTCCTATGGATAAACCCGAATGCGTGAAAGCTTTCATTAAGGCTTCGTTTATGCCAGCGAACAGTTCTACCGAATATGCCGCACCAGTTACTTCTACTGACATTTCTGGTGGGCCAGCTTTTGGAACTCCAGTAGCTGCTACTATTCCAGTTCCGTCTGATTCTTACGACATTCTGACAACTGCTGGTCTTACGTCCACAAGCACTCACTTAGAAAGAGACTTCGAAATTACTGCTGTTTCCGCTGACGGGACAGCTTTCACCGAAGTTTCTATCGTTCCAGCAGTAGAAGGACACTTCTCATCTTCGGTTACTATTGGTGCGAACACGGACGTGATCTCTGGTCGTGTAGACTACTTGAATGGCACAGTGTCAATTTCTAGTGCGACTGGGGTAGTGACTGTTGTGAGATTTAGAGTGACTTGTTCTCTCGAAGAAAATAGGATCAACCCAAGGGTGAAATTAACTGTAGACAAAGTTCGTCTGTATGCCAAAGATCGCCAGATCTCCGCTCATTGGAGCATCAATATGGAGCAAGATATGCGAGCTCTATTTGATGTTTCTATGCAGGCTGAGATCGTAAACCTGCTTGGGCAGCAGATTGCTTTGGACATTGACAGGGAATTAGTAAACGCTTTAATTACTGCGAACCAGAGATTAAACGCTGCTTCTCACACTGGTTCGTTCTCGAGAACTCCGCCTGGGACTTACGTCTGGGGAACCAAGTACTGGCATGAAAACATCATTCCGGTACTGAACACTCTGTCTGCTCAGATCTACACTGACACCAATATTGAGGCTGGTAATACCATCCTCTGCAATCCAATTGATGCTGCTATTCTGGAAGACATCAATGGATTTGCTTATACTGGGACGTCAAGTGTGGATGGCGACTTGGGGTACAGAACTGCTACAGTGGCTGGTGGGAAATGGAGAGTGTTGACCTCTGCCGTTGTTCCTCAGAATACAATGGTAGTGGTGTATAAGCCAGTAGAAGAAATTAAGGCTATATTCTTCTATGCTCCGTATGTACCAGCCGTGTTGCACCCATATCCTTTAACTTACATTCCCACGCTGACGATTTTGTCCCGTTATGCTACTGCTTTGGTCCGGAATAACGGGATTGCTGTTCTGAACATAACATAATCGTCGGAAGTGGCAAAAAATAAAGACCCAGGGACTTAAATCCTTGGGTCTTTTTTTTCGGCTCGTTTAAGCTATTCTTGTTTATCTACTTGCAAATCTTTATTCTTAAGCACAAACTTTAGATTGCCACAATCCCAAATTATTTGGTAGCCTTCGTTTACTCGCAAAACACGTTCTGGGATATCTGCTGGTTCACCAGGCTTCTTTCTGAGATTGAAACGATGGACTCTTTGGTATCCCTTTACATACCAGTAGTTAAGTCTCGGTTTACCGTCTGTCTCAAAACCGAGATCTGTATACAAGTTTCCAGTAAACCATCTTAGGTCTGCGTAGCTATAGATTTCTCTCCAACTGTAGTTTTCTTTAAAGTAAGTTAGAAGTTTGCTCGCTACTCCTGGAGTTCTGTAGTTGTAGTCAGAACAGAACCGAGAGAGTTCCCAAATTCCTTCTTGTGCTGTAGTTCCCTTTGCTACGCTTCCTTTACTAAAAGTCATTACCGCTACGAGTCTGTCTTTGTAGAGAGCACCGAGTCTGACGAGAGAAATGTCGCTTCCCTGTAAATGAAATTTTTCGAGGAATTCGTTCTTCGTTTTTGTGTCTATCGGCCTTATCGTACACTCTCTTCCACTGGCTCTTTCGAGTGTTTCTTGTTTATTTAGTATCTGTCTTATTCTACTACAGACGATATCTCGTTTAAACATCCACTCGTCTTCGAAAAGAGTTATAAGTCGTATACCTTTTTCTTCGCATCTCTTTAACTTGTTATAGTGGTATACTTTTGGCTTTTTCTCTTCACTATGGAAGTACAGACCACAGTATTCGATTGCTACTGAAACACTTGGAATGAAGATGTCAATCTCAAAAGGTGGTATAGTACTCCTGTCTCTTGTAATTACTTGGAAGCCAAGGCTCTCTACGTAGTTAGCTACTTCTTTTTCTCCGGAAGTGTATCCCTGGTTTCTCGGGTAGCACGTTGGGCACAAGTACCCTTGTTGGATAGAGTTCCACGTCTGAGCAAATGCTGTGCCACACTTCTTACACTTAAAGTTGTGTCTAGTGTGTGCATTTACGTACTTTTCGTCAGCAAGTTCTAAGTTTAAGTATTCGAGTTGCTTGTAGATGCTGGGCAAAAAATAATTTTGAGCTCTTTCTCTTAGCTTGTTTCTGTATTCTTCTTTATTCCACTTACTATTTGGGTCTTTCCATAGCTGCTTCATTTTTTCTTTGAACTCTTTGCTTTTTGTCTTCTGTCTGGGATGGCAAACTTCGCACTTGTATCCAAGATGTATAGCACGCCAACTTTTCACGAATGTAGTGCCACACTTCTTGCACTTGAACTGGTGTTTTGCAGATGCACCCAGAAACTCTTTATCTATAAGTTCTAGCTCTAAACTTTCTAGCTTCTGCATTAACTTTGGAATAAACTTCTTTATGTAAGAGTTTCTGTACTTTTTAGCGAACTCTTTCCTGTCTAAGTTTTCTAGCCTCTTTTCTCTAGACTTCTTAGCCACTTCTTCATTCATCATGGCAACAGGCACACCAAATCTCTTTAGAACTGTTTCTTTCCTTTTTTCTGCAATTATCCGTCTTTCTTCTTCTGTTTTCTGCAACCACCTTTGCCGTCTCTTTTCTACAACACTTGGATCGTGGCTTGGATTTAACTGTCCCTTTTCTGCTCGTTCTTTAGCTCTAGCTTGGTTAAGACTTAGCAAGCCCTTGCTCTTACACTCGTAGCAAGCGTTTCCAGAGTTAGAACAATTAATATTTACTTCAATATCTGCATTGCAATACATGCATTTTACAATTTTAGTCGTGTTTTCTTTAGCTTTTTTGTCAGACTTTAGTTGTTCAATAACGAAGTCTGGTTTAGTCTTCCATCCTGGGAATTCGTCCTTCAGGTCGTCGATTGTTTTGTCATGCTTAGACAAGTGTTTGTGGTGTATAGTTTTAAGTCTCTCACCACAGTACGGACACGTTACGAAATCTTCTGGCATTCATTTTTCCTCAATTTTTTGTTCCTGTTTTTTGCCGTTATGCTTATGGCAGTTCTTCCAAATTGGTTTTGTGCTTGTTTTAACCTCACATAATAAAAAAAGAAAAAGAAAAACCCCGGGTTCGGGGTTTTTTTTAACTGTTCCAATCCGTCAATTTCACTAGTGGAAGAACTTATTCCTTTTTCTCCTTTTCCTCCTTTTCTTTATTTCCAATATAGTCCCAGTCGCTAAAGCAACTAGGGCAGGTGATTGTTCCACGATCTTTCCACGGGATCTTTTCTGTATACTTATACAAGATCCCGTCCACAAAGGCGTGCTCTTGACTACCGCAGCACCAGAACTCAAACTTTCTCATTTTTTCTTACCTCCTTTCTTATGAGCCTGGTCACAGCAACGATTCTCCCTTGATCGTCCCGGATGCACGTCTTTCCTGTGTCCGGGGCAACCAGGTCCTCCCTTTCGCTCGCCTGGAATACAAGCGAGCTCACCAGGAAGAAAGTCCCAGGTTCAGGATCAGGTAATCCCTGCACTTCGCCCAATCTCTGGGTAACGCAAGGGATTCCGTCAATCCCTTCCGCTGGAACCTCAATCGTTGCTACACGCGGGATGATCCCGCTTGGAGGAAAAACTAATTCCTTTTCTCCTATCTTAATAATAATAGAATGTGGTGTACAATTTATCATCATTTTCTGCCTCCTTTTCTTTTATTTTTCTAAATAGAAATATAGCAAAACTCACTTTTTGTAAGAAGCTAACCATGATTTGTCAGTGGCACAAGGTTGCGCCCATTATTTTTGACCACCTTATAACAGTATTTCGTTGTCATTTTCTGCCTCCTTTTTGCTTCTGATGTCTTTATTTGCTCCTCAATTTCTCTCTTGATTCTGTAATAATTCTATAAATTTACTTGCTGTTATGTTTATTTCTTTATAAGTGCTCCTACTTTCTTGTCTTAGTCTAATTCTTTCGACTGCACGGGGATTGCCCCCGACAACCGTGATTCCGAACTTTCTATACTTCGGATTGGCAAAATCAAAGAACCACACATTGTTTTCGAATATATTGTTTGTAACTTCCTCCCCAGCGAATATCTCTGCAGCTTCTCTTGGAGAACCTGCTTCGATTTCACTGAAGCAAAGGGGATATGTATACTGACCAACTTGACTGTGCTAACAACACATATTTAACTCTACAATATATTTCATTTTTTGCCTCCTTATTTACATGCAACTTTTTGTGCCAACAGTTGTGCTTGTTTTAACCCTACACGCACCCCCAGGATTATCTTCGAAGCATCCAACATTAGCTTGCTGACAATTCTTCATCAGCTGCTTTCGGTGTTTCTGCTGGGGTCACTGCGTTTGCTATATCTGTTGGATTTACGGCATTCCGGATATATTCTTGTTCGACACCACTTGGATCCTTGTGGTATCGGACTAGTTCGTATGCAACTGTTCGGATATCCGTAAACACAACTTCTTGGCATCCGACAGTTACCAAGAACCCATTTAGTACCGGCTTTATTGTTATTCTTTTTATTCTGTTCATTTAATTATTATCTCCTTTCTTGGTTTTTGGCATTTATTTTTCTCTTAGACATCCTTTCCAGACTTTAAAGGGAGGGGCAAACTTCTTCGTTATCTCTGCCCTCCTTCCAATTGGTTAGTCAGCTTGTTCCGTGATTTACAATACTGCTTTATCCTCATTTCTACTTTTTTTCGACATCTATCACACATTCCGTACGTTATTGCGGGTCCGTCATGGTTTTCCCATACGCTCGCTTCGACGACTTTATTGCAGTGAACGCATCTTTTTACTTTAGTCTCCATTTTTAACTCCTCCTTTCGCTGTAAGTAAATTCTTGATTTTTTAGAGGCTGAACCTCATAGTAGACTATCTCTAAGGTGCTTCTTCCGCACTTTGGGCAAACTCGTGATGTAGGTGCCTCATGAAGCGATTTTTCGAAAGTACATGTGCGGCACAATACTACGAAGACTTGTTTCTGCTTTTTCTCCTGTTCCTCTAACTCGCGTATTGCATCGCTTAGAGTTTCTTTCGCAAGTTTGACGTTGCCTTTTTCCAGCAGGAATAGTAGCAGCCGGAACAATGAAAGCATAGGTGTCTTAGGCATCTTAGTCTCCTTCGTGGTGTTTGAGAGTGGCTGCCGAAGTTGGGTCGAGCTCAGCAAGCTGCTTTTTGAGTTTACGGATACGAACTTCTTTCGACCCTTTGGAAATGATGTAGTATAATACACCAATGAAGCCGACAAGAAGCCCTACCGCAAGGGCAATCCACTCGTTTTTACCCTTGCTCTTAGCGATCCCAAAACAAATGAGACCGCATGCAACCCACGTTACCAAAAGTCCTACTGTCCCGTTGTCCATTGTTTCCTCCTTTTTTAGTTTTTTTTGCCTTGCATATTTAAAACTAAAAGTTTACTTTTTCGTTTTTTTTACACTCGTTAAGTTAGTCAGTTTCACTGTCTTCGTATTCTTCACATTCTGACTCTTCGCATGAGAAATAGTTTTCTTCAAGAAGATTGTCATCGTCTCGTTCTACTTCTAGAGTAGTAAGCGGAAAGACATCCCAGTTCTCTTCTTCAACCGTAGTGCGAAGCTCACGTAAAACTCGTTGCTGGGCTTCGGGCTTCAGGTCGTCGAAGAATATTTCAACACTTCTCATTTCAATTCACCTCCTATAATAAAGATAGAACTGCCCCTTGCTCGACGAGAAACAAGGAGGCAGAAAAACTCGTCTCTCTTTTTTGCAAGGGGCAGCAACTACACCAAGAATCTTTGATGAGAACAAATACATAGAGTACTGTCGAAGAAAGGAGAAACTAACAATGAATTATTACGACGAAACTACAGGCTTTGCGATATGTCAAGTTTGCGGAAAACCGTTTAACAAGATAACTCCACTGCACCTTAAATCGCACAATATGACGATCGCTGAGTATAAAGAGAAGTTTCCGGAAGCCCCGATCACTGGTAAAAGTTACGGAGCTATCCTCAAAGCTAAGCGTTCTTTGCTATTCACTACCAAAGCCAACGAAACCAACGAAACCAACGAAGTCAAAAAAGAGTGGCAAGAAGAAGTGTACGACGCACCAGAACACGTTCCGACTCGCTTTCCCCAAATTGAAGAATTAGAAAAGCAAGTGAAAGAACTGGAGGTTCGTAGGAAACTAGTAGAAAGGCGTCCTACGAATCCTTTTGAGACATACTTTGCCGGTGATGCAAAAAAGAAGCTTTTCGAGCAGTTGCTAGCTAAGTTCCCAGACTTACGGAATAACTTCTTTGTCGAGAAAGTTACTCCTCTTGGTCATCTCGTCTACAGGTATGTTACTGACATGGCGGACCCAGTTCGAAAAATTGTTTTCGACTTTCCCAATACATTCTGGCACAACTCAGATCCAACTGCTATTGGGCGTAATACAGTACTAGAAAAAGATGGGTGGACGGTGATAGAAGTTCGTTCACCCAATCCTTCCCTTGCGGAAGTACTAAGACTTCTGCGTTTGCGTTAGGATCTCGTATTCTACAAGTTCGAGCTGCCCATTGCACTTCGGGCACTTTTCTCGGTATGGATAGCTACTACGCAACTTATGTCCACACTTGCAAACGTATACAAACATTTTTTTACCTCCTTTTTTCTTTTTTTACTTTAGTTGTAAAGAAATATATATAGAACTGTTCTGTTCTATATGGCTCTTAACACGAAACTTAAGAGAACAAAAATAAAAGGCTTTTCCTGGCACGAATGGAAAAAATCGTAAGGAGATCGATTAAAAATGGCAAACATTTATCCTACCCAGACTAGAACTGTAGACCCTTACTCAGAGTATAATTCGAACATTGTAAATCGTTTAACTCGAATTGCTTCACTCGCTTATGACTCTCTACACGAAATAAGGGCACTCGATGTAGAAAAAGCTTCAGATACATCTGTAACTGTCAAGACTGGCACTTGCTATAAAGATGACGTCCTTATCCAAATCACTGATGATTTTTCTGTAGACATGACTGACGAAGATTTCTACGTCTCTGGGCCGGCATGGAGTGAAGAAGGCTACTATCTAATAGTGTTAGATTACGTTTATGCAAAAGCAATGCCTCCTCCCAAAGCTTCTATAAAAATACTAAAACCAACTCAACACGCTCTCTTGACGGAACAGTACCTTTTCTTGAAGTGTGTAGAAGTAGAATTTGTTGGTCCCTCTTTTAGGATAGTAGACGTCCATGACTACGTCCCGTCGAACGAGACTATTAGAAGAAACTATATACGCGTTTACGCTGGAGGTGAAGTTACTCTACCCAGTTTCGTGCTTGCTAGAGACGAAGGAAGATTTGTCTACGCAAAAAACAAGAAAGACTTGTACTTTGGGACTGACTCTGGTTGGGAATTTCTAGGTACAGTTAGAGATGCTATTGACACAACTTCATGCCAACTAGGTGATTTAGCTTATATAGCTTCTGACGGGAAAGCATATCCGGCGATTGCTACAAGTGCTACTACTTTAGCAAATTGTGCAGTTACATCAGTTGGACTAAAAAGTGATGGAACTGGCAGAGTGAGAATTCTCGGAAGACTAAGTAATGTAAGGGTAGAGACAGGAATCTCACTTTCTGTTGGTGACGATGTCTTCTTGTCTTCTAGTGAAGAAGGACGTATTACAAATGTAGCTCCTGCTCTTTTCCCTCAGTTTGTGGGTACTGTTATCGAAGTTTCTGGAAGTGACATAACAATATGGTTTACTCCTGACTTCGGTTTTTCTAGACCAAAATCAGTAAGAGCAACTCTGTTGAATTGGTCTTCTTCTGGAGGATACTACTACTCAGATGTAGACGTCTCTGCAATAGGCAATAGTAATTCAGTGTGTTGTAAGTGCTTCGATAGCTCTACAAAAACTGAAATAATTCCTTACAAAGTAGAAATTGTAGATAAAAATACTTTGAGAGTGTGGATGCCAATAAATACGAAAACTCTAAATGTTCTTGTATCTGGTTAATTTTAGTGGGGATCTTACATGTCAATACAAACAACCACTTTGCGGGGGGAATCAGGGTACTCTGGTCTTTCTGGTTATTCTGGTACTGTTGGGCCTTACGGTCTTAGTGGTTACTCTGGTATTTCCGGATTCTCTGGAATAAGTGGATTTTCAGGAACTTCAGGCTTAAGCGGGTATTCCGGTGTATCTGGTTATTCTGGTGTGGAAGGTGCTTACAGTGCTAGTGGGTACAGCGGAATCTCTGGTTACTCAGGAGCGACAGGTTCACAAGGAATCCAAGGACTTTCTGGGTACTCCGGTATTTCCGGTGCTTCCGGATACTCTGGCATTTCTGGTTATAGTGGCACTTACGGTCCGCCGGGTTCGTCTGGATATTCAGGAAGAAGCGGATATTCGGGAATCTCTGGATACTCAGGAATGGAAGGTGCTTATAGCGCATCTGGTTATTCCGGTATAAGTGGTTATTCTGGTCTAGAAGGACTTAGTGGATACTCAGGTATTTCCGGTTACTCTGGTCTTAGTGGTTATAGCGGAATAGAAGGATTATCTGGATACTCAGGAATGGAAGGTGCTTATAGCGCATCTGGTTATTCTGGAATTTCTGGTTATTCTGGTCTAGAAGGCATTAGTGGGTACTCAGGATTAGAAGGACTTAGTGGCTATTCAGGAATTTCTGGATACTCAGGTCTAGAAGGACTTAGCGGATATTCAGGATTAGAAGGTGCTTATAGCGCATCTGGTTATTCTGGAATTTCTGGTTATTCTGGTCTAGAAGGCATTAGTGGATACTCAGGTCTAGAAGGACTTAGTGGTTACTCTGGAATAAGTGGATATTCAGGAATTTCTGGTTACAGTGGTATAAGTGGCTACTCTGGCATTGAAGGAGCTCAAGGGTTATCTGGCTATTCCGGTATAAGTGGTTATTCTGGTCTAGAAGGACTTAGTGGTTACTCCGGAATAAGCGGATATTCAGGAATTTCTGGTTACAGTGGTATAAGTGGTTATTCAGGAATTTCTGGATACTCAGGTCTAGAAGGACTTAGTGGTTACTCCGGAATAAGCGGATATTCAGGGACTAGTGGTTATTCTGGAATAAGCGGATACAGTGGTGCTCGTGGTCCTGATGGGCTTTCTGGGTACTCTGGAAGGAGCGGTTACTCAGGAATTTCTGGTTATTCTGGAATGGTTGGTTTCGATGGTCTATCAGGATACTCTGGTGTTTCTGGATACTCTGGAATTGAAGGGTATAGTGGTTATTCAGGAATTTCTGGTTATAGTGGGGAAAGTGGAATAAGCGGTTACTCTGGAAAAACTGGTGCTTATAGTGCTTCTGGATACTCTGGTATTTCCGGTTACTCTGGTTTAGAAGGATTAAGTGGTTATAGTGGATATTCTGGTGCCCAAGGATATTCTGGTTATTCTGGTATGGAAGGTGCTTATAGTGCTAGTGGATATTCTGGAATAAGTGGATATTCAGGAATTTCAGGTCTATCTGGCTATTCTGGAATAAGTGGATACAGTGGTATCTCTGGATACTCTGGTATAAGTGGATACTCTGGAATACAGGGATATGTGGGGCAAGATGGAGCTTCTGGATACTCTGGTATTTCCGGTTACTCTGGTTTAGAAGGAGTCGAAGGTTTAAGTGGTTATAGCGGTATAAGTGGATACTCAGGCTTAGAAGGAGCTCAAGGATTATCTGGTTACTCTGGAATTTCTGGTTACTCAGGGATAGAAGGTGCTTATAGTGCTAGTGGTTACTCTGGAATAAGTGGATATTCAGGAATTTCTGGTTACAGTGGTATAAGTGGTTATTCAGGAATTTCTGGATACTCAGGTCTAGAAGGACTTAGCGGATACTCTGGGATTTCTGGTTATTCTGGTATAAGCGGCTATTCTGGATACCAGTCAAACGCACTAGACGGAACTGACTATTCTGCAGGAAATTCTGGGAGTAGTAAGACCATCGACTGGTCAAATGGTGCTACTCAATATATGACTTTGACTGCTAACTGTACTATTACGTTGTCGAATGGTTCTAACGGTAAAGTGTACAGGCTATTTATATTGAACGACGAAACTGGTGGGTACACAGTTACTTGGTCAACTACTATAAACTGGAGAGGAGGAACTACGCCAACTCAAACTACAACAGCTAGTCATGGAGACTGGTATACATTTGTATACTCCAATGGCAAATGGTTCGGCGACCAAGCTGCGGACTTTACTAATTCGTAAAGGACTTCTTACGATATGGCGGTAGACACATATACCAAAGTTTTGTTGCATTTCGATGGTGAGGATGGTTCGCATAGTTTTACAGATGAATCTGGAAAGACTTGGAGCACTTATGGCTCTGGGTCTATTCCAGAACTTGATACTGACTACAAGAAATTTGGTTCTGCTTCAGGAAGGTTTTTTGGTGGGACTAATGGTATTATTTACACACCATGGCATACTGATTTTGAAAATATTGGACCATTTACCATCGATTTTTGGATAAGATTTAATTCACTTTCAGGGACTCAGAAAATATTTAATGTAGTGCAAAGTAGTACTTCTTTCTTCCAGTTCTATTGGGAGTCAAACACATTTAAGGTCTGGATTTACGATCATAGTGTCCAATTCTCGACTTCGACTTTGTCACTGTCTACAGGCCAGTGGTATCATGTGGCTTTAACTAGACTTAGTGGCACTTGGAGAATTTTTGTGGACGGTGAAATGAAAGCTGATTATACTGGCTATTCTGGAACACTGGCGAACTGGAACAGTAATGTCTGTATAGGCGGGCAGTACTACAGTGGGCCTACCGAGTGCGTCAATGGCTGGATTGATGAGTTTCGATTTTCGAGGCTTTGTAGGTGGGTTGTGGGTGGATTTCCTTTACCAGATAGAGATTACAGTAAGATATTTTACCCTTACGCTTACGCAAATAGAGATGGAGATTTTTTTACTGACTGTACTTACTTCAACAATTCTAATGAATATTTTGATATAGGTGATTCTTACAATTGTTTTATTGTATTTGATAATGTTGCTATACCAAAGAATGCCACATTAACGGAAGCATATATCGAACTGTGTGCGTGGTCTTATAGTGCAGATGACACCGTTAAAGTAAAAATACACTTTGCTGATGAAGACGATCCCAGCATACCAACAAGTTGTAGTGATATTAATAGTAGGTCTAGAACCACAGGAGTAGAATGGAATAATGTTCCTCACACTGAAGAAAATGGGTGGATTACCACACCAGACATAAAAACAGCGTTGCAACCTGTTGTCAATAGAAGTGGTTGGTCTAGTGGAAACAAAGTAATGGCTATTATTCTAGACAATGGTGGTGATCCTGGAGCTTACAGAGATATTTGGGAAGCATATTCACTAAGATTTCCTGAGTTAAGAGTTGATTGGACAGAAGGAGGACCCTCACCCCAGCAAGGTTCGCTATTCACTTTCCAGTGGTAGTTATAATTTAACTCGTTAATTTTTTTAGAGAAAAGCCTGTAAGAGAGGTTTACTTATGGAGATTTATGGTGCAGAAGTAAAAGCCACTTTAAAGATGGCTAAAGAAGCGGTTTTCGAACAAGAGTACGACAACGGAAACAGTGGTGCAAACAAGACGATTGACTGGAGACATGGAAACAAGCAAAAACTTACTCTCACGGCAAACTGTACGTTAACTTTTACTAATCCGAGTGGTTGCACTGGTGGTCTTAGTCTCAGAATAGTCCAAGGAGGTGCTGGTAGCTATACTATTGCTTGGCCTAGTAATACTAGATGGCCGGGAGGTCAAGCCCCAACTTTGACTTCTGGTGTCGGAAGTGTAGATATTGTTGGGTTTTACTTCGATGGTAGTTACTATTATGGTATAGCAAGCACGAACTTCCTACCAGCAACATGAGGTGAGAATAGTTATGGAAACTCAGTATAATCCTGAGTATCTTGAAAGTGTAAGAAAGTGGAAAACACCACAAGACGTACTTAAATATATCGAAACGTTTTCGTATGCTTCTGAGTTTTTGCCAGATACGAAAAGGAATCTACAACTCTATAAGATCTACCATCCTAAAATGCTTGATTTAGACACTCTATATAAAACAAGACGTGGAACATGTACTAACGTTTATTACTTCTTTGTAAAGACAGTAAATACGATTGACCCTTCCTATGCTGCTTTTGCTATAACTATGACGTGGAGGGGTCCTTGGTCTGGTGTAAATAAGATTTGCTTCTGGTTTGAAGATTTTAAAGTCAAGAGTTTTCGTTGGACACCACAAGACGGTGGCAAACTCGTTTTAGATGAACCCTTCTCTTCTTTGGAGAGTGCTAGAGATTTCTACATAAGTATGGCAAAAGAGAGCTTAAAACCAAAAGAGATACCTATAAAATACGGTATTTCGATTTTAGACATAAGAGTACTACGAGACCTAAAAATACAGCATGCATTAGAAGTTTTTGGTATAGACGATGGATATAGTATATACAGAAAGTTCTAAGTTTTATGTGGTTACCAATGAAGAAAGAGAAGAGGTAAAAAACTACCTGAAGAACAGTGGCAAGACCGTAGGCAGAGTTGGAATTAGCGGTACTGTTCATGAAGGACATAAGTTTATTATAGAGACAGTTAAAAAATTGTACGATGTCGTTATTGTAGACTATGCTTCTTGGGTTCGTTTAGTTTCTTCTCGCTTGTTTTCCAGTTTCGCACTTCCAAGTGCAGTCACTCCTCCTGATAAGGTAGTGGAGAGCCTTAAAAGGAATAACGTTAGCTTTGACTACTTTTTTTGTACTAATATAACTGAAAAAATTTCGAGAGAAACTAGTTTCTTTAGAAGTTACGAAAGTGAGTTTCGTAACGTGTTAAAAAAGCTTGGATTTACGAGAACTAGCTTAGTAACACTATTGTGGCAAATTATAGTTGAAGAAGTAACCGGAGACACTGAAGAAGTTGGTCAGTCGTTTCTAGGTCCAAAAAATATTTTGATTGACCTTGTTTCGAAAGCTGTCGTTGGCCAGAATGCTAAGTATTTTCCAAACTATATTTGGAAATCCTATAGAGATCCGTCTACTTTCACTCTTGAGTCAAGAACATCTTCATCTATCTTGCTCGGGAAAGTTGCTAGAGAAGCCTATTCCGAACTACTTCGTGGTAAGACTGATGCTAAATATTTTGCTAACCTTGGGTCTGAGTTTTATAGACAGGAACCAGGGTTTACTATAATAGACTACAAACGTCTGGAAAAAGTAGACCACGTAACAGATAATTGCGTTCTTGTTTTTTCTGAAGAAAACAAGTTCGACTACATTTTTATTAAAGACGGAATGATAATTTCCTGAGTTATGGAGAAACTTCATGCAAAAAACTGGGTGTACTTGCGACTCTACATGCTATAATTTTTCCTGCTCTTGTAACACTACTTGCTATGGTTATCAAGCATGTCAGTACGGATGCGATAGTGGTTCGTACGGAGTGTCCTGTCCTTGTAATACTTCTTGCTATTCTTTTTCGTGTAGCTGTGATGCTAGGTGCCATAATTATGGTTGCACTTGCAATACGCTTTGCCATGGTTACCAAACATGTATGTACGGGTGCGATAGTTCTTGCTATAATTATGGCAAAGCATGCGAATGTGATACGACGTGTTATGGATATGTCCCATGTTCGTGCGACAATACGCGTTACGGGTATACATGCACATGCGATGGCTGGTGCGACTCGTATACTCCTTGCTCATGCTACGGCCCAGGATATACTGTATGCACTTGCTATACGACATGTTATGGCTATTCCCCGTGCTCGTGCAATAATACGTGTTACGGATTTGTATGTACGTGCAATGCAACTTGTTACCAAGAAAGATTTGGTGCAGATGCTTTATCGTTCGAACTGTTCTAGCGGAAGGCAGATCTTAAAATGGGTCGAAGTACTTGCCAGTAATGCAGAAGTTCTAACGGAAGATCTTTGAAAATTTTAGTAGACGAATACACGTTGGAATCTTAGTGATAAGGATTTATGGGCAAAAAAAAAGAGAAGCTTCTTTTAGCTTCTCTCTCTTGTCTCTACTCACGACGAACCCACAACACATTGTTAGAGTCGATCGTGAACTTCCTATCGCTAGTCTCGATGATAACCTGCCCAGGTAGACTGAGCATTCTTACGACGTTCTTAAATCTTCTCGTAACTCCCGTCACATACTCAATTATTACGTTCATTTTCTGCCTCCTTTATTTTATTTTTCTAAATAGAAATATATATAGCAAACTCATTTTTTATAAGAAGCTAAAATATTGCAAGTGAACAAATTGAAAAGAAGACGAAAAGGAGTGAAGTATGAGAATCACTTGGACGGCGTTTTTGCACCCTTTTACTGCTATGGGTGTAATTGCTGTAAACGTGGTTAGAGAACTTTCTAAGCTTGGTATAGACGTAGGAATAAATGTTTTAAACCCTTCTGAGTACTCTCCAACAGATTATCCAACCGAGATCCAAAAAGCGGTAGAAAAAGGCTATAGAGAAGATTCTATTAACATCTTCTTTTCTTACCCAGACATCTATGGCAACGTTAGATGCAGAGTTAACGTTGGATTTACGGGTGCAGACTCTACAGAATGGTATCAAACAGGAGCTGACAAGCCTCCAGCACAGATCTGTAACGAACTAATGGATTACATGTTAACTCCATCTGAGTACAGTAAACGAATAATGCAAAACTGTGGTGTAGCTGTTCCAATAATAGTTTTCCCACATGGTGTAGATACTGATATATTTAAACCAGCAAATAAAACTTCGTCTGGGTTTAGATTTCTTTACATTGGTGAGTTATCTAGAAGAAAAGGAACGTTCGACTTAATTTCATGTTTCGATAAATTTAGCTTCGTTTATCCAGAAGCTACTCTTGTGCTTAGGGCTAATACTCATATGAAGTATTACGATGGCCAAGAGATAGAACGACAATGCCAGCAAAATAAGCAGATTACAGTAGTATACGAGAACAGAGGCCAAGAAGACATTGCTAAATATATGCAGAATTCTGATGTTCTTGTCCATCCAACTAGAGCAGATTGGTTTGGAATGCCTCCACTTGAAGCTTTAGCTTGCGGTATTCCAGTTATTGCTACAGCTTCTAACGGATACTACGAATTCCTAAAAGACTTTATAGTTCCAGTTAATTTTAGTTTACGAGAAGTTGGAAACGAGCACCCTTACTTAAAAGGTAAGTGGAATGTTATAGATAGAGAAGATTTACTTGCGAAAATGGTTTTTGCGTACAATAATATAGAAAAGTTGACACAAAAGAGCAGGGAAGTATCTGAACGAATTAGAGAAGAATTTAGTTGGAAGAAAGTAGTAGAGAAGTACTTAGTACCATTTTTAGAAGAAGTTCACGAAAAGCATTTTAAGCGAGAATTAGTAAAAGTAGCGAAACAAGACAACTACAGAATTACAGTTGGGATCCCGACTAAAGACCGTCTTCTAGAACTCTCACTTCTCCTCATGTCTCTGCTAAACCAAACTTATAAAGATTTCGAAGTAATTATTGTTAACGACTGGTTCGGAAACATCTATGGCAATACTACTCTAAATTCGATTATTAGAATGCTCAACGAAAATGGCAATACTGTTACGATTATCGAAGGTGAGAGAAGGGGCCCCCATATCGCTGGACAGAAGATTTTAGATAATGCTAAAACTGAGCTAATCTTAAGACTTGACGACGATGTAGTTCTGCAGCCAAACTTTATAGAAGAGCTAGTTAACGCATACAAGGAACTAACAAGTAAAGGAAAGAATGTTGCTGCTATTGGACCGATTTATCTTAATCCACATGAAGAGCTCCGCAAACAAGTCTTGCCTCAAAACATGACAAAGGAAGAGATGGAAAACTACGGAAAAGTCGTATGGGATGGAAGAAACTTATTTTTAACTGGGTGGATACAGATTAACATGCATCCTCGCAACGAACTAGTTAAAGTAGAGCACTTAAACTCTGGCTTCATGTATAGAAAGAGTGTTGGCAAACAGATCGGAGGGTTGAGAAAAGACTTGTCAATAGTCGGTCATAGGGAAGAAAGTGATTTCTCTTGGAGAATGCATAAAGCTGGCTACGAACTGTTCGTTTGCCCAACTGCTATCGCTTATCATTTTCATCCGATGATCGGTGGAATAAGAGAGACAATGGGCAAAGCAATTGAGAAAGAGAACTGGGATAGAGACGAAACCCTCTTCTTGCAAACTATAGCAGGTGAACTTGGGGCTAAAGATCAGGTTGCGGTTGTGGTTCTCACTCATGGATCTGACCACATGAATTTGCGGATGCTCCTTGGAGATATACTTAAATTTACTAGTCACTCTCACGAACTTATTGTTGTCAACAATGACTCAACGCCAGAATCTCATAGTGACATAGTACGTATAGAACAAGACGTAAAGTCTAGAATTACGAACTCGAAATTCTTTAATTTGCAGAAAGAAGTGTCGGTAAGCGAAGCTAGAAATTTCGGTGCAAAACAAAGAAGTGAGAAAAGCAAGTACATTTGCTTTATAGATGACGATGCCAGAATTCTTGGAAGATTTAGCCAAGAAGAAGATTGGCTAGACTTTTTGTGCAGAAAATTCAACGAACAACCCGATATAGCAGCAGTAGCACCAATTTACACGTGGTTCGACGACTTGAAATGCGACTGCGTTTCGGTGGCTTGCATGCTTACTTCAGTAAAAGTCTGGGAAGTTGTAGGAGGATTCGATCCAGTCTTCGGGAACTTGAAAAAGGGGACATGGGGATATGAAGACGTAGACTGGAGTTATAGGGCACAGATACTTGGTTACAAACTAAAGTCAGTAGAGACGAACGCTTTTCCTTTTTACCATGGTGACACCACATTTAAACCTAAGTCTGAGTTAATCCAAGCTGGACTAATTAAAGCTCGAGAACTGTTGCTAGCTAAATGGTCAAAACATGATACTGAGAAATTCTGCAGGACAACTTATCCTCTTACTCGAGAGCAGTTAGAACTTAGAGGAACGAAACTGAACTTAGGGTGCTACTTTATGCATTTGGATAACTTTATAAATGTAGACGTAAATCCAGACTGCGGTGCGGATCTTGTCCTCGATATAAGAGACTTAAAGAAGAACTTCCAGCCAAATTCAGTGTCTCTTGTTTTAGCATCTCACGTTATAGAGCACTTCACTAAAGAAGAGGCTAAACAAATTCTACGCGACATTTACGACATCTTGCTACCTGGAGGTTTCTTAATTGTAGAAGTTCCAAACTGTAAAAACTTAGATGAACGATTAGCTAAAGGAGAGATTGACAAGTGGACGTATGACATTTTCAAGGACGGATGCCCAAAGGGAGTAGCCCAGAAACATAAGGCTATGTACGAAGAAGACAGTTTGCGTGAACTTTTACAGAGTTGTGGTTTTACGAACTTAGTTAGAAATCCAATCGTTAGTAATAAAGAATCTGACTGTTTAAGAATAGATGCAAGAAAATAAGGAATAATTTTAGTTGGTGAAGAGGCCTTAGTGATTAACAGACAAGATTTATGGACTATGAGAACTTATGCAGGAGACTGTTAAACCAAAGAAAGCGCAGTGGTGCGATTAGAAGAAGACCTGGGTCAAGGGAGGCATTAGACAAATGAAAATTCCAGGAGTTTTGGTGGTTATTCCATTTAAGGGTAGAATCGACTTGTTGCAGGAAACGATAAAGAGTCTTACAGATATCTACGTTTCTGGGATGTGGTGGTCTCTAATACTTTGGGATGACGGAAGTACGGATGAAGAACTCAATACTTTGTGGAACTTAGCAAAGAGATTCTTAATAGTGAAACATGAAAACGTTGGCTACACGAACTCAGTGTATAATATAGTAGAACTAGCCAAAAGAGATGCGTCTTTCGACTTCTTATTACTCTGTAATAGCGATGTCAAGCTTCACTTAAATACAATGTATTCATTATTAAATCGAGCTTTAAAGAACCCTAATGTAGCGGTAGTTGGCTGTAAAGTTCTTCACTATGGCAAAGACATTATCCAGCACACCGGAACAAGACTAGTAGATGGAGCAGTTACTGATCCTTACGTTGGTTTGCACAAGGACGACCCAAGCACTAAGTTTGTCGAAAGAAGGTTGTGGGTAAACGGATGTTGTGCTCTATACAGTCTAGATATTCTTAGAAAAGAAAACTTAAATTTCAGCCTAGAATTTGCTCCGGCTTACTTTGAAGAAGCAGACTTAATGACACAGCTAAACCTAATGGGTTACTCGGTTCTTTACGAACCAAAAGCCATTGTAGAACATTTCGTTGGTGGAACAATGCATTTGCAAAAAGACAAGTTCGAGCCAGTGTTTTGGCAAAATTGGGAGAAGTACCAGAAAAAGTGGAAAAAATACTTTAATAGTAAGCAACTTCAATTTTAGGAGACAAGAATGCTGAGAGTAGCTTTCTATTCGAATAGAGTAAGATTCGACGGAGATTTCTTAGAAAAACGTGGTTTGGGAGGGTCTGAGAGTGCTCTTATAAACTTGACTACAGTATGGAAGCAAACGTTTCCAGAAGATTGTATCGTGGTATACAATTCACTTGAAAGAGAGACAAAAGAATTTAGTGGAGTTACTTACAAGAGTGTGCTAGACTTTAAGAGCGAGTGCAAAACATTCGATATAGATGTCTTCATAACTCTCAGAGACACTGAACCACTTTTCGAACCTTTTATTGACACAAAGTTGCTACTTTTTTGGAGTCAGGACGATAGTAACGAAGCTGGAATTAAGACGATAGCAACAAACAAGTATTTGCAGGAGCGTTTGGACACGATCTTAGTAGTTAGTAACCATTCGTATAACGACATTAAACGTATTATTCCTACAACTCCCTTAGTTTTACTGAGAAATGGGTATAGGGAAGACTGGGCTGACGATAGCAACATGCGCAGAGATCCAATAGCTGCTTATAATTCCACACCGTTTCGTGGCTTAAGCATTTTAGCGGAAGTATGGTCAGAAATTTATTGGAAGTGCATGCAGTTAGGAGTTAACCCAGAACTCAGGGTTTTTACTGGCATGTCGCTTTATCAGCTTCCAGATAGGCCTCAAGAAGAGCAGATCTATAACACTCTTAAGCAATTGCCGAAAGTCACGTTTTGTGGTGCAATACCTCAGCGAAATCTTTACGAAGAACTGAAAAAAGTTAAAGTATTGCTTTACCCAAATACTTTTCTAGAAACAAGCTGTATGGCAGTGTTAGAAGCTTTAGCAAATGGAGTATGGGTTGTAACAAGTAATTTTGGTGCTTTGCCAGAGCAAGTCGTAGATAAACGAAATGGTTTCTTAATTAGTGGTGACCCTAACTCAAGTGAGTATAAAAAAGAGTTCGTAGAAAAAGCAGTATACAGTCTTGTGCATAAACTCGAACCAGATAGTGTTGGATTAATCTTTAGCTGGCAAGAACAAGTCTGTTTTCTTCGAGACTACATATGCAAAATGCTTTCTTAGAAAAAACTTGCAAGCTATATATATTTATTATTGAAAAAATAAAGAAAGGAGGCAGTAAAAATGAACGTGGTAATTGAATACATAACTGGTGTTAGTAGGAGATTTAGTAATGTCGTAAGAATGCTCAGTCTACCTGGGCAGGTTATCATCGAGACGAGTGATGGTAGAAAATTCACGATCGACTCTAACAATGTGTTGTGGGTTCGTCGTGGGTAGAGACAAGAGAGAGAAGCTAAAGAAGCTTCTCTTTTTTTATCTTTTTTAAGAAAGAACGGGAGGAGACAGTATAAATGAGTGAAACGAAAGAGCAATTTGGCGAAAAAATTGACGTTTCTATTACTATTGACGAAGTAATGGGTAGAGCTAGGCCGTCAGAAGACAAGGCTTTCGTAATTATTCAAGATGGCGGTGTTGGTGACGCTATCTGTGCTACACCAATGATTGAGTCTGCTAGAAAAACTTACCCAAACAAGAAGATTATTGTTGGTTCTTCACATCACGAAATCTTAATTGGCAACCCGAATATTGACGTACTGTATAATTTAGCGTTTCCAGGAGACTTGTTTGAGAAGTGGGTCAAACCACTTAGGCACTTTGGGTCAGTCATAAAGAGAGATATCTATAACGAATGTGCTCACAAGTTATTTCCAGGACGATTAAGTAAAGTATGGTGCTGGTTGTATAACGTTCCCTATCCCGGGGATAACATTAGAGTTTATCTGTCAGACCAAGAAGATGCAGAAGCTAAGTATTTCTTAAAGTCATTTCCTAAACCCGTTATTATTATTCATCCATTTGGAGCTAGACTAACGTTTAATCCTGAAGTTCAGATAACTGAAAATAAAGATTGGTTTGTAGACCGCTGGACTGAGTTAGTTAAAGTACTGAGCAAAGACTTCGACATAATACAAGTTGGGGGTCAAAAAGAGCAGCAAATACCAGGTGTTTCTTGCTATCTTTTGGGGTCGACTTCTTTAAGACAGACAGCTGCTCTACTGAAAAACTGCTTAACTTTCGTTTCTATAGATAGCTTTGTGGGTCACTGTGGTCCAGCTGTTGGTAAGAGGGGAGTTGTACTATTTGGAAGAAGCAATCCTTGGATCGCTGGTCATGAAGTAAACGAAAACGTATTTGTACCCAACTCGTGTGAGTTTAATGACCTCTTTTGTGGTCGTCCGCAAGGCTACTTTGGGGACTCAGAATTATATAAAGGGTCACTGAGACCATGGGCGTGCCCGCACCGTAGTTGTATGAGAGCAATTACGACAAATCTCGTTCTCAAACACTTATATAAGATAATAGATGTAGAGTTAAAGAAAAAGTAAACTGTTAGTATAGAGTCACGAGTAGACAAGAAGTGTGCAGAGCTACACACGGCTGCTTAGTGGTAGGAGGCGTCAGACTACCAGCTTCTTGTCTCTTTTTCATTTTTTTTTGCTTATTTCAGTAGAACAAACTATTGGGAGACGTGCAGCTTGCTTAACAGTTTTTTTGGAGGGAAAACATGGCTGATGAAGAAAGAGGCCAATATTTAAAGAAACCAGACCTAGATCTACTATTAGGAGCTTACAAGAACCAAATAGAATTAAATAGCGTTATTTTAGAAAGACAGAACCAATTATTGATGCAACAGCAACAAATTGTAGACAAAATAAAAATCGTTTGTGAGTCGATAGAGAAAGTAGTCCAAAAAGTAGATGCATCGTCTAGCAAAGCTATTGAAGTTCAGGAAAAATTGTTCGAAAAGACTACAGATGAGGTTAAAGAAGTTAAAGAAAAGCTTGCAAATTTCGAAATCTCTACCACGAAAGCTTACGGGAATTTGAAGTACTTGCTCTACGTAGGCTTTATTGGTCTGTCTGGTATTGCAGTCTCTTTAGTTAATCTTCTCTGGTCTACATACAATAAGTTTGATACTATTGAAAAAGTTTTTAATATTGTTAAAGAAATAGCAAAGAAAATTAACATTTAGAGGAGCTATTGAGATGCGGAAAGTTGTGTTGTTTTGTGGTGATGAAGTATCGAAGAATCTAAAAGAGATTCTTAGCAAAAAGGGTGATATAACGTTTGCAGAAGACGTTAATTTAGCTGACCTAATAATTGTGCAGGAAGAGTTTCTGACAAAAATGCCTGATATTAGCAATCTACCTTTTACGCCTTTGCTTATTGTTTGCGACTATGACTACCAGACCTCTCTCCCAGAGTTACTTTGCAAGAACGGAATCTATTCTCTTTTGTCGAAAGACTCTAGTAAAAGGGAAGTGTTAGACAAAGTCGACTTTTCATTAAGAGTCCGTAGTAAGCTGCTTGAAATTCAAGATGACTTACGTAAAGCAGAAAGCGAACGAACACGTTTCGAAGAAAACATATGGGAGCTAATCGATTACGCGAAGTTCTTCTTAGTTGTTTTGGACAAAGACTTAAATATAAGAGTGTGTAATGATTCCCTTGCTAGTACCTTAGGACTGCGAGATGGAAAAGAAGCTGTCGGAATGAATTGGCTAAGCTTTACCCCAGAAGAGTCTAGAGAGTCTCTAAAGAGAGTGTACTCTTACTTGTTTAGTGGTGATGAAACTCACAAAGAGTTTGTCGAAGAAATTGCAACCGCTACTAATGAAGTCATTTTCATTAAGTGGTTCAATAGGTTAGCTAATGGAAGCTTACTCTTAAGAGTTGGCGTAGCAACTAGTAGTGAAAATAACTCGAGAAAGACAATAGACGACGTAAGACTTTACTTCAAGAACGTAATAGAAAAAGATAGGACAATGATCGAAGTACTGAAGAAGTCTATTAATGTGTGTTAGAGTAAGCTTGCCTAGAGGAGGAAAACTATGGCTATAAAAACTAAGTACACTGACGGAGCCATTCCCGACGTATCTATACAAAGCTTAGTAGACTCTTATAAATTTACTGCAGCGGAGCTCCCGTTCGAAGAATTTTGCAAAATGATAACAGTTCCTAAGTATGTAGAAACACTAGCACCCGACTTTATAGACTTAGGTCCGTTTACAGCGACTAAACTAACTGACAAAACGGAAGATGAAGAAATAAGAAGCTTTAAATCTGAGTGGGAAAATGGTGTAGCTGAAACTGTTAAGAAAACGTTCGATATAGATTTCCACTTTTATTGCGAGCCAGATGGTGATCTTGAAAGTTATTTTGAAGACCTTTACATGGTTGCATACGTTATTAAGCTAAAAAGTAGCAACAAGATGACTTCAATGTTGGGTCTAATAAGAAAGTCGAGAAATCTGTCTTTTTGCTCCGCTAATGGAAGACTAGAATGGTCTACTAAGTCGTTTATTGGCAGCAGGCTTTTTTATGCTTATGTCTTACTGCACCCTAGAGAGTTCGGAGTAACTTCGGTGCAAAGCACTAAAACTCAAAAAGTACATAATCTTATTGTTAATTTTATAAAGAAAGACTACGACGCTAGTAGTGAGTCGATAAAGCAACTTTTTGACGAACTAAGTCCTACCTTTGTGGAAGAAGACTTTAAGGAACTGTATAAAAACTTGTGGTACAATATCGAACAGATCAGATCTGAAAAGCTGATAGTATGGAGATGGGACCGAGATACAATGTTATCTAAGTTCCAAAATTTCGAAGCAGTTGTCGAAATGGCTAATTCCTTGTGGAGAGAGCTTTAATGAATATTGAAGAGCAAAAGTTTCTCTACAACCAGTGGATCACTAGTTGTAAGAGCTTTCACGATGTAGATTCTTGGTTTAAACAAGGGTTCAGGTTTTCTGCCGAGCGTGAAGAAGAGTGCTGGAGAGAAATAAGAAGTGGCACGTTGCCTCCGCGGGTCCTTAAGCCGTACGAAGTGTTTTCACTAAAGTCTGGGTGCTGTCTCGACATCACTTGGTTTACTGGAAAGTCTTTAAGCCTCATTAACAGTTCTTACAATATAAGGTACAATACAATCGTTACTATTAGATTCAAGCTGATCCATACTCTTGTCACTTTTACATATAATTCTAAGCTCTATACTATTGACTATTCTTTTCCGGAGACGATACCTGCTTTTAAGGCAATGTGTGGTCTCTGGGGGCCATTTGATAGCTTAGATTCTATCGTAAAAGATTTTTACTTAAAAATGAATCCCAAGTATAAAAATGTGGACTACTATCACGAAGGGTGGCCTGACCTGCGTGATTATGTAGCTTCGTAAGAGGAAAACGAATGGAAATCTTAGCAAACTATGACGAGCTAAAAAAAGTTGTCAGTGGACTAAAGAGCCAAGGAAAAGTAATAGGTCGCTTCGGAACTTGCGGTGGTATTCACCAAGGTCATTTAGCTGGCATAGACTTTGTTCGAGACAAAGCAGACGTTGTCATTGTGACGTTTAACGACTGGATTAATCCAGCTATCTACTCGATGTCTGGACTCCCAGACTTCATGTTTCCACCATATACTAGACAAAGACCAGACGATATAGAGAAACTTGAACAAACTAGTAAAGTAGACTACCTTATTAAAGTTCCTTTTTCAGAAAAGATTTGGAACGAAGTAACTGAAGCTCGGTCAGTTCTAGTGAAGGAAGACGAATTCTTTAGAAAGCACAACTTGCTTACTAATCCAAATGCACAGTGGTTTGGCTTAATAGCTGCTATAGCAGCACAGTGGTATTGTCCGGAACACGACCTTGCAGACATAGTAGGATACGGAGCGAAAGACGCTGTTTATGTCTTGCTGGCTGAAGCAATTCTCAGGAAGTACGACAAAGGAGTGTTAGGAAAAGTTATAGAGTTTTACCCAGTTGTAAGAAGTAAAGACTTGTTTCCACTTTCTTCTTCTGAGCTACTTAGTACTGATGTAGAAAAGGTTACTAAAGAGAAACAACTCTTCGAATATTTTAAGCACTGCTATCTAGAGTTGAGGAAGACAGGGAGGGTTCCCGAATATAATTTGGAAGAAAAATGGAGACTTTATCTGATTGAGAAAGATACTCTGCAATTTGTAGAGGTTTTAGAGTCTGGTAAACCTTACTTTTTTGTTTGCTTAAAACCGTACAAAGTCGGAAATCGTACTTTAGTTTTTAGAGATTGTTTTGATTTTGTTGCTTAAAGAGGTGGAGAAAAATGCTTATCCAAACTTTTGCCAGAGGGCTTTCTGGTTATAGTGGTTATTCTGGAATAGCTGGTACGGCAGCTAGCTCAGGTTACTCTGGAATTTCTGGATATAGCGGGTACTACGGATATTCTGGATATTCTGGCATAAGTGGTTATAGTGGTATTGAAGGAGCGGAAGGCTTAAGTGGATACAGTGGTTTCTCTGGGTATTCAGGAGTTTCTGGTTACTCGGGTATCGAGGGCTTAGAGGGTCTGTCAGGCTATTCTGGTGTCTCTGGATATTCAGGTATTAGCGGATACTCTGGTATCTCTGGGTATTCTGGAATAGAAGGTGCAGAAGGCTTAAGTGGATATTCAGGTATTAGCGGATACTCTGGAATCTCTGGCATAAGCGGTTATAGTGGATATTCTGGTTTAGAGGGAATCGAAGGCTTATCTGGTTATAGCGGTATTTCTGGATATTCAGGAATTTCGGGTTATTCTGGTCTTGAAGGAGCGGAAGGCTTAAGTGGTTATTCAGGAATAAGCGGTTACAGTGGTATTTCTGGCTACTCTGGGCTTGAAGGTGTAGAGGGTTTAAGTGGCTATTCTGGGATTTCTGGCTACAGTGGCTTATTTGGAATAAGTGGTTATTCGGGAATTAGCGGATACAGTGGTATCGAAGGCACTGAAGGATATTCTGGCTACAGTGGCGTAAGCGGATACTCTGGAATCTCTGGCATAAGTGGTTATAGTGGTGTTGAAGGAGCGGAAGGCTTAAGTGGATACTCTGGCATTGAAGGAGCCCAAGGATTATCTGGATATTCAGGCATTAGTGGATACTCTGGCATTGAAGGAGCCCAAGGATTATCTGGTTATTCAGGCATTAGTGGATACTCTGGTATTGAAGGAGCTCAAGGATTATCTGGTTATTCAGGCATTAGCGGTATCTCTGGATACTCTGGAATAAGCGGATATAGTGGAATAAGTGGTATTTCTGGATATTCTGGAGCTCAATTTGTTGGTTCTTCTGGTTATTCAGGTATTTCTGGATATTCTGGTATAAGCGGTTACTCTGGAATAAGTGGTTATAGTGGTATCTCTGGATATTCTGGAATAACTGGTATTTCTGGTTACTCAGGAATAAGTGGTATTAGTGGAATAAGTGGATACTCTGGAATAAGTGGATACAGTGGTATTTCTGGATACTCCGGAATAGAAGGTACTGAAGGGTTATCGGGTTACTCTGGTATAAGTGGGTACAGTGGAATTTCTGGCTACTCAGGAATAAGTGGTTACTCAGGGTTAGAAGGTGCTTATAGTGCTAGTGGGTATTCTGGTATAAGTGGATACAGCGGAATATCGGGTTATTCTGGGCTATCTGGTTATAAAGGTCTTAACTGGACTGGGAACTGGGACTCTACAACTACGTACTATGTAAATGACGTAGTCTATCATGAAGGCTCGTCTTACGTATGCGTGCAAGAAAATATAAATCAAGAACCGCCTAACGAAGATTATTGGCAACTTCTAGCTTTAGCTGGTGTTCCAGGTTATACTTCTCAGCAAGCCAGTATGTATCGTTCGGGGGCTAACCAACCTATTCCAAACGTTACTTGGACTAAGGTACAGCTTAACGCAATTAGTTTTGACCCTTACAATATTTGTAATGTTTCAAATTATAGAATTAAACCAACGGAAGCAGGATATTATTTAGTTGTTGGATATGGAAGTATTGATTTAGGTAGTGGAAATGTTTTTGTTGTAGCTATTTATAAGAATGGTAGTCTATTGGTCTACGGAACGGATGTAGCTTTACAATCTGGGATAGGTTATACGAGAAGTATTGCATCGCAGATTGTTTACATGAATGGTAGCACTGACTATTTAGAACTGTGGTGTTACCAGCAGAGTGGAACTACAAGGTCACTGTTATCAGGAAGTGAAAATACATATCTATCAATAGTAAGCATTGCAGGTCCACAGGGTTCAAGCGGATACTCTGGATTAAGTGGATATAGCGGAATAAGTGGTTATAGTGGCATACAAGGATTATCTGGTTACTCTGGAATTTCTGGAATAAGCGGTTTCAGTGGATATTCTGGCTTAGAGGGAACTGAAGGTTTATCTGGTTATAGCGGTGTCTCTGGATATTCAGGTATTAGCGGTTACTCTGGAATAAGTGGTATCTCTGGATATTCTGGAGCTCAATTTGTTGGTTCTTCTGGTTACTCAGGTATTTCTGGATACTCTGGAATAGAAGGAGTCGAAGGCTTAAGTGGATACTCTGGAATAAGTGGCTATAGTGGTATTGAAGGAGCAGAGGGCTTAAGTGGTTATTCAGGAATTTCTGGTTACTCTGGAATAAGTGGTTACTCTGGAATTTCTGGTTACTCTGGAATAGAAGGAGTAGAAGGCTTAAGTGGCTATAGCGGTCGTTCTGGATACTCTGGCATTAGTGGCTATAGTGGTATTGAAGGCGTAGAAGGCTTAAGCGGTTACTCTGGAATAAGTGGATATAGCGGCGTCTCTGGTTACTCCGGAATAGAAGGCTTATCTGGCTACTCTGGCATAAGCGGTTACTCTGGAATAAGTGGATATAGCGGCGTCTCTGGTTACTCTGGAATAGAAGGTACAGAAGGCTTAAGTGGTTATTCCGGCATAAGCGGATATTCAGGAATTTCAGGCCTATCTGGCTATTCTGGAATAAGTGGTTACAGTGGTATTTCTGGTTACTCTGGTCTTGAAGGTGTGGAAGGCTTAAGCGGTTATTCTGGGATTTCTGGATACTCTGGAATCTCTGGATACTCTGGGATAGAAGGAGTCGAAGGCTTAAGTGGATATTCAGGTATTAGCGGATATTCTGGATATTCTGGCATAAGTGGTTATAGTGGTGTTGAAGGAGCGGAAGGCTTAAGTGGTTACTCTGGTGCAAGTGGATATAGTGGTATTTCTGGTTACTCTGGAATAGAAGGCTTATCTGGGTATTCTGGTATCTCTGGTTACTCTGGGGTTTCTGGATACTCTGGTATCTCTGGAATAAGTGGATACAGCGGAATATCGGGTTATTCTGGGCTATCTGGTTATAAAGGTCTTAACTGGACTGGGTACTGGGACTCTACAACTACGTACTATGTAAATGACGTAGTCTATCACGAAGGCTCATCTTACGTATGCATACAAGAAAACATAAACCAAGAACCGCCTAACGAAGATTATTGGCAACTGCTGGCCCTTGGTGGGACTTCAGGTTATAGTGGGATCTCTGGGTATTCTGGTATAAGTGGATATTCAGGTATTAGCGGATACTCTGGAATAGAAGGCGCAGAGGGCTTAAGCGGATACTCTGGTGTAAGTGGATATAGTGGGGTCTCTGGATATTCAGGCATTAGTGGATACTCTGGCATTGAAGGAGCCCAAGGATTATCTGGTTACTCTGGAAGAAGTGGTTATAGTGGTATTTCTGGATACTCTGGAATTTCTGGATACTCTGGGATAGAAGGAGTCGAAGGCTTAAGTGGTTACAGTGGTATTTCTGGATATTCTGGAATAAGCGGATATAGTGGTATTAGTGGAACTTCTGGTTACTCTGGAATAAGTGGTATTAGTGGTTATAGTGGTATTGAAGGTGTAGGAGGCTTAAGCGGTTATTCAGGAATAAGCGGTTACAGTGGTATATCTGGTTACTCTGGCATTGAAGGAGGCCAAGGATTATCTGGTTATTCAGGCATTAGCGGCATTTCTGGGTACTCTGGAATAAGCGGTTATTCTGGTGTTTCAGGTTACTCTGGGATTTCGGGTATAAGTGGATATTCTGGGAGAAGTGGGTATAGCGGTGTAAGTGGATATTCTGGTACTTCTGGAATAAGTGGTTATTCTGGCATTAGCGGTATCTCTGGATATTCTGGAGCTCAATTTGTCGGTTCTTCTGGCTACTCAGGAATAAGCGGTTATAGTGGATGTTCTGGCATTTCTGGAATAAGCGGATATAGTGGTATTAGTGGAATAAGCGGATACTCTGGTAGAAGTGGTTATAGTGGTATTTCTGGCTACTCAGGAATAAGTGGTTATAGTGGAATAAGTGGTATATCTGGATACTCTGGTGTTTTGCCTCCTGGTTCATCAGGCCAAACATTAAGGCATGACGGCTCAAATTGGGTAGCTAACAGTTTAATTTTCAACGATGGTACTAACGTCGGTATTGGGACAACGAATCCAGGAGCAAAATTAGATGTAGATGGCACAATTTACGGCCAGTCGATTCGCCTGAATCGTCCTGGAGACGCCTCGTATATTTATCGGGACATATCAGAAACAGGAAATATTTCTATAGAAAACTATTGTGGTGGCATTAATTTAGAAACAGGAACTGTTGGTACTGATAGAGCAAGTCGTATTTATATCCAAAGCACCGGCAACGTTGGGATCGGGACAACTACAGCTACTGGTAAGTTTACTATTAAGGCGAAGGACGAAACTTACACAGGCTTGTTGTATATGGAGGCAAGTGGAAGCACAAATGCTTGGAATATGGCATTCGATAGTGCAACCGCTCCTAATCTTTGGCTTCAGTACAACGGAAGCTCAACGCCAATAATGCTTTGGAGAAATGACGGTAGTGTCGGTATTGGGACGACGAGCCCAAGTAATCTTCTGCATGTCTACGGAACATCAAATATAGTCGCAAGGTTTGAAAGATTTACGAGTGGAATTGCAAATGAGGGGGCCATTGAGGTAGTTGGTAACGATGCTTCTAATAATAAATACTCTTTGTATATAGGTTCGTCTCCTTCTAAGGGGCTTATTAGGACTCTTCAAAGTGTACCATTGCATTTTGGTGTAAATAGTGGGATAAATGTAACAATAGATACCAGCGGCAACGTCGGCATCGGTACGACGGGACCAGTTGCAAATTTACATATTCAGCAGACTACAGGTACGGGTATTTCTTTAAGACGAACGGGGGGCGAAGCAATTTTTCAGATTGTGGGAGATGGAGGTGCCAACTATTTGGCAATGGATACCGCCACGAGTAATCTTTATATTGGTGGCACTCCTACTGGAGCTGGTGGTCAGTATCCAACGATGACAGTAGGAGCAAACAATGGCAACGTCGGTATTGGGACGACGAGTCCACTAGGGAAATTGCATATAGTATATCCTGAAGTATGCATTCCCATATTTGAGAATAACTATGGTTCAGGTCTTGGTTTAAATAGAATTTTGATGAAGACTTATCTTCAAGGCTATACCTATATTGAGATGAATAGTAATAATCAAGGAACTCCTTTCTCTTGGAAAATAGGATTAACAGATAGTGCAGATAGATTCCGCATATTGAGAGAAAGTTCAGAATTTTTGTCGATATTAAATACCGGCAATGTCGGCATCGGGACGACAGAACCGGTTGGAAATCTTGATATAGAAGCTACAGCAGTAAACACTATTGGTCATTTGGTTGTTAATAGAGCAAATTATGGCGGTTTGGGTGGAGAATTAACTATTAGAAATTCAGCGGGAGGAGCTAATGCCGCAGGAGCTATTGCTTTTGAGTTAGATGGATCTACAGCTTTTGGTTCAGATGAGAGTAATGCGAGCAATGCGGAAATCAGAGCAGTTAACAATGGAATTTTAAGCAACTCGACTGACTTGTTATTCTCTAATTGGTCTGGGAGCGCAGAAAACGTAAATATGATTATAAGATATAACGGCAACGTCGGCATTGGGACGACAGATCCACAAGCGAAGTTGCACATAGAGGGAGGAGGTAGCGGTTATGTTTTGCGTATTGGGAGTTCGGGAGCAAGTGGAATAGTCAACTATGCTGCTGGAGGAGGAGGAACATCGACAGTTTCAGTTTTTGGGCGAGGAGGATTAGATTTTAACTGGGGTGATGCATCAGTACGAGTTTACGATACTGGAGCTACAAGATTATTAAAGCTTGGTGAAAATGCTGGGTCAGGACAAAATGTCCATGTAATAATGGGAATAAATGGAAATGTCGGCATTGGAACAACAATTCCAGGTGCAAAATTAGAAGTTTCTGGTGGAAATATATTAGTAACCGCAACGAGTCCAACTGTTCAGCTTAGCGGTAGTATAACGAGTGGTAGATTTGGGCAAGATAGTGTCGGTAGTTTTATTGCATCGGACACAAACAGTGCAGCATTACGTTTTCTAACCAATAATGGTTCTCTAAATGAGTGGGTGAGAATAACAGCAAATGGCAGAGTCGGCATTGGAACGACTGGACCAACTAATACATTACATGTTGCTGGCACTTCAACCTACAATGTAGATAGTGGAATAGCTTTAAGAGTATCGGATGCAACGACAACAACGAAAGGGATAAATATTGGTTATGACACAAATCTTGATAGGGGCTTCTTACAGGCAGGAAACTTTGGACAATATTACAGTGACTTATTATTGAATCCAAATGCAGGCAATGTAGGTGTCGGAACGACGGCACCAAATGCTAAATTAGAAGTTGCAGGCACAATTAGAGCGACATCGTTTGCTAGTCCTCCAAGTGGTAGCGGGTCTAGCCTTGAGTTGGGTTGGAATGGAACATATGGCATAATTCAAGCCTACGATAGAACCGCAGATAGTGTAAAGCCATTGGTGCTTAATTACAATGGCGGAAATATAATAATGATTCCTACTGGTACTGGTAACGTCGGCATTGGGGCAACGAATCCAGGAGCAAGAGTAGATATTGTTCCTTCGTCTTCGAGTGACGTAGTTTTCAGAACCAAATCTTTGCAGTCCACCGCTCCGCTTGGAACTGAACTTGTCTCAAATGGTAACTTTTCCACGGTTCCTGACACTTCTTGGACATGGGGCAGTGGGTGGACACATGATACGACAAATTTAGAAGCTGACCATACGCCTGGAAATACTGCTGCTTTAACGCAAAACATTAATGTGGTTAATGGGCAGACTTATCACGTACAACTAACCATAAAAAATAGAACGGCGGGTTCAGTTACTCTTGACATAAATGGGGTTTATATTTACCTCTATAGTTCAATCACTACTTTCGTTACTAACGGTACTTTTAGCCGCTCTCTCGTTGCTAACACGACAGGGTCGGCAACCTTGCGTATTACCCCAAGTTCCGATTTTAATGGTAGTGTAGATGATATTTCGGTCAAGCAAATTACTGGAGTTTCTCAACCCAATTTTAGTTTAGTGGATGATGCGAGTAGTGTGGTAGCTGAGTTGAGGGGGAAAAACTCTCTTAGTAATATCGGCTTGGGAACAGATTCTCTTCGCTACAACACGACTGGTTATAGTAATTGTGCGGTAGGTACGAGTGCTCTTTATAGTAATACTACTGGTTATGAGAATACTGCAGTAGGTACGAGTGCTCTTTATAATAACACTACTGGTTTTTTTAATACTGCGCTAGGTGCAAAAGCTCTTTATACTAATACTACTGGTATAGGGAACTTAGCATTAGGCAGAGAGGCTCTTTTTAGTAACACTACTGGTTATTATAATACTGCAGTAGGTATGAGTGCTCTTTATAATAACACTACTGGTTATTATAATACTGCAGTAGGTATGAGTGCTCTTTATAATAACACTACTGGTTATTATAATACTGCGCTAGGTATAGGTGCTGGGCAGTACATTGCAGACGGATCATCCCCTAACCAAACTTCATATAATTCTGTCTATTTGGGTTATAATACAAAAGCATCGGCTAATGGGGATACTAATGAGATAGTAATTGGATATAATGCTACAGGAGCAGGAAGTAATTCTGTTGTTCTTGGAAACGACTCTATTACAAAGACTATATTAAAAGGCAAAGTCGGCATTGGAACGGCGGACCCCCCAGAGAAATTGACTGTCTATTCGCCATCTTCAACCGATGCTTTTATTCGTGTCTCCTCTCCAGATGGTTGTAAAGCAGGGATCAAGTTTGGTGAAGACCAGAATTCATCACAAACATGGGGACACAGAATTTTATACGATGGATATAACGATCTTGTTTTATTCCAAAATATTCGTAATACAGTAGTGAATGAGGTAATGGCTTTCGATAGTAGCAACAGGGTCGGCATTGGGACGACGAGTATGAATGTAAAGCTTGCTGTCAATGGAGCAATAGAGTCACTTACAACACCTAGCAGTGACATGAATACAGCCGGACTTATTCTAAAAGACGAAACTACCAGCGGAAGATGGCAGGTACATTCGCATGGAGACATACTTAGGATGTACAATGGTTCTATCGAAACCATTGTAGGGGAACAAACTTCAACAATACTTCTTAAGGAAAACATTGTCCCCTTAACTGGTGCCTTAGATAAAATCAAGCAATTACACGCCATCTCCTTCAAGTTTAAGCCTGAAATTTATGGCGGAAAACAGAGTATCGGTTTTAGTGCCGAAGAGGTGAGGAACATTATACCAGAAGTCGTCACCATGGATAAAGATGGCGTCTATCCGATTTCTATTAACTACGGGTTGTTAAGCACAGTTGCAATTCAAGGTATTAAGGAGCTTTATGGAAAAGTCAGGGGTATTGAGACAACGGGACAAGGGAATCTAGTAATAAACCAAGGCAACGTCGGTATTGGAACGACTACTCCAGGTGGTTCATCCACAGTTGGAACGAAAGTATTGTCTATTTCCGCCGGCACAGAACCAAGTGGCGGTGTAGATGGTCAGGTAAGTCTGTTTAGCAAGGATGTTTCTAATTCTGCAGAACTCTTCGTTATGGACGAAGCAGGAAACAAGACTCAATTAAGCCCACACCCTGGAGACTTCTTAGATAATCTACCAGTTGACGATAGGCCATATCCTTGGGCATACTTGGCTGAAAATGAGTATCTTGGAAAGAGGATAAAAGTAGATTTAGCGGGTTTGGTGGCCGCCATAGAGAAGTTGACTGGCGAGAAGTTCATGTATATTGAAGACATTCCGCGACGGAATTGGGACGAAGATCAAGAAGCTCAAAGACTTGCTCGTGAGAAAGAAATACAAGCTGTCTTGCAACAGATAGCCGATCTTGAGCAGAAAATTGAATCTGAAGCAGACGCAGAAAAGAAGCAGGAATTAATCAAGCAGAAAGAGGAGATTGTCGTTCCAGAGCCTTATGTGAAGAAGAACCTGCCCAAGTGGATAGCTGCAAGACTAAGACAGGAGCAGATGTCTGAAGCCTAATGGAACCTGTAGAACAAACTTCTGGAATAGAATACTTATCCTAAATGTTTATCTCACAAAATTTAAGGGATGACCAGTAAATTAGTCCAAGAATAAATTTAGTTAGACCATTCCGCAACTACTATTTTTCAGTTTGGTTGCGGAATTTTATTCGATAGAAGAGAACTTAGTTCTAAACTAAGATTTAGTGAAACTGAACCCGGGGGTGTAGAAGATGAAATAAGGGTTCAGTATAATAAAAGGAGGAAATATGACAATGACGACGAAAATTAAAGACAGAATCGAGGAGTTAAGGAAAGAGAATGATGCAGACAACCAGAAGCTAATTGAGTTAGAACAGAGGAAGAGTTTACTAATCCAGGAAATTTTGGTAAGGAATGGAAGAATTTTGGAACTAGAAAAACTATTGGATGAGACAGACCGAAAAGAAGCGGACTAAATATAGCTAGAACAGCTATCGAACTTCCACCAAAAATTTGACTCTTTTACACTACAATGGAATAAGGTGTTTACGCTGCTATAGCATAATATTGAGGAAAGAGTGAATGACTTCTAGATCTGAGTTGGAGGTAAGAAGAGGAACAAATAAATAAAAGTCTAGGGAGGACAAAAGATGGGAATAAAAGTTCTTAGGGAAATATTAGACGAAGAGATAGCTGATTTCGTCAATAAATTAAACGAGTTTTCGTTTCTACAAACAAGGTCATCTTGCTCAGGATACGGAGACCCAGAAACAGAAAACTCTAGGTCAGATGGAGTTAATAGAGTGTGGCGAGGACGACCATATATTTCGTTTTGGGTGCTCGAACCAGAAGCGTACCAGTTTGTCGAACATGTTATGAGAGAACTAGTTTTCGACCACCGCGCTGCAGATGCTCCAGAAAAGCAGCCAGCATATGCAGAAAAACTAAGCAAGTTTGAAATACAAGACGATGGAAAGCAGCTTATCCACGCTACATTAGAGTGGAGAAACGACAAAATGGTAGTTAGTATCTATATAGATGACAGAGACCGAAACCCAGAAACAATAATGAAGATATGGAAACTATTTGAGAGTGCTGTAGACTCTTACAAGACAAAAGGGTGAGAGTGTTAGATTGCTAAGTACAGTTAGAAAAAGGTGCGAGAAAAATGAAATTTGTTTTTATCTTAACTTTGCTTGTCTTGCTTTTGGCGCCAGGTTACACTGCATCTTATGACAAATTTCACTCTCAGTTTCCAGGAGTTACTGATGAAAGAGATTTTGTCAATTTCGAAAACTGGATTGTAGAAGTTAAGACAGTCGGTTATGCGTTGGGTATTCTTCCTGAGAAGTTTAGAGGGAAAGAGAAGAGTTGTCTGAGCATCGGAACGTTTGAGTTACAAGCGAGTGGTTTCGTTGTGCAAGGCGGGTTTATAGTGGCAGCGAACCATGTAGTCTCACCTCACTACGTTCTTATAAAGACAGATTACCACGTAGTTTGGAAAGTCCCAGTTACTAGTGTTCTTTCGAAAACTATAATTATTAATGAGTATATACCAGCTACTGTTATTTGGCAAGACGAAAAAGCGGATATAGCTGTCCTTCTCCCAGTGTACGACCGTAATATGACTCTAGAAGGAGTGTCCTTTAAGATGGAGAGTGCGGCCGTTGAGGAGGGTGATGCAGTTTCAATAGTAGTTAGAGAAGTGTTCGAAAATGGGGAGCGTGGCTCTTGGCACGAGATCAGACAAGGACGTGTTATATCGCCATATCCTCTTTCTGTATTTACTCCTGAGTTTGGAGACTTACACCTCTTAACTCAAGCTGAGTTAGAGCCAACGGACATAACTCATTCTACTACTCTCTACCCTGGAGATAGTGGCTCGCCATTAATTGCTTACAAAGAAGGCGAACCCGTAATAGTTGGTGTTGTAACTAAAATGATAGCACTTCGTGTAACTCTAACTGATGTTGTAGTCTTTTACTATGCAACAAGAATAGACAAGGCAAAAAGATTTATTGAAGCATATATAGATTTACAGAGAAGGGAGAAAATAAATTGAAGTTAGATTTTCCAATTAGGTCCTGTACTATTGACTTAACTGAAAGATGCAACCTACGATGTAAGTACTGCTTTACTTATGGAGTGGGCAAGCGAGATTTAACTTTCGAACAAGGAAAAAAGACTATCGATTGGTTATTCCGCGATGAAGTAAGTCAAGCCGACGACATTAGTATAGATTGGTGGGGGGGTGAGCCTTTCTTAAAGTTTGACTTGATGAGACGCTTGAGTGACTATGTTTTAGAGAAAGCACATAAGACTAGGAAAAGAGTAATGATGGGTGGGACATCTAACGTTACTCTGTGGACACCAAAAGTAATCGATTGGATGAATAACCATAACATCTATTTCCTAATGTCTATAGACGGCGTTGGCGCAGCACAAGATACATTTAGACCGATGGCAGGGAAGAAAAAGAGCAGTTGGAACGTAATAAAGAGAAGATTGCCGTATATCGTTAGTAAGATTCCGTTTATAAAGTCTAGATCATCCCCTGCACCAGCAACGATACATCTTTTTGCAGATTCAGTAAAAGAGCTCTATAATACTTACAAGCTAAAAGACCAAACGTTTTCTCCAGTCTTCGAGATGGAGTGGACTGACGATAAACTCAAGATAGCGAAAGAGCAGTTATTTGCACTAGCTGATTTCATGATTGAGTTAGCGAAGAAGAGTGAAAGACTAGCAGTTAAGCATTTTGACGATGGAGCAGCAAAGCTTGAAACGGGATCAATAAAACCAGAATGGCCATGTGGAGCTGGGAGGTTCTACGTTGGTATCGGTGTCGATGGATACATTTATCCATGTCATCGGTTTAATAAGTATGATCGGCCTGTAAGTGAGAAGTACTGTATTGGTAGTATAGACGAAGGAATTACTAGACCAGACTTAAGAGAACCGTTCTTAAAATTCTTAGACTTGGCACCTCCAGAGAAGTGCAAAAACTGTAAGTGGTACGGTAGAACGTGCAATATCGGCTGCTATGCTATTAACTTTGACTTAACTGGAAGCATCTTCACTCCTGGAGAAAATCATTGCAGATGGATGGAAGTGCAAGGTGAAGCTATTGAATACTTTTACAAGAAAATTAAAGAAAATAATCTACCGCTTCCAAAACCGGCTTTTCCACAGCCACAAATAGGAGGAATGAGAATGGCAGGGTCATGTATATGCAACAATATGTGTTACTTAGAGGGAACTGAGAGAGAAGTAAAGACAGTAGACTGGTCTACAGGATTCGCTTGTCAGTGCTATAACACGAACTACGCTGGTGGTTTAGCAGACCAAGCAAGGCAATTAACTCAAGAAGAGATGCTAAAGATTTCACCTCGTCCAGCTAGTCAGTATGAGCTATTACAGAAGTTGGTAAACAGACTAGACGAAATGCAAGAGACTAACAAGCAGCTTCTTGATGTGATTACGAAGCTCGCAAGTTCGTTAGCAGAAAAGTAAGACTAAAAAAGAGAGGTAGAAGTACATGAAAGTGAAATTACTCGTACTAGCAGCTATCTTCTTAGCTGTTAGTCCTTTCCAAGTAGAAGGACAGGATAAAATCCCAGCACAAAAGCCATGTCCGAAAACTACAATGGTCACCGATTGCTTGAAATGTCATGCTGTCGGTACATTTAAAGTTATCAGACCCCCGTCTGCTTTTTCTCACGTTGAGTTTCCTGTTGCTATGGAGTTAAGGCAGAGTGAAGACGGGAAAGTATACGGAATTTACAGACTACGAGACGTTAATGCAGACGAAGTAGATCGGTTCCTCTATTTCCTGAAGAGTGCAGGCATCAAGCATGCTGTAATCGAAATTTTCAGTCCCGGAGGTAGTCTCTTCGGTGCTCAAAAGATAGTTGCTCACATGGAAGAGTTCCAAAATTCTGGAGGAATTGTAGAAACTAGAATATATGGAGCTGCCTTGTCAGCTGGTTTCTACATATTTGTAGCAGGAACTAAAGGGTACAGATTTGTCCACCCGGATGCTGAGCTGATGTGGCATGAGCTAATATCTTTAGAAGGAGTTGGATTTGTCTTTAAAACTCCATCGGACTCCGAAGAGAGATCTAGGATCTTAAGACATCTTCAAGACGTTAGAAATTCGTATTTAGCTGCGAGGTCGAAAATAACTAAAGAAAAGCTTGACGAAATGGTTAGAAAAAGAGAGTGGTGGATGACGGGAAAAGATGCTATAAAGTATGGCTTTGCCGACGGCTACATTGGCATTAGCTCTAATAAAAAGTAAGGAGAATACTAGTGCTTATTGTTTCTTCAGTCTTTGACAATGAAAACAATCCAGTCGTTGGTGAGTCAGATAGCACAAGCTTAAAAATCATGAGAGAATCTGACGGATTTTTTTACGACTGGCATGACTCTACTTTCAAGAGTTCTGGATGGTTGGAAGTAGAGACTACAATGGAAGAGACGAGCCCAACGGTAGCTCCAGGATACTACCAGAAAAACGTCAACGAGAGTAGTTGGCAAGACGACGTTTACTTGTTAATCTTTAACTTTAACAATGGTTCGGTAATTGTAAATGGGTCTCAAGAAGCAGAAGTAGTAGATGGAAAGATAGTCAGTTTCTCAACGAGCGACAACGTAAAAGTTATTGCAGAAGACCAGAAAAGGTTGTTAGGGTTAGTGCATGAGAACATATTTATTGATAATACAGAGTACGACGCAACAGGAAATTTAATAGCAGCGAGAGTTAGAATTTACTCAGATGCAAGCTCTGTCGGAACAGACTTGAACGTTATAGGAACTTACACGATTCAAGTAGTTACATCTGGAGCTGGAAAGTTCGTTTCGTGGAGTCAGAGAAGAGAATAAAGGAGACATTTTTAAGTGCAACCAGTAGCAATAGCAACATTAGGAATGTTTTCCGGGGTTGGTATAGGAGTTGGCAGTAGTGGTCCTGTGCTAATTCCAGAAGAAAAGAAAAAACCAGTACTCCGAGTCTTGAATGTAGAAGTCTCCACTTCTGAGAGTTCGAATCAAGAATCTATTGTAATTCGGGGAGTTATTAATGGAGACTAAAGTACATGCTGGAAATAAGCAGTTCAAAAAATAAGACTATAAAGTTTCAGATCGAGCTGTCTGGAGCAAACGTAGCAGAACTCGACGGAAAGTTAAGGCTTATAATCGACAATGTTGAGTACGGCTTTCCTGTCCAGATCAGTTCTGAAACTATTGTAGCAGAACTACCAGCTTTAAATCAAGTAGTAAAGAAGTCTCTCAAAGAGGGAGACGAAATCGAAGGGAGACTTGACGTAGTAAGTGGTGACACGATTATAGTTCCCTGGACTGGTAAGTTCGTAATCAGGAATCCTTTAAAGTTAGAAGTAAAGTCAGTTGTGGGTGACGTAAAAGAAGTAAAGAAGCCTGCTCTAAGAGTAAAAGAAGCAGAGTCGTCTCCAGAGGAACCTAAGAAAGAAAGAGTGAAGAAGAGTAAAAAACTAGACTCAGAAAAAAGTAAAAAGCTAAGCTCAGAAAAAGAAGAGAAGCTATTAGAAAATGTAAAAGTCACTAAAGAAATGGTGATGAGATTTATAGAGCTAAAAGGAACGAAGAACCCGAAGATGAAAGAAGTCATCTATAACAGAGCTTTGCAAGAAGCTAAAAGTGACGACCCAAAAGACGTCTTAATGAAGGTAGTAAACTTCTACAAGTCATTGAGGAAAAATAGTGAGCAAAAAAGTTTTGGAACTTAGTATTGGGTCTATCTCTTTAGTTAAAAAGCAAGAAGTTAGTGAGCCAGACAAGTCTTATATAAATGAAGAAGCTACACAGAAATTTAAAACTTTGCAAGCACCCGTAAGAAGTAGGGAACTTGCAATTACTATTTGTAGAGAGAACAGAAAACTAGGGAGAGGATAGTATGCCAGTGCCTAGTCTCAAGACAGCTATTGAAATCTTAAGAGATTTCGACGTCGAGTCAGACTCCACCAGTGAACTTCGAAGAGCTGCTTCAATAGTTTTAGCAAACAATATAAGACCTAAGGACATCATGATTGCAATAGACTTAATCGAAGATGAAGATTACGATGAAGCAGAAGAGCATATTGACAAAGCTATCGAAGATCTCGAAGAGATCTATAAAAAACGTGGTTATTAGAGGAGAAAAAACATGGCAACTGAGTTAGAACTAGTGGCCACAAAGTTCTTGAACGAGTTAGCTTCTGACTCTGCTTTTAAGACTCTGCTTTACTTTGGGGAACTGATCGAAAACAAGCAAGATCCGGAAGCAGTCGAAGTTCGTTTGTATGAACAAATAGCTAATCTAGTAGAAGAGTTAAAGAGACTAGAAGCAAACGTAAGGAGCTACGTTCGAGAATGTAGAGGGACTCCCCTTGGCGACAAACTGAGTCAACTCTACGAAGAGGCATCTTTCGACGGAAGCGGCTCGCTTCTAAAAGACTAACGACACTTTTCTTAAACACACCTGCATTAAGAAACTTCTACATTTTTTCCAGAATATTTTCAATATGTTACAAGAGTGAAAATCGTCTTTTTTAGTGGTTCGTTAGTATTACAAAGACTTCTTTCTGGTTAATCCAAGAGGGGAGATAACTCTATGGAATCTAAGTGTTCTTTTTGTAAGATGATAAAAGAGAAAAAAGCCTGGGAGGAAGACGGATTTGTCGGTTTGTCGTGCACTCCCTGCAAGAATGTCTTTGTCACTTGCAGAGAACATAAGCCGAAACTGACGGAGCAAGAGCTAGAAAAGGCTAAAAAGATAGTACAAAAGCATCATCCAGATTTCGAAATAATTACTTTAAATGCGAATAGGAATCTGTGGCATTGGTACTGTTATGCTAGGAAGAAAGACAAATGAAAGTTACAGTTCTTGGAACATGCTGTTCTGTGCACTTTCCTCGCCCAGGATGCACTTGCAAATCGTGTAGAGATCCCATTTTTCACAGAAGAGTGCACTCGTCTATTCTCATAGACAATATAATGATTGACTGTGGAAAAGATTGGGTCGAAGTTCCAGATGTCGTTAAACATATCATTATAACTCACTCCCATCCAGACCACGCCGGTGGCTTAAAATACAATCTAGACAAAGAACTTTACTTTTCTCCTGCTACGTTTAAAACTTTAAGAAACGTAGTAAAAATTCCTGACGAGAAACCTGTAGTTTTCTTAGAGTACGGTAACACTATCTTATTAAGACACAAAAGAGTTACTTTATTTCCAGTTTTACATTCCACTGTTGCACCAGCTTCTGCAGTTAAAATAGAGAACCTTCTCTACTGCCCAGACGTTAGAGAGTTACTAGATAAGAGTGCTAGTCTGCATAAAGTAGATGTTTACATAGGTGACGGGTCGTCTTTAAAAAAGAACTTGTACTTCAAAGAAGGTATTGGTCATAAGTCTATGCTAAATCAGATGGAGATAGTAAAGGGAAGAGTCAAAAGGGTATACTTCACTCACGTAGGTCATATCGGGCTATCTCACGATGAAATTAATGACGAACTGCAAAAAGCTAATAAAAAATTTGGCTTTGTAGAAGTGAAACTCTTGAAAGAAGGAGATATCCTGCTTGTATGATGGATATAACGATGACTGCTACTGTGCGGCCAAACATTGTAGCACAAACTTTAGACTCGTTCTGTAAGAACCTCTTTAAAGATACTTCTAACTTTAGACTGATTATAAATATAGATCCAGTTGGTGAAAGAGACAAGACACAAGCAGACGTCTTGAATGTAGCTAAAAACTTCTTTACACATGTGGTTTATAATTTTCCTCTTAAGCCAAGCTTTCCTAAAGCAGTAATGTGGTGTTGGCACCAAGTCAATCCAGACACAGATTTCTTCTTCCATTTAGAAGACGACTGGATTATCCTTCGAGAAACTAGAATAGACCACATGGTAAAAATAATGGAAAAACATCCGCACCTTGCAGCATTAAGGCTCAATAAGTTTAGTAGTCATCCAACTGCTAAAGATAATGAACGATGTTATTTTTACGATGCAAAACTTTCTCTAAACCCTAGCCTTATGAGAGTTTCGTTCGTAAAAGGTGTTCTTCCTCTCATGACGGAGAAAGAAAATCCGGAAAAGCAGCTTCGTAAAGGCCCGACAGAAAGAGGACAATTTGTAGCTAAGTGGAACTTTGGAGTTTATCTTGGAAGTGGTAGGTCTGCTCTTGTTCAAGACATTGGTAGACCTTGGTTAGAAAGAAGTCCCTTCCAAAGACAAACAGGGTTTCTGGTATGGCAAAAGAAAGTTTGACTGTAGTTATTCCAACGTACGAACCTTTACTTTCAGATACAGCAGAATTGTGCACGCAGATTTCTAGAAATACTCTTTTGCCAGAGAAAGTCGTCATAATCGACAACACCGCTTCAAAGCAATTCGTCTGCCCGAAGTTAGACTTAGACTTAGAAGTAGTTTGGTTCGGCAAAAATATTGGAGTTAATAGATCTTGGAACTACGGACTTAGCATAGCAAAAACCACTTTAGTGTCAGTACTTAATGCTGATATCTTTCTACCACAGCGATTCTTTGAGAAGATAGTCCAACCCTTTAGTGACCAGAGCGTTGGTATTGTAGTTCCACTTAGTACTACTAAAAGAGAAGCATTCAGCTTTTCTGAAGAATGTAGTGAAGCGATAGCAACAGACTTTTTGGGTCGGCAGGGATGGGCATGGACAATTAGAAGAGCAGTTCTGGAAAAAGTTTCACCCATTCCAGAAGAGTTGCAAATGTTTTTTGGGGACGATTTTATTTTTGCTTGCGTGAGAGAACTTGGTTATAAAGTTGTTCTAGTTACGAACACTCTGGTTTTGCATAAAGTTGGTGTTAGTTCTAGTGTTGGTAGAAATACCGAAGTAGACAAGATCTATAAAAAAGAAAAACAAGAATGGAATAGAATTAAGCAAAATATAGGAGAGTATGTACGAAGATGACATCTTTTCAAGAAGCACTAAAAGCGAACAAATTCAATGAGTTTTCTCTATTTCTAGTTGAGCTTGTTAAAGTTATGAAAGTTCATACGTATGTAGAGCTTGGTGTCTCAAGGGGCTACACTTTTAATAAGATTTCCCCGCACGTGGAAAAAGCTATTGCCGTAGACATTACACCAATGCCGTATGTAGCAAGATTGCCAAACGTAAGAGTATACACGATGTCTACGCAAGATTTCAGTAAGGTATGGAAAGATCCGATTGACTTCTTATTTATAGATGCAGACCATAGAAAGGAAGCTGTCTTAAGAGACTTCTACCTTTTCTTACCCTATGTCAAGACAAATACTGGCTTAATTGCTTTGCATGACACTTTACCAGCTTATAGAGAACTGCTTGACGATAAGTACTGTAGTAACGCATGGGAAGCAGTTAAGGAAATAAAAGAAGACCTGGGGAATACTATTGAAATGCTTTCTATTCCGAGTGGTTGGGCTGGATTAACTTTAGTAAGGAAAGTTTCAAAACCACTACTTTTTTAGCATGGAAGTGCGTTAAATGGTAGAATGCGACTATGTGAAGACCGAGTCATTTCTAAGAAGCATTCTGGGGGGAAGAAACTTACATAGTAGCGACTGTCTCTAGAAGCAGAAGTTCTTTCTATGTGGTCGAGACACCTGCCGCAAGATTGAGACTTGATATTGTAGATAATAACGACAGAACGGAAGAGAATATTCGACTAAGGAAAATAGCGGAAAGGAACAACGTTAACTTATCGAAACTATTAGTGTATTTTGAAATTGAAGGTAAAGTCTGTATTCTTACTGAGTGGATTGAAGGACAGACTCTTCTAGAGATCAGTTCTGCTGGTAAGGATACTCCTGACATGTATATCGAGTTTGGACGCGTAGTGGGAAAACTAAATTCTATAAAGGAAGGTGAATTAGTTTTAGCAAACCCAGATATAAGACTTTCGAACGTTGTTGTAAACAGTGTTGGAGATATCTTTTTAGTAGACCATGAAATGCTGCAACTCCTACGACTAGAGGAATTATGGGATTACCTGGCTAGAGCTATGTTGTGGAAGAAGTGTATGGGTGGCATTAAAGAAAGAGTTGAAGCTTTCCTATCTGGGTACTCTCAGTTTCACGACATAAAGCCGGTAACGGAGAAAATGCAATGGACAGAAACTATATCGTTAGAAAAGTACAAGAGCTAGCCCCGTGGTACCAGACAATCGACTTTGACGGAGTAGTAAGTAACAATAAAAATAAGAGTTCCATAGATGTGTGGAACAAAATTAAAACTTTTCTGCCAGAATCTCTCGAAGGTATGCGAGTTCTTGACTTGGGTTCTAATGCTGGATTATACAGCGTATGTGCTGCTCTATTAGGTGCGGAAGTCGTTAGCATAGAAGCTGTCGAAAAGTATTGTAAACAAGCTCTTTTTGTGCAAGAATTCTTCGAAAATAAGTACAAGAAAAAGCTAAAGATTACTAATATTATTTCTGACATCTTAGTTATAGACTTTAGCAAGCTTGGGAAGTTCGACTACATTTTTGCAATAGCTATATTGTATCATATAGGTTCGAACTTAAAAGATTCGAAGAAAACTTTAGATGAGCAAGTTAGAGTTATAGGAGAGCTGTGCAAGATAAGCAATAATATAATTGTGCGTTCCAGGGTTAGTGGTTATAGAGACGAGAAGTTCTTTATCGATGTGTTTTCTAAGTTTGGTTTCGAAGCTGTTAAATCGATTCCAGAAGTTGGTCGAACGTTAACGCTTTTTCAGAGGTTACAATGAGACATTCTATTAGGGCGTTTGTGAAAATAGTTTCCGAAGAAATTCCACTCTCAGAACCAATTTATGAGTTTGGCTCATTGCAAGTTCCTGGTCAAGAAAAATTTGCGGATGTGAGAGTGTTCTTTCCAGGAAAAGAGTACGTTGGTTTCGATTTAAGAAGTGGTCCTGGTGTTGACAAAGTTTTAGACGTTTACCATATAACTGAAGACTATTATGGGAAAGCTGGAACAATTCTTTGTCTTGATACAATTGAGCATTTTAGCGACCCTCTAAGGGCATTCGATATTTTCTTCAACGTTCTAAAAGACGACGGAATTCTCGTCGTTAGTTCGGTAATGGCGTTCCCAATACATAACTATCCTTGCGATTATTGGAGGTTTACCCCGCAAGGATTTCATCTTCTGCTCTCGAGATTTAAAGCTAGAGTAGTAGAGTCTGCTGGAAAAGAAGATTTTCCCCATACGGTAGTCGGCATTGGATTCAAGAAGACAACTCCAGACTTAAGTCGTTTTATCGAAAGATTGAAAACTTGGAAAGAAAGCTTGAAGAACACACACAAATGACTTTAAGCAAAAGAGGTTACTTAATCTGTAGAAATGCGAGCAAAGTAACTGAAAAAATTATTGAAACCAGTAGGAAAAGACGTTAGACAGGAGAAGAGTATGAGAATGTGGAATGTAGATCCAAAACTCCTTTGCAGGCAGCACTTGTTAGGCGAACACTTAGAGATGCACATGTTTTTGGGTTGTCTGAAGAAGGGTATAAGCTTGAAGGGTTATGTGGAAAAAGGGCTAGTTGAATTAGACAAAATAGTAGCTAGACACGACGAGCTAGCCGCGGAGATGAGAGCAAGGGGATTTTGTCATAAGAGTGAAATAAGCTGCCAGCAAGATCCACTTTGGTTTGGAGGTTGCATTGATATTGCTAGAAGTTTGCAAGATCTCTCTGACCGTTGCGTTGTGTGTAAAAAAAGAATAGAACGAGAGTTAGTCCTGCTACACTAGACTGATGGAAAATAGTAGAATGTTATGGGCATTTTAGAGTGTGAGTCTGCTAAAAAGTAAAGACCTTAGAAAAGATACTTGTCACTAAGGTTGACAAAATCATTATCCAAAAGAGGTAAAAAAAGTGTTCACTCAGCTCTGGCGTAATCCAAACTGTAGGTTATGTTCGCTTTATAAGAATGCAGAACACGTCTGTTTAATGGGTGTCGGGGCTATCCCAGCTGAAATTGCTATCTACGGAGAAGGACCAGGTAGAGACGAAGATAAAAAGGGAGAGCCCTTTGTCGGGATGTCTGGGAGAGTCATAACTAAAATCCTCGAAGACCTTGGCATTAGACGAGAAGATATTTTCATGTCTAATGTCGTTAAATGCAAAGTCACGGCACAAACTGGAAAGCCTACTGAAGAACAGATTCATACATGTACTGAGGTGTACACTACTTGGGAACTTAGAAGAGTTAGACCAAAACTAATAATTTGTCTTGGTAAAGCCGCGTTATATGGGATTACGAGACAGAAAGATAGTATCGAAAAGCTCCGTAGAACAGTTCTGAAGTCTGATGGAGAAAGGCGTATTCCGACAGTTGTAACTTACCACCCTGCTTTGAGTTTTCACAAAGGGAAAAAGATTGTTGAAGCAATACGAGACGACATAAGGTGGGCTATAGAAACAGTCTTAGGAAGGAAGATAACAATGAAAGTACGTGAGCAAAAAATGCCAAAACGTATTCCGCCGGGGAAATCGTTGTACGATAAGTATGTAAAAATGACCCCGACACAGTTAGATAAATCTATAAAAGACTATGAGAAAGAAGCCGGAATCTCTCAAAAAGATTTACAGAGAACTCAGGCTCTACTGAAGTCTAGACCAAAACCAGAAATCGCTAAACCTATAACGAAACTAAAACTAAGTGAAACTATTTCGCACTTGGTAGACTCATACTTGGAACAAGCTTGTCCTGGAAGCAAGGTCAGATCTGTGCGAAGAAGTTCTAAAGAAAGGAAAAAGTGAAAAATGAAGTTTAGAACCGACTTCGTAACGAACAGTTCTTCAGCTAGTTTTATCTTGTTTGTGGAATCGACTGCCGCAAACAAGCAAGAGTTTGAAGAATCGCTAAAAAAACTTTTTGCAGAGTATAGTAGAGACTTTCAGAAAGAAGAGTCTCTTCCAAAAAGTGAGCAAATAAAGCACATTTTTGGAAGTCTCTATGCTATTAATGACATGACAATCATGTTTAATGACTACGATGACGTCCCCCACTACATGCGGTACATGCTTCTGAGACATCATATAGACGATGACTTGCTAAAGTTTGGCATTAAGAGTTTAAAGTTGGAGATTGTCAGAAACCACATCTAGCTACATGTTGCTATGAGAACAAAAAATAAATAACGTGTGGCTTATCTTGTAGCAAAAAATAGGAGGAAAAAAGATGGGGATTAGGAAAAAGTTAAACATACTGATAGCTCTTAGAGAAGCTCTGTCCGAGCAACTCACGAAAAAAGAGCATAAGAAGTTTGTGCTCGAAGAAGCTTCAGACTACGAAGTTGTGCACTTAGTAGCGACTGGAAAGTTTCCGAAAGCGATAGCTGACTTAAAAGAAGAGTGGAGAGTGTTTGACGAAATTCGTCTTTATGTTTTAGAGAACTTCGGTAAATTCTGCGAGAAAGCTGGTGTCGAAGCTGCAGAAGAGTTTGTGCTTGAGTTCGATCCAGTTTCTCAGCTTGGTCTCTCTTCTTCGAAAAAATTCTTGGCTGAAAGTTACTTGATTGACGAGAACGGAAAGATAGTGTCTGAAGATGTTCTTCGAGAAGTTGTAAATGTTGTAGAAAACTTGGAGGAAGGAGCAGCTGGTAAATTAATACGAGCGCCTTTAAAACTGATCAAAGGTGCCAAGAAGCCCGCTGCAACGAAAGCAGCTGCTACGCAAAAGTTGAGAAACGCGTTAGCAGATATTGGGCAAAGAATATCGAATGGGAAAAAAGCTCTGGCTCAGTTAGCCCAAAGGATAAAAACATCCTCTGGTACTGCAAAAGAGAGTTTAAAAGCTCAGCATAAGAAACAAGCAGAACACTTAAAGAAACTTAGAGCAAAACAAGCACAACTAAAAGCAGAACTCATTAAGACAAGAGCCAGAAAAATAGCTCTTGGTGCTGGAGCAGCTGCTGGTGTCGCTGGTGCTTATGCCTACACGAAAAAGAAGAAGTAAGTGAGGGTTGCCAAAAGTCTGTTTTCACTAACTTCTTTTTCAAATAAAATATGACAAGCAAAGCTTTTACAAATTCTTTAAGAGTTGCTGCGTCTTCTCTTTGCGAAGACAGACAGCTTGCACGATTCTTCATGAAGGAGGCTACTACACACGACCTCCTCTCTTTCTTGACCTGTGGTAAGCTCGTTAAACGGAGTAGTCTTTTCTCAGAACTTTTCTTAGTGAGTGCTGTAAAAGAATCTGTTGCACAATGCTCGTGTTTGCTAGAGGGAATTGTTGAGAAAGATGTTGTCCAGGATTTTGTAGATGAGTTAGAGACACTTGAAAAGAGTGTGTTGCAAGAAGGCATTCGTTCGTGGCTTGCATCCAAACTTGGTTGGAAAATCGCTAAAAAAGCTGCTCTAGCTGGTGCTCTTGCAGCGGTTTTCCATACTACTGGAATTCCTATAGCGACGGGAATTCTTGTTGCTTTATTGATTTATGCAGCGTACAAGATCTTTACGAGATACTTCTCAAAAGCTGCTAGAGCGTGTTGGGGCAAGTCTGGAAAAGAAAGAGCTCTTTGTATATTGTCGTATAAAGTAAACGCTTTAAAAGCACAAGAAAGAGAACTGCTCAGTTCTATGTCACTCTGTTCTAAAGCGAAACAGCCAGAGAAATGCAGGGAAGCGATACGAAAGAAGATTTCTAAAGTACGTGACAAAATAGACCGAGCGAGGAGTGAAGCAGCAGTTCTTAGACTCGAGTTCTGAAATGAGAATAGAAGACATAACACCACAGAATGTGTTTAGCATTTCTTCGAGTGAGCTTAGTAGTTTGCATAGAAAAGTCCACCAGCTCTACGGAATGTTTAAGAAGACAAAGACAGCAAGTACAATTCTTACTCTAAAAAACAAGCACGATCTTATATCTAAAGAATTAGAAAAAAGAAAGTTTCCACACTCTAAGTCAGATTTGGAGGAGAACTAGTGCAAGCGATTTTAACTCGGTTTAGAAGTTCTGAGCAGGGAACTCTTGGCACTCTTTTTATCCCAGAAGTAAACTTCTCTTGTTACACTATAGAATTGCCATGGTTAGATAATAAACCACGTATAAGTTGCATTCCAATTGGTGAATATAAAGTAATTCCATATTCTTCTGCTAAGTTCGGGCAGACTTATCTATTGCTAGGAGTTCCGAACAGAACAGGAATACTAATACATACTGGTAATCTAGCTGGAGACAAGTCCAAAGGTTATATAACTCATTCCCAAGGGTGCATTCTCGTTGGGAAAAAGACAGGACTAATTAGCGGCCAGAAAGCGGTTCTCTTTTCTGTTTCTGCTATGGTCGAACTAAGATTAGCTGTTGGAAAAAATCAGTTTAGTTTAGTAGTGAAGGAGGGTTTGAAAGAATGTTAGAAATTCTAAGTGCGATTTTTGGTGGAGGTGCCACTGGTTTACTTGGTGGTGTTTTGACGAAAATTTTCGATTACTACACTAATAAGCAAAGATTGGAGCAACTTAGAGAACAGTGGAAACATGAAGAAGCAATGCTAGAGAAAGAGTCTCAAAGAGACGTACTAATAGCTAAACAAGAAGCTGTAGCAAAAATAGAAGCTGCAGAAGCAGAAGCTATGGCAGAATCGTTCAGGTCAGATAAAGCTTCGTATTCAGCAAGTCTTCCTTTTGCGCAACTTCCCCCTAGTGTCCAGAAGTGGGTTGCGATAGCTCTCGTATTTGTAGACTTCGTAAGAGGAATTACAAGACCTGGTTTGACGATCTACTTGTGTGCTGTTTCTACTTACTTCTACATTAAGTTGCAGCAAATTCTAGCTCAAGCTGGGACTCCTATTTCTGCGGAACAGGCTTTCGAGTTGAGCAAAATGATTGTTGTAGCAATGCTTTACTTAACAACCACAGCCGTTGGTTGGTGGTTTGCAAGTAGGACAAAGCTAAACGATATTATTCAGAAAAAGTAGTTTATACTACTTTTTTGCGAAATAAAAAAACGGAAGGAGAAAAAAACAATGGAAAGAAAGGAATTAAGTAGAGAAGAACTGCATAAGAAGATTCTTTATCCAGTGGTTCGTGTACGGACAGAAAAAGCTGGCGGGTCGGGGACCATAATCTACTCAAAGCCAGATGCGAAAAATCCAGAAGAGTACTTGAACTTCGTTATGACGTGCGAACACGTTATAGACGACGCTATTACCACGAAAGACGATTGGGATAGTCTTCTTAAAAAGCAGATCAAGAAAGAGTTTACAAAGCAAGTTCTTGTAGAAGCATTCGACTACGTCTACCTTTCTCAAGTGAATAGCATTAATTCTCATAAAGCGGAGATAGTAGCATACGACAAGCACAAAGATATCGCTCTTTTAAGAGTACTGACACCGAAGAAGTTCGAACATGTAGCTGAAATAATTCCGAAAGAAAATATTCCGTCTATAAAATTGTTTACGAATGTTTACGCGTGCGGTTGTTCGCTAGGTCATGAACCGTTCGCTAACTGGGGCCAGATTACTTTCTTGAGAGAAGACATCGACAACCAGCCATATATAATGAACAATGCTTCAAGTATATTCGGAAACAGTGGGGGAGCTTTATTCTTGGCTGAGACTGGACAGCAGGTTGGAATTTCGGCAAGAATTACTGGGTTACAACTGGGCTTCGGGTTTGACGTTATAACTTGGATGGGCTTTGCTATCCACCCAGAAACGATCTATAAGTTCTTTGAAGAACAAGAACTGAGATTTATATTCGATCCGAACGACACTTACTGGGATGCCTTAGAGAGACGAAAAGAAAAACAAGAGAAAGCACTAATGACGATGAGAGACGATAGCAAAGCAGAAACTCCTTTGACACCAAGGTAAAAGATTACAGCTTAGTTAGTGTTGTAGAACAAAATAATGGAGGGTACAATAGAAAATGGATAGTCAGACTTTTGCGCTTGTGCTAGCTGGATTAGTCTCACCGTTTGTTACGTGGCTAGTGAAAAAAGTCTTTAGTAATCCCCAGAGTTACGGAGCTCTTTGGTTAGCTTTTGTCGTTTCAGTTGTTTTAGCTTTTATAGCTGAAGCTTACACAAAGGGCTTCACGGGTTTTCCGTCCATTCTTGAACCAGCTGCTATTGTTTCGTGGTTCGTCGATAAAGCACTTGTGGTTTTTGGCATTAGCCAAGTTGTTTACCAAAATTTAAAGTCTAAGTTAAGCTTATAAGTAGCGGAGGTATAAAAAGATGTCTATACTTGACGAGTATTTAAGCTATGTAGAAGAAGCTAAGAAAAAGAGGAAGTTCTGGATTCAAAAAGCTATTGAGAAACCAGGTGCATTGCATAGAGCGCTTGGTGTTCCTCCTGGCGAAAAGATCCCGGCTAAAATGTTAAAAGTTAAACCGAGTGATTCACCACGTCTAAAGAAAATGAAGATTCTGGCTCAAACTTTAAGGAAGATAGCAAAAAGACGAAAGAAAGGTTAATGCATAAAGCTCTTTCTCTAACTTTTTTTTTGCTTTTCTCGCTAGTTTTTCAGTGCTCTGCTAGTTCTACACAAGAAACCAAAACTATCTTTTTCGAAAATGCTGGTTACTCGATTACAGTACCAGCTTGGGTTCCAGACTTCAGCAAGTGGTACGGTTCAGTTGTTTCAAAGAGAGTAGAGGGATCTCAAAGAATACTTATCTTCTGGCGTGCTAGCAACCCTCAAGATAGTAGTCAAACTGTTTTCGCTCTCTCGATTGTAGACTTGAATAGTGAAACACCATGGAAAATCTTCCATATAGGTGTTAAAGATAGACAAAGGACAAAGCATTGCACAGATTTGCAGTTTCTTTCTACCTCACGCCAGTCTTTCTTCTTTACAGAAACCAAAGATTTTCCACCCTATGAAAGTGTTCTTAACTTACTCTTGTCGTTTTTGCCGTGTGTCTCCTTGTAAAACATTACTTGTAGCTAGAGTGGGGCTCTCTTGAGCCCCAGTTTTTTTTCGGCCAATGCACAAGGTCAGCTTAGAACAAACTTTAAATGAAGTTCCTAAAACAACAGTTCAAGATAAGAAAGCTCGATAAAAGGAGAGCTCGGAAACCTAGACTACGTATGCCTGTGCCAAAGCCAGGCTGGGCTTTTAAAGACAGAAAAAAGTACGATCGAAACGAAAACAAAGAGATAGAAAGAGAAGCTCTTCGTCTAGCTCTCAGCTCAGACAATGGAGTGGAGGAGTAGCTGTATGCAAAACCAAGACATTCTTCTTGAGTCGTACTTGCGGTTTTTGGACACGGAAGAAAAGTTTTTCATAGTGAACGAAGACTTGTTAACTAAGTCTAAAGAATGGTTAGAAAAGAAGAAAGAAGAGGTAGAACGAGGCTTTAGAAAGAATCTTGAATTACTCAAAAGATTTTTACTAAAGTACGGTGTAGACGTAGAAAGAGTGTCTAGAAAAGCTAGACACTTGACACATACGATAAAGAGTGACTTAAAAGCTAGAAGAGATCCGAAAGACGTAGCTGCTAAAATTACTAAAGGAATGAAGAAGATAGTTCTCACGGAACTCAAATCTATTAAAGAGAGAAGTGGTGAACTAACTTTAGGAGAAAAAGTTATCGGAGCTATTGTTTTAATGATAGGGCTACTAGTGGCACTGTTCGTTGTAGACCAACTAGTTGCACCATTAATTGGACTTGGAGCTGCCTCTCCTCTAGCTATTGCTTCTGCACCACTAGCTTCTTTTATTAGAATGTGCGTTATTGCACCACTTCTTGAAGAAACCTTTAAGAGAATTGCTGTCTTAAAAGATTATCCCTTCGTTTATACGACAGTTTTCGGGCTGACAGAACTTGCACAGTACGTTGTAAGTGCTTCTGCTTTTGGTATGTCTCTTCCAGCTATGGTAACAGCAAGAGTACTATCGCTATCTTTTCACTATCTAACGACACTAATTCAGTATCGTTTCCACAAGAAAGCCGAAGAAATAGGAGAAAAAGAGAAGAGCTATCTTGGATACATTATTGCTGTGGCTATTCACGCATCATGGAATAGCTTAGCTACTCTGTGCTTTCTTTTAGCACGACGATAAGATTAAGTCTGGAGACTAAACTATGCCTTTGTCGTCAACTGTTCTTGTTCCAGACCTGCAATATTGGGTAAGTAAGTTTATTCTATCTAGCACTCTAAGCAAATACCAGATAGATGTTCCAGTTGAGCTTACAGAAAGTATTATGCAGGACTGTGGAGGTGACAAATCTTTTATTAGACTCCTTTTCGACGACAATTGGCCAAAGACTCAGACTTCGTACAGGTGGCTTTATAGAGAGCATACGACTAGGTTTAGTTGGCCAAGCACAATTCTAACGAGAATGATGGTTTACGCAAGGTCAGCTAAACTTTACATATGTGACTCTGACGATACTAGTGTTTGTAATGTAAATATTTTTAACTTGCAAGATGACGACTTAGAAATGCTAGATCGTCTTTTAGAGTATAGAGTTTTCGATTCAACATCTGTAATAGACGATATAACTCTTGCGGGCCTTAGCACGAAACTCTCTAAGCTGATTTGGGTATTCTTGTCTGCAGTAATAAAAGGCGATTACTCTTCGTATGACAATACAGACGTTTGGGCGACGTCTACTGTAGTTTTAGAAAACTGTTATGAAGCCTACGTTGTAGAGAAGATCTTTTCTCTAGTTTCTTTTAAAGATGCACTTATGGCGACAATCTACTTTGGAGATTCTACATCCGAAGTTCTAACTTCTGCTGAAATAACCAGTCTCCAAAGTGTAACTGACAAAAAAGATAGAATTTACCAGTTTAGTGGAACTGGATATAAGTACATTTGCTATCCGTCTTACCTCGGTTCGAGTTCGTTTGTTGAGTCGAAGACAAGAATAGCTATTTCATTCCAAGATCCGTATGAAGTAAATATTTCCGGAGTTAAGTACTTAGTTTACCGCTCTTCGAACGTTCTTGGAGCGATTAACATTAGATTAACCTAGAAGCATGACTATTGACAAAGTCTCAGAAAGTGTTCTTCTTGAGGGGAGATAGATGTTTACAATAGACGAGTTTTGGGCAATTCTAGAATTTCTCAAAAGTGGTGCAACAGAATCCACAGAACTAGACCGTTCGGTTTTTTCTGCTGCCCTTTCCGAAAAGTCCAAGACACAGAGCTACTTTTCAACAGTTCTAGACCAGCAAAGCTTTTCAACGCAAGATTATCTTCGCCTTAAGAACTTCTTTGTCGATTGGTATTCTACATTTAAAACGATTCTAGCGTCACAGAAAACAGCATCGGACCCGCATTCGCTTCCAGCAAAACATATAGAGGAACTGTTTAGGAGTTTTGGATATACACAGAGTTTGGAGGAGCTTTCTTCTGCTGCTAAAGTAAACTTTTTCTTAGACTTAGTAAATCTCTACAAGATAAAAGGCACTCCTTTATGCATTAGCAGAGTTTTATCTTACTTTGGTCTTAAACAAGTAGAGTTAGTCGAATACTGGCTACAGAAAAACGAATCTGGTAATCTTGTATTTAGAGCGGAGCTTGCTGTTCCAACTGTCGTACCTATTTCTCTTGGTTCTTATGACATAAGCTTTCATGACGCTGTTGCTGGTGACCCTCATTGGCTTCTAACTGAAAGTCAGATTGAAACACTAGTTGCTACTAATAAAATAAACTTACCATCGAAGTCACCATACTTTGGCATTAGAGCTTACTATGGAGTAGGCGATCTTTCTAAAATAATAGCGTGCCTAGAAAGAAGAATTCAAGACGACTACTTAAAGTGGAAGAATACAGGAACGAAAGTAACTGAAATATATTTGAAGCTAATTAAGACTAACGTCTCTCTTATGGAGCTGTACTTATCTTGTTGTTACTTACTTATAAATGCGTTTGGTGCACCGAAAGGAACGATTGGGAATCCTTTCCTTTGCTATAATGGACCAGAGACATCAGATTGGGCAGAAGTATTTGAACTATATGATTCCTACATTGTGCGACCATCTTCTAGACAAGAGAGAAAAGAAAAGTACGAAGAATGGACCGCACTTTTTACAAGACCTGTATCTGAGAACTTTTTAAAGTACGCTATCGATCCTGGAGAGAAACTTCAAGAAATAAATAGCAGTCTTAAGGAAGAGCTAGATAGTTGGGTTGCCAGTGGGACAGCGGAAACTTTACTGGCTTACTTCTTAAACGAACTGTCGTCATGGTTAGAAAGTAACATTTACGCAGAAACTTCGAACTTATCGTTATACACTGTTGGCAGTGGTTCCCTTTCTAACTTGTATAAAGTTCTGAACTTCTTTAAACCTTATCGAGCCAGAATGCAATTTTCATACATTCTTCATACAGACAACCCACTGCTGGATTCTCTTATACAAGAAGATGTGGTAGAAGAAAGATACTCGGAGATTGCAGTAGATTGGGATAATGCAGACGCACTTCCAGGAATTTATCCAGGATGGCAGCCAAGCGGAAGGACAGTGGTAAGCGATCCTTCTCTTGGGGAAGGAAGAATAAAAAATATCTATGTGGATAGTGGGGGATCTATAAAAGCTGTCTGGTATGACTCTACCTCTGAAGAGTCCACTACTATTGTAAGCAACCCACCTGCAGGTAGTCATAGAGTATATAATGTTTACCTTACAAATGAAGAGATGCTACCTCAAGGGAAGAAATTAGTTGTAGAGTTTGAGTCGACTCCAGTTTCTTCACCAGGAACAGCCACTACTGTTATAAGTCTTCCTCCGACTGGTGACTATATGATCTCCGAGATGCATATGAGTACCTCCGGGTTCGTTGTAATCTCGTATGAATCGATACCAGCGTCATGGTCTCTTGACTCAACTGCTGCTCTTTACTACTCTAGAAATACTTACGATACTGGTTCTTTCTTCGACAAAGGTGCTTCAATGGACTGGAGTTGGAAAAATAGAACTGGCTTCTTCGAGTACATCAGTCAGGAACTCTTCAGCATTTATAATTGCCATCCGCCGGACTCTACTTGCTACGTTAGTTACGGTTACGAGTTTGCTGACAGCACAAATCTAGTAAGCTACTATCAATATGGTGGATTTACTAACTTCGATTGTGGTTGGTGTTTCGACACACCTTTCGCTAATGATTTGTGCTTACTAACAGTAATGTATACTCTTAGAGAAGTTACTATCTCGTCGTCAGGAGCTACTTCTGTACCCATTACCGTGAGTCCACCAGACTTCTATGGTAATTCCGATGGAGTAACTTAATATGTCGTTTGTGCGATACTATGAAGATGGCAAAAGCGTAACTCTGGTTGCACCCCAACTTACTCAAGACGGGCAGTATGTTTTTTGGAAGTGGGCAGTAAACGATGTTGAGTATGAAACGACTGAAGTTACTTTCCAGATTGACGGGTCTGACTATACGTGTATCGCTGCTTACGTACCTTTATCTCTTGATAGGACAATCTACCAGCAAGTAGTAGACTTCTCTGGGTCTAATGAGTTGACTATTTACCAAATTGTGCATGACTTAGAGCCAGATGTAGAACTAACTGCTAGGATTTACCAAATTGTGCATGACTTAGAGCCAGATGTAGAACTTACTGCTAGAATTTACCAGGAGGTTGTGTAAAGTGATTTATGCTACAATACAAGCTCTAGCTTACGAGAAAGACCGACTTGTCTACACTTATCCAGAAAAACAAGCTAATAGTTTAGTATCGAATTTTATGAAGACGTTATACTCGGCAATGATTTGGAGTGATCTTAAAATTATTTCTACTGGCGGTAGTGAAGTTAGTGTAATGCCCATGTCAGGTATTTTTACCCTTGTTGCATCTTCCAACGAAGGAATGAGAATTGGATCGGGAACTAATCCAGTTACGATGGCAGACTATCGTTTGCAGAGTGAAATAACTACAAACATAATCTTTTCTAGTCATAATTTTGTTGTGTCTATCGTTAATGATGCCACAGCACGTCTAGAAATTACAAGGTCATTTACTAATACTTCTGGGTCATCGAGACAAGTTAATGAAGTAGCGTTGTACACAAGAACTGGAGGAGATGTAGTTTACATGTTAGACAGGACTCTTTACCAAGCTACTATTCCAGCTTACGGAAGCATAACAGTAACTTATCGTATATATACTGTAGTTTAGGGAGTTTTCTGCAAATGACAGAGTATGATTTTCTTCTCGAGAGACTTAAGCAAGAAGACGAAAAGAACAAGATAGAAAAGAGCTTTCTGTCTGCAGAAATTGCATCTATTGTTTATGACTCTACTTCGCAAGAAATAGTGCGAATAATACCTTGGAAGAAAGCTAATTCTTTAGTAGTACAATTTATCCGCATTCTTGCTATACAGATGTCCCAAGTTGCCTGGGTTATAAAGAAAACTAATGGTACTGACGTTAGTAGAGGACCAGGAGATGGAGCTTTTAGAGTTGTTTGTGGTGCTGGAACTACAGACCAAGGAATTGTAATTGGTACAGGAACAACTCCAGTAACACTATACGACTATGCACTAGCCAGTCAAGTCATTACAAATGTCTACTATGGAAATACAACTGTTGCTTTAGAGAACCCTTCTGAGAATTGCTGGAGGAATCTCGTAACGAGGAGCTTTACTAACAATACTGGATCAGATCTCAACATAAAAGAAGTAGCCCTTTACTGCAAGTTTAATTTTGGCGATGTTGGCCCCTACTGTCTTGAGAGAAGTCTTTATAATGTTTCAGTCCCACATAGCTTATCTATACTAATATCGTACAGGATTGCCATCTACTTGTAAAATTTTATAGGAAAAACTTATGAGTTTTAAACGATACTATACAGATGGTACTAATGTAACTCTTACTGCTCTGCAGAATGTAGACGACTTAACGTTCCAGAAGTGGGAAGTAAATGGCGAAATCTTTACTACAAGAGAAGTTTCGTTTCTTGTGGATGGAACGAATTATGAGTGTACTGCTTTTTATACATCTGGACCAGGACCAGAACCAGAGCAGGAGTGGATAGGGTTCCTTTTCGGTGAGAGTGAGTATATGCAGTCCTCTACAGTGGATACCGTTTATGCAGATAACACAGCAGTGTACTTTGTCGGAACTAGATATTATGACGGTCTCTACAGAGACTGGGTTGAAAAAAGAAGTAGAGATGACGGTAGTCTAATATGGCGTCTTGAGTTTGAAGATTACTCTTCTGGAGGAGGAGGAGGTGTATAAGTGAGGACGATATCTATTCTAGTGGATGGAGACTACTTCTACGTAACCCCAAATCGTTCTAGTGGTGTGCCTTCAAATTGGTTAAAGTACTTGGAAAAGAGAAGTATTACGAACTATGATCTAGTTTGGTCTCAGGAAATTCCAAAGGTTGCTTCTTCCGATTCTGGTTTGCAGTCGATTTGTCAAGACGATAGTGCTATCTATACATTACAACAAACAGATACTAGCTACACCGTCAGGAAGTTTCTGAAGACAGACGGCTCTCCTAGTTGGACGCTAGAGCGAGATTTATCCGGAACTTTCCAAAGTCTCTACCCAAAAGTGTTGAGAAACCTTGGCGATTATCTATACATGTTTGCTGAGTGCTATTTAGCAGATTGGACACAACCTTGGTATATTGAAAAAATTAGGAAATCTGACCATACTGTAGTCGATTCTTACTTATGTGAAGTAGATATCTTCTATACAGGATTCGACATAAGCGACTACTTATATGTGGCTTTTAGACTTTCTAGTGAAGAAACTAGAGTTCACTTATGGTGTTTATCGCAGTCTTTTTCTGTGCAGTGGACTAAACAAATAGACCTTTCTGGCATAGACTCTTTTACTTTCGAGACGATTTCTGTCAGTGGTGACTACATATGGGTGCCTGGTGAAGTATATACAAGTTCACCGCAAGCTTCTAAGAGAGGACTTTTAAAATGTAACAAGAGCGATGGTTCTCTTGTGGAAGCAACTTACGGAGATGATACAGTTAGCTATAGCACGACAATAAAGGGTTCGTATGCTACACCTGGAGGTAATATTTTCTCTAGTGGTGAATACAGGACTACAGTCTACAACGAATATCGTAAAATGTTTCTTCAAGCTGACAAACCACCTTGGCCCTGGTCGTCTGGTGACTGGATAATATGGACTGAACCATCCGGAAGTGCTTGGTTTGAGGGTGTGTTAGTAAATGATTATACTTCGTTCTATGTAAGCGGAACACGAATGGTTGGTGGCACACGATACGACCGACTAGAAAAAAGGTCGCTACTTACTGGAGAAGTACTTTGGAGTGTTGAATGGGAAGGATACGGCTTTTAAGGAGGTAAATTATGGCTACAAGACCAGTAGCTTACGGCTCCAACGAAGTCTTCGTTGCAGTATATCAGCCAACGAACCCGCCCAACAGATATCCGTGGAAGCGTTATCTTAAATCGTACGACAATGAAGGCTCTTTAAATTGGTCAGTAGAAATTCCACAGTGGATCGAAGACTACTTTGACGTATTTACGATCGAGGCAGATTACGATGCGGTTTATACAGCTCAGTCATACTGGGAAGGTAGTGGTGGTTACGGAATAAGGAGGTTCTACAAGAGCAACGGTGCATTAGATTGGACAAGAAGTTTTACGAGTGACTACCCTCCATTACCAATATTCATGAAATCTTATGAAGGGTACTTGTATGTTGGGGGCCACTCAACGGCTGGAAGTTGCCCGTATGCCACAATAGATAAAATAAATATATCTACAAAGAGTTTAGTCACTTACTATTATGTAAGTACTGCTAAGGATATGTCTTTCGATGTCAATTACCAAGGGGTTTTTGTAGCTTATCGTCATTCGACAACGTACGACGTCTATATCCAAAAGAGAGATCACAACTTTGGATCAGTTTGGCAATTAGTTCCTACGAAAGATTGGTATAGAGCTTATCCTCAAGCAGTTTTTGTAGACCCAGCTGGTTACGTGCATGTTAGATGCACAGAAGAAAATACTAGTGGAAGCAAGAACTTTCTACATTTTGTTGTAAGTCAAAGTGGTTCTTTGCTATATACTAAAAGACAAAGCCCCGCTTTTGCTTACGACTTTCGCTGCACTGGAACAGTTAAAGAAGTTAGTCTTGGAGCGACTTGGGGTTGCGGCCTTCTTAGGTTAACTCCAACAAGCCCACAAGTAGGTTATATTTCTGTAAACTTCCCAACCTCTGGGCCATCTTAATTCACTAGACATGCTCTCTACGTTTAAAGAATGCTTCCAAACCACTCCGGAAGAAGTCTAGACACTCCTTTATTAAATGAATAAAGAATCAATTTAGAGTACAGAGAACAAATAGTAAAGAATAGAATAGCATCTTACCTTCTTAGAGAATGGTAAAAACGCTGTTCTAAAAAACTGTAGAAAGGAGAAGAATAATGCCAAGAAGACATCATCCAGAGTTTAAGAAATTTATTGTTTCCAATATTACAATGCCAACAAGAGAAATGTATGAGATTGCTAGAGTCAAGTTTGGTTACTCTGGAACATACCAATCATTTATTACTTTAGTTTCTTTGCTTCGCCCCAAACCGCAGTATCCGACAAGCGAAAACAGAGGATTAGTAAACTACATATCCTCTAATTTGTCTAAGCCAACAAGAGAGTTATATGCAGACGCAAAACGTGAGTTCGGTTATACTGGCAAGTATTCTACCTTTAGAGGTTTGCTTTGGAGAGTAAGGACCCATATAGAAGCAGAAAAAAGTCATGCTGAGTCAGGCAGTGTTTCAACTAACCAGAATGAAGCAAGTAATTTTTCTAGTTTCGAAACTTCGTTTGGGCCAAGAGGCAGAAAAGAACTCAGCCAAGAAGACTTTATTCGTATTCTGAAAGCTAAAAGAGGTCACGCCAAGATTCTAGATTTGTGCAAGTTTTTTGAGTGCACACCCGGCGAGCTACTTAGTCTTGTAGAAAAAGAAAGACAGAAAGGAGTCGAGATAATAGTAGACGACGACTTCGTTTCTCTTTCAGACGGAACAATTACTGAGCAACCAGCTCCGTTAACTGAACCTCTTAGTAAAGATAGGGAGATAAAATTTGCAGTCGTTAGTGATTTGCATTTCGGATCTAAGTCATGTCAGATAACAGCTCTTAACGAGTTTTGTGAAGACTGTAGGAACGAAGGAGTGAAGATTATTTTAGTGGCTGGAGATTGTGTCGCTGGATACCAAGTTTATAAAGGACAGCAGTATGAAGTCTATGCCGAAACCGCTAACGAGCAAGAAGAATCTCTATTGAGAAATCTTCCAACTGGATTTGAGTGGTACATCATGGGCGGTAACCACGACCAATCTTTTATAAAGAACGGTGGTGGCCACAATCCACTTTTTGTTGTTGCAGCAAGAAGGCCAGATATCACTTTCTTAGGTTTTGAGCAAGTAATTGTTCCAGTTCTACATGGTGTGGATTTGCTTATGTGGCATCCGAGCGGAGGTGGGGCTTATGCTTTGTCGTATAAAATGCAAAAGTTTATAGAGCAAAACGCATTTAAAGAGCTTAAGAAGATTACTTCATCCAGCAAAGATAAGCCAACTCTGAGATTTGTGGTGGCGGGACACTTCCATACAATGATAATGGCTATGTTTGGAAGTATCTGTGGTCTCCATGCTGGTTGCTTCGAAGGTGAGACTAGCTTTACAAGGAGTCGCGGTTGGGTTCCCCAAATCGGTGGTTGGATAATACACGCTTGGCTGAACTCAGAAGGAAATTTAGAGAGCTTTATTCCTAGATGGTATGCGAAACGTGAGATAGAGAACGACTGGAAGAATTTCATTCATTCTTATAAAGACGAAACCACAAAATTAAAGAAGCCTTTGTTTGAGAAGTAAGGAAGAGGAGGAAAGATGTCAGGGTTCACTTAGCGCACTTATAGGAGGAGCTAACAATGGTACAGCAAATAAAGTTACCGCATCCTCTTAAAGGTGTTTTCGAGCAAGACGAAGATGTCTTGCTCGCTCTTTTTTTATTTACTTACTATCGAGATGAAATTAGAGATGCAAAAGTTGGTATCGCTTACGTTATAAAAAACCAAATGACACATCCAAGATGGTGGGGAAAAGATCTCAGTTCAGTTATTCGAAACTATGGTTTGAAAGATAGTAAAGAAATATTGTTTCCTTTTAGAGTTGCAGAACCGGAAGTGTGGGACGAATGCTTTCTTATAGCACAAGGAGTGTTAAACGAGACAATTACAAATCCAATAGATTCGTGTGATACTTTCTTTCACGAAAAGAATGTGCCGAAACGCTGGTACGCTTTATCGAGACCTGGTGTCTTTTTTTGCAAGTTGGGTAACATAAACTTTTATAATGTTGAGTTAAAAAATGGATGAAACTAAAACTAAAAGAGAGGCATACAAGTACTTCAAGAAACTCTTGAAAACTCTTGATTCTTTGCCGTCAAGGAAAATCGTTTTCAAGAAGTTGCAGAAACATACATATGGGTATACTCATTTTCTAGACTCAGGAGGAATCGAAAAAATAGAGATCGACCACACGAAAGGGGAACTGCTAGAAACTATTGTTCATGAACTCTTTCATGCAATGTCTATACAAAAAGAGTTAGTTCCAAAGCTAGAAGCTTGGTGGATTAAGTATTCCTCTTGGAAACAGAAAAAAACTTTGCTACAAAAGTTTCTATCCAAAAAGTAGCAAAAAAAACTAGCTAGATAGCTTAAGAAGGTATCTAGCTAGTTTCTTTTTTTCCTACGTACTCTGCTATAACTTCAGCTAAGCTGCTAGACAAGCTTTTTGCGAGTTCCAAAGCTTCTTCTATCGAACTGGTGTCCGTCGGGTAGTCTAACAGTAGTCTGTCGGACAAGCTTTTTGCGAGTTCCGAAGCTTCTTCTTTCGAACTAGTGTCCGTCAGGTAGTCTAGCAGTAGTCTGACAAATCTTTCGAGATCTTTCTTCCGGCTTTCTGTAGACGTTAGTAGAGTAAGTCGTAATGTAGCTTCGAGAGCAGTTTTACATACCAGAGGAAGGAAGAGTTCCGCACTTTTATAGTCACCTCTTCTAGCAAGTATGTACAATGCTTTCTCAATATCCATGCCGGAAGATGTCTTTATGAGTCTCTTTAGCACTCTTCTGTCAAGGGTAATTTTCGTACTGTTCATTCTTTTGCAATTGTAGGGAGCAGATGCAGGATTATTCTCACAACGTGGTCTCACGATGCAGTTAAAGCATGCCGAACCATTGATTACGTACTTAAGTAAACTCATTTACGTAGTTTCTCCTTCTAGAGCAGACAGGATAATTGCCCACTTAACTTCGTGAATACCTTCTGGTGAAAGACTTTCGAGGATCTCTCTTGACGTATGCTTTGCTAAAATCCGTACTGTATCGAGATTTCCAAACAGTAACGCATTTTTAAGTGCTTTGCCATTGTCAAAGTTAGGGTCAGCTCCTAGAGACAACAGTAACCGTATGAGCTCTTTATTAGCGTCTTTACTTATATCTATAAGTAAAGCACTAAGTTGTCTAGGGGTTCTTAACAGCTTGTTATCGACAAGCACGTCTTGAAAGATGTCAAAAGCTTGTTCTTGATGACGAGCAAGTACAATCGACAAAGCAACTCTTATTTCGGTTTCGCTTGCTTCAGATGCCAAGACCCTAAATGTCTTTTTGTCTACTTTATCGGAGTATACGTGGTGGCACTCACTTTTGCTTCTACATATGGGTCTGCTAATGCAGTCAAAGCAAGCTGTTTCAAGAGCGTAGATAACTAAATCATTCATTTTTCTTCCTTATGAGGCATTTTCTTCTAGTATTTTTTCTAACCGCTCTGGAATGAATACGAACCCGATCCGTGTCCGTTTTTCGATAGACGGTTTCGCTCCGAACTTAAGTAGTAGTTTAACCGCTTCTTCACTACGACGTCGAAGAGCAACTCTAAGCGGCAAGTCTCTCGTATTGTTCGGGTTTGCCCCTTCTAGTAAAAGAGTTTCCATTAACTTCAGGTCAGGAATGTAAGTGGCAGAAGCAAGCAAGACATCTTTAATTTTGCTTAGAGTTCCATTCTTTTTTGCTATTTCATAAACTTGGTTGAGCAACGTTTTCGCATACTTAGAAAATCTCAAAGTGTAGACAAAAATCGTGTCTAGTGTAATTAGCTTTTCTTTAAGGAGTTTTTCAATCGTATCTGGGGATGCCGTTGCTGCTATAAACTTCTTTTGCTTGTTGCTGAACTTTCGTAATACTCTTTTTGGAATCTTTCTACTTTCTATTAGAGCAGCTAACAGCTCTCTTTTTGTCAAAGCCATTGGAGGAATAGAGAAAGTAGTACTAGTGTCAATCCCGTAGTCTAGAATTAGCTTCACTATATTAGGTAGTTTTCTTGAAACTGCAGCATGAAAAGCTGCTAACCTTTCTGCTGGGGTCGAGTTCTTAAGAAGTTCTTTTACAGTTTTTACATTAACTTTGCTGCTTCTCACACCACACTTTATTGTTGAACTGGGCAAAGTGATTGTTACGATATGGCAAGATGGTCTTATAATACATTGCGAGCACTTTGGTGAGTATATGTACTCTGCTAGAGTTGTATTCGTTTTACTCACTAAAAATCTCCTTTTCTTTTTGGGGTTGTAAGTATTCTATGGCTTCTGTATTATAACCTATTCCAGTCTGGTAGTTTACTACACTTATCGACTATAATTCTAACTTTTGCTGAGTCGAGTAACACTCTTATAGTATGTTCTGTAAGTATGCTGCTATCAATATTATTCGAGAAAAAATCTAAAGCGTAGCCTTACTAACCATCGTTTGGATTTGTTCTTTGTCAAAAAGACTTTGTAGTTTAGCGTTGCTATTCTCCATCATGAGTAAGAGCCTCCAACTAGGTGTAGAGCTACTTCTAGTTTAGGAGGCTCTTTTTTTTTCGTAGTGTTCTAACTCTCGGTGCTAAAACATAACCACACACATTTTTCTCCTTAGTAAAACCTGAGAGTTGTCTTAGCTCTATAGTTTAAGTGAGTGGCTTTCTTCCACAATTCGGGTTTCCATTCTACTAACGCTTGCATCGCGATAGAAAGACTTTCTTTATTGTACTCTAAAGCCTCAATGATCGTCTCGTTTGGAACTGGATATCTCCGAAGTTCATTTTCGAGCTGTCTTTGTTCGTACGCAATCTTCGCTAAGAACTTATAAACCGCAGGAGGAGTATAAGGCCAGTTCCAGAAAATGTAATCGTTAAGAGCTACGTGAGTCTTTTGGATCAAGTCAAAAGCTCGGTCGTAATACTCTCTGGCGCTACATTGAGCGAAAGAAAGTGTTGCACACAAAATGCAAAAGCTAACTATTAAGGGTAGTATAACTTTTTTCATTTTTCCTCCTTTCTTTGTGCTAGTAATTGTGTGTAGTAATGTATAGGGTTCCAGGAAATGCGGTTATAATGTGGGTGTTAAAGAAGCTGCTGCCTGCAAAAGTGACTCTACTTGTTTCGTTATTACAGGAAAGCCTATCCTCTCTAGAATTTTTCCTGCATAAATATGCCCACCTTGGAGCAGGATTTCGTTCACTGCTACTGTATTGCAATAGCGAACTGCCTGCCACAAGAGGCTTTCTAAGTTAGGGTTCTCTTTTTCTTTTGCTTTAGCTAGTAAAAGTTTGGCCATCCTAGATGACCGTACGCAGCCAATGGTCGAAAGCACTAAGTTTCCAAAGGAGTCGTCTGAGACTACGCCTAAAAGAGTTTCTACTGCTTCTACTTCGTCGGTCGTAACTCCGTATTTGACTAACTCTCGTACGAACCATTTCATACTTGTACAGTCATCGTTGTAGCCAGTCTTGCATATCAGTGTTACTATCTGCAGGACAACTTTCTTTATGGTGCGTTTTCTCCTGAAGTGGAACTCACTTATGGCATTCTTAACTGCTTCTTGTTTAGCATTGTCTGAAACACCAAGAGATAGTATTTGTCTAGCTATATCTACCCTGCTACATGTAAAGTTCTCTACTGAAGCCAAAGTCCTCTCACGAGAGCTTTGAGAGGCTAGAGGTAAAAGTTCCATTATGATGTCTTTGTATGCTCTTTTGTCGACCATCAAGTAGTAAAGAGTCTCGTCGATTGTCTTTTGGTCTGCAGTTTTACTAAGATTTCTTACAATATCTAGCTTTAGCTTTCCCTTTCTTTTCGAGCAAGATTCTTTACAACGAGGTAGTGCTATACATTCGAAGCACTGCGGGAATCTGGCGTAAGTGTACAGATCACCGTACATTGTTCTTCTCCTTTGTAGACCTTAGTAGTGAGATAAGTCCTTCTTGATTGCTCTCTTTAAGAGTCAGTTCTACGAGTTCTTTAGTTGGTTCTTCTTCTAAAAGAGTTTTTAGAATATGAGTTTTTTGCTCTGCAACTAGCTGACGGACTACTGACTTCCATTCTAAGATGTCAGACTCACCAGGTTTGTTGCAGTTGCTAAGAATAAGTTTAACCATTTCCACAGTCTTCGCTCGGGGAATCAGAAACGCTAAGCTTCGGACTAGCGGCCCAAATTTTTTTAAGAAGGTCTTAGCTACTTTTATCATGTTTTCTTCGTCTGCATATTTGACTGCATATGTGAGAAGTGTTTCCATAGTCGCAATACCAAGACAAGGAAAGAAGTCATGGATATGGCTGAGAAGAAGCTCAATTAGTAGTACTGACTTCTTTTGTACAAGTTCCCGAACATATCGACCCCGGGCATTAGGAATAGCAGTAGTAAAAGATGCTATTGCATAGTCGAAACATTCTTTTTTCACTGTATCTGCTAGGTTCGTTGTTGTCAGAATGACTTTTAAGATGTCGAAGTCGTATCGAAGTGTCGCATCTTTTACTAAGTATTCTTTTTTCGCTTGCGAAGCTAGTGGAATCAGTTTCAATAGCACTTCTCTGTAAGTTCTTCTGTAGTAAAGATACTCTACAGACATGTCGATCTCTCTTTTGTCGCATTCAGGACTTTTAAGTAACTCTTCTATAATGCTTTGTCTTATTTTGCGATTCCCGGCCTGTCTGCAGGAAAGCGTAGACATATACTTACATGCTGGTGATGAAATGCACTCGTAGCAGCCAGGACTTGTTATGTATTTATACAGATTCACTGGTTAACTCCTTTCCGTTTGCTTCTCTTTTTTTGCCGAACTTCTCTAAAAACATTTTTGCTGTGTCTGTCCATCCTAACTGAGTTACGAAGGATAGAAGAGCTTTTGTCAACTTTTTTGGTAACGAAAAGTGATAGCCATAGTTAAGTAAAAGTCTTATCGTTTCAGCGGCTGCTACAGCTCGATATTCTTCTTGTTCTCTCCAATTTCTTCTATATGACAAGTGAATTTCAACAGCTTCCGCTAATTTGACAGCGCACTTTCTAACTACTCTACTCGATATTCTTCCAGACTGCAAGATTCGTTCCACTATGTCTAAAGATGAAAAGTACCATTCTTCTAGATACTCTTCTCTGACTTTTTGCGAAGCTAACGGGAGCAAATACGAGAGGACTTTTTTATAGTCTGTCCTATAAAGAAGGCCAAGAGATCTTCGTAAAGATCTTAAAACTTCGTTAATTTCTTTTTGCTTTGAATTTTTAGCTAGTTTTCTAACGACCAGCAACTTAGCATTTGTGTACGTAGCTCTTTTGCAAGAGTCTTGACTATTGCATACTGGTAAAGAAATACACTCGTAGCAACCGGGGCTTGCCATGTATTCATGTAAATTCACCGGCTACCTCCTTTTTCGTTTGGTTCTCTTTTTTGCGAACTTCTCTAAAAACATTTTTGCTGTGTCTGTCCATCCTAACTGAGTTACGAAGGATAGAAGAGCTCTTGCCAATCTTTTGGATAGCGAAAACTGGTGCCCACAGTCAAGTAAAAGTTTTATCATTTGAGTGGCTGCTACAGCTGCTTTTCTCCATTCTTTTCTATATAACAAGTGCATTTCAACAAGTACCGCTAATTCGGTAGCACATTTTTCGACGGCCATACTCGACATTCTTCCAGACTGCAAGAATTGTTTTGCTAAATCTAAATCAAGATATAAAATGTGCCATTTTTCTAGGTACTCTTCTCTGACTTCTTGCGAAGCTAACGGAATCAAATACAAGAAGACTTTCTTATAGTCTCTTCTAAGAATGCCGTACCATCTTTCTAGAAATCTTAAAGCTTCGTCAATTTCTTTTTGCGTTGAATTTTTAGCTAGTTTTCTGACGACCCCCAACTTAATTTTTGTGAGCATAGCCTTTTTGCAAGGGTTTTGACTATTGCATACTGGTAACAAAATGCACTCACAGCAACCATAAAATTTAATGTAGTCAGGCAAGTTTAAATTCATGCAATGCTCCTTTACAAGTTAGTACTTTCCAAGAAAGGAATATATATAGATTGCAGCCGCCTCTTTTTGCGGGAGAACAAATTAACAAGTGGTGGGTTAGCTGCCCTATGCGACTTTAAAAAAACTAAAACAAGTCTCTAGTCGCGAGACTTTAGAAAGGAGTAAGCTACCATGTTTAAGAATAACTTTGTTGTGGCAATTAAGTGCGGTGGTATTCTGAGAGAAATAGATGGAAGTGTAATGCTTCCTTTCAACTCAGAGTACTCTATTTTGCTAAAGAACCTCGATTCAAGAAGAGCAGTTGCTAAAGTGTCGATCGACGGTCAAGATGTATTATGCGGGCACTCACTAGTAATTCACCCTAATTCTGAGTTCGAACTAGAGGGGTTTCTACTGCCAGATCTTACTGTTAGAAACAAGTTCAAGTTCGTCCAGAAAACGGAAGACATCGTAAGGCACAGAGGAGACAGAGTGGACGATGGAATCGTTAGAGTCGAGTTCAATTTCGAAAAAGTTCCCCAAACTACGCTAGTTTGGCATTGGATCTACAAACCTTATTATCCTTGGGTAGAACCGGTTCCAATAGTCATCCACAATACCTACGCTGGCGGTTCAACTACGAATCGAGCCTTCACTTGCACTACTCAGCAAGCATCATGTAGCTCCAACTTAGCTGCTGACGAAGGAATTACTGTTGCTGGTTCACCTACGAAGCAAACTTTCAGTAACGTAACCGTTAACCAATTAGAAGAGACTTCTACTGTTATTACGATAAAATTAAGAGGAACAACTCTTTCTGGTAAAGTTGCAGTGGAGCCCCTTGTAACTAAGAGCAAGACTGTGTGCCCAACTTGCGGAAAGAAGTCACGATCAAGTGCTAAGTTTTGCTCTAACTGCGGAACGTGTCTAATTTAGCAGCAGTAAAACATTTAGCTAGCTCGCCACTTCTGGCTTCCGCTTCGATATAGAACAAAAATAAAAGGGTTCTACACTTTTTTCGAGGGGAGAAGATGGATAAAAAAGAAAATATACTAATTGTTGCAAAAGAGCGGTATAGTGAGTGTCTTTCTGACGACATAAAAAGTCGCAACAGAGAGCAGAAAAAACCAGCTGGTTTCGTAGAAATATTCGAGATAGAGAAAGATGGGTCTCAAAAGAAGTTATACGAAAAAAGCAATCTGGTTGTTTATCAAGGGAGAGAAGCAGTTCTTTCTCGAACGTTTAATATAACTAATCCATCTATTGGCCCAACGAAGGATGAATTTTTATGCTGGTTTGGCCTTGGTGATGGCGGATGCAATCCTGGTGATCCACTAGATCCTATACCTCCAACGAATAAAGATACGGATTTAGTTAGTTCTGTTGCTATAAGCACAACAGATGCTACTTGTGCTGATTTTTACGACGGAGCTTACCACAAACACCCGTTCGATTCAGTTGAGTTTTTACAAGATCCTGATAACGACAATTCTTGGATTATATCTAGAATAACTATAACCATTTCGTCAGAAGACGCTAACGGTGAGAACTTAAACGAAGCTGGGCTCTTCGTTGCAGCGAGTGATGAAGGAGGATATGCTGGTCCGTTCCACCTGTACGCTAGAATTACATTCCCAACTATTGTAAAGTCGTCTTCAAGACAACTTCTTTTCGTATGGTACTTATACTTCTAGTTTCTAAAAGGAGACGTTTAATTTAGAGTGAAAAAATAGCGTAGATAAAAAATTAGGAGAGGAAGAATATGGCAAACATTTCACCAGGGGTCTATACTAAAATTACTGACCTCTCGACTTATGTCTCAGAAGTTCCAGGAACGATAGGATTTATCGCAGCTTTAACGGAAAAGGGAAGAGATAATGAACTAGTTTTTCTGGGGTCGAGAAGCGAGTTAATTTCCGAATTTGGTGAGCCAAACATCTCCCTGTACGGGAAAAACTTCGGTCAAGGGCTTTATTGTGCTTACAATTACTTGGGTGAAGCTGGGTCTTTGTACTTCATGCGAGTTCTCCCAAGTGACGCAACTTACTCGAATTTGCGGTTATTAGCTGATTACGAAGCTTCTGACTCTACAGCTACTATTACTTTCGACTACGTAAGTAGTCTTAACACGAAAAACGAAATTAAGACAAATTTGGAAGCTTCTGGTACATCAGTAATCGGGATCTTTTACCCGATTGGAAGAGGGGTCTACTACAATGGATTAGCGATACGATTAACGAAACATGCGAATCCAGTTCTAAGTGGTATTTATATTCTCGACGTTTATGAGAAGCAAAGTGACGGTAGTGACGTTATTATAGAGTCGTTCGAAGTTTCGTTCGACCCAAAAGCTACCGACTTGAACGGAGATTCACTCTGGATTTCTTACGTTTTAGAGACGTATTCTGACGTACTAAGATTCGATATGGTAACTTCAAGCGGTGACTATACTAGCGGCTACGACCTTATTGTGAAGACTTACGACAAAGAAATTGGTACTGTTTCAGTAAACTTAACTAATGGAAGTGCCTCAATTACAGACAATAAGCAAAACTTCTCAGATTGGTCGTACGTTAGCGGAACAACTTACAACTATTTAGTAATAGCAAAAGATTCCAGAGGAACAACGATATGGGGTTGGCTTGGAACTGCTAGTGGTCCTGGTTACGAGACTTGTACAATTCACGACGATAGAATAGTTGCTACTTCTTCTCAGAAGTGGAATGGTGATGTAGCTTCCTTCGATACGAATGGACCCATTACGTATGAAGTTAAAAAGGCTTTTGGAGAAATAGAAAATGCGTTTGTGTCCGCGGAACCAGCTCCTCTAAAAGAAGGGTCTGACGGAAGCTTAATATCGAGTGGTGGGACTTTAAATACTACTGTTGCAACTGAAATTCTTTCTCAAGCGTATGCTGGAACAATAGACGATAAAGTTCTCGATACTGAAAACATCTACTTTAGCATTGTATTCGATTGTGGCTACCCAACTTCTGTGAAACAGTCTGTTTCTACTTTAGCACAGACACGAAGAGATTGTGTGGCGATTCTTGACAATGGAGACAACGCAACGTTCGAAGCCTCCATTGCAAAGAGAACAAGTGACCACACTTTCAATACTTACTTCTGTGCTCTCTATGAAGAGTACAATAAGATCTACGACACATTTACTGGTCAGGACATCTGGGTTTCACCAGTTTACCATATGTCTTACATATTGCCGAGAAACGATAGAGTGTCAGAAATATGGTATGCGGCTGCTGGATTTAATAGAGCTGCAATTGACACAATAAAAGAGCTTCGATTTAATCCAAAGCTCGGGCAAAGAGACCAGATGTACTTAAAGCAGATAAACCCGATAGTTAAGTTTGCCCAGGGATACACTCCATGGGGGCAGCTTACAACCCAGAGCAAACCAAGTGCAATGCAAGATCTCAATGTAGTTCGGTTAGTACTGTATGTCAAGAGAGCTCTAGAACAGTATTGCAGAAACTACGTTTTCGAAATGAATGATAGCATCACTTGGAACGCAGTTAAAGTTGATGTAACTAACTTCTTAGAAGACGTGCGTCAGAAGAGAGGGTTATATAGCTACTCGGTAGAAGTTGGTGCGAGCGACTACGAAAAGAAACGCAAGACATTCCATGTTAATGTAATATTAGAACCAACACGAGTGAGCGAGAAGATCGAACTCAACTTCTTCATCAAGTAAGAGTAAGGTAGCAAAATAGAAGTAAAAGTTTCTGGTGAGAGTAAAAAAAAGTAATAGAAAAAACTGTCAGCTAGCGAGGAAGTTTTCCTAGATCCTCGCTAGCTGTTTTTTTCATATAGAATCTTAGCTTCCCACAACCCCATACTCTTTTTCCCTTCATAACTATTCTTCCACTAATTCTTCTGAAACTCTGGACTCTACTTGGTTACAAATGTAATTGACTGCATTTACTATTATATTACGAGCTCTTTCAGTAAACTCCTTTAGACATATTAAACACTTCGTCATTTTTCAATAACTCCATGAGATTGTTTAACTTCGAGAAACTTTATAATACCAGTGCTAATCGCAGAAGTCAAATTATCTTGTACGTCTTCCCTATTAAGAAACAGTTCTTCTCTAAGGTTCTTTATTATGCCGCACTCTATAAGAATAGATGGACACTCAGTTTTAAGTACTACTAGCTTGTTGTTCTGGAAGATACCGTAACTTTGGCTATGTGTTGTAAATGTCCTTGTATAATGGAGTGCTGGAACGAAGTCTCTTGAAGTCATTTCTCTACCGACAAAGTGGGCTAGCATTAGACTGTCGTAGAAACTTCCGTTGTTTCTTGAGACAAAGATGGAAAACCCTCGATATCGGTAGACATAGGGAAGCAAACTTTTTCTAACGGAATCATGGTGAATCGAAACTAAGACAGTGCTTCCTTTCTGAGTTGCGATCTCAGCTCTGTTTCTAGTAGGTTCGTCAAGAATAAGAAAGCACTTGACGCCAGCTTGTTCTAGTTTTGTCTTAATCCCTTGTGAAACTCTCCTATTGTATACTACTTCTGGAACGCCAGAAGCACTAATACATCCTGGATCTTTTCCTAGTTGGTGTCCGACGTCAATAGCTACGAGCGCGAAAGAACTAGTGCAGAGAAGGCAAAGCACCGGGATACAAACTAGTATTTTAGTTGTCATTTTCTTTTCTTTCTTGGAGTAAGGGAAATTTTCCCGTACAAGCTAGATAGAATCTTGAAAAGTTTAGCTTCTTTCCTATTGCGGATCGCATAGTCAAGAATTGTTTTTCTTATTCTTTCTAAATCAAGGATTTCTTCGTTGCTGTGCATCTTTTTTACTCCGTATTTTTGACACTTTTTGCTTCAGCTTCCGAAACTGGCTTTTCCACTTTTCTTCTTCGGATATTAAATTCCGTGCCAGCTTCCGAACCCGACTTTTCCACTTCTTTTCTTCTTCGATATTAAATTCCGCACCAGTTTTTATTTTGCCATCTTCTAGGTCTAGAAACACTTCTCTCTCAACTCTTTCTAGAGTATCCATATTAGACTTAACTTCGAACTGCGAAAAAGTGTTATCCCATGAAATATTTTGGCACGTAGAGATCATAACCATAACATCATGACTTCCTTTGTAAATGAAAGTAGTGTAATTTGGAGTCCACGGGAAGATTACGTTTATTTCAGAGAACTTATTGTCTTCTATAAACTTCATTACTTTTTCTTTTGAGAAATGATCTTCTGTATGAAGAAACTTAAATTCTTCGTAAAATTTTTTCGCGAGAAGTTCGAGAGCTTGTATAGTAGTGAGTCCTCTTAAGACAAAACTTTGCGAAGAACTATTCGTCACAAAGTCAACTTTTATTTTCAATTGTTGTCCTCCCTTTTGCTACTTCTCAAGTTTCTTGCAGCAGTAATTTGTCGAGTTCTTTAGCTAAGTCCGTGGCTATCTCACATACGATAGCCATCGATTCTTCTTCGTCACTCGAAACACAGTTAACAATTTTCTGTAATCTTTTATTCTCTGTAATTATATCGAAGATCTTTATTCTAGTTTTGTTTTGCAGCTCCTGTGCTTTGCTTTCCATTTTTCCTTCTCCTCTCTTAAGCATATTTTCGAGAGTGAGGTATTGGCAGGTAGTTTTTTAGTCTAACCTGCCAATATCCTTATGTCATTTGCCATGCTTAGTGTCCAGTTCATTTACCAACTCTTGTGAAGCTCGAAGTATCTCTTTTTCTTCCACTACTCCAGTTAAATCGAGCCCTCTTAAGATAGCAATCTTGATGAGTTCTCGCCTGAGGAACGACATCTCTTTATAGTATATTCTAGCTAGAACCCATCCCAATGCACAGAAAATGAGAAAAACGTACGCTAAAACACTCATTTTTCAGCTCCTTTTTTGTGCCACACAAAACGTTCCTGTATCTGGGCAGAGCTTAGAAGATGGCGAACGGACATTGGTTTGGCTCTTCTTGAAGTAGAGACCTGGTCCTTGCAAAGACTTCACTATTCCAGGCAGATCTTATTGTGCTATTAGTTAGAGGAATTGCGGTATCGTTTCCTGCAAACGAACAAGGCTTTAACTTCATATCTGGAGTTATGTAAGCTGACATTCTGGCGGCTTCGCACGTATCGATACACTGCATCTGCTTCTCACTAAAACATTTTGCCTCCGTCAGTATAGAACATACAAGACATGAATCCAAACCTACAGAAAAAGAACATTTTGCATTTACTAGTGCCGCCGCAAATTCTTTTACTTGGTCTTTGCTAAGGCAGTTGCTTTTTAAGCTTACACCTCTTCCAACGGGCTTAAAGAGTAGGAATATTACTGCGTTAAGGTTGTCTATGTCCACATTGCTATTCCATACGTCTTCACCATTTAGCAGTCTTATTGCTTTCTGGAGGCTTGCTGAAGACAAAACCATGTGGATATTTGTCTTGATCTTAGCTTGTTGAAGTATCCGGATTGCACTATATGTAAATTCTTTTCCATAGTCACTAACCGCTACTGCACCCACATACTCTTTAGAAATACAGGCATGTTTTTCGCTGAAGTCTCTGCCAGAGGTAGTGTAGTTTGGGATAACACCTTTTTCTCGAGTGTACTTAAGGATTTCTTCGAAATCAGCATGTTGGTCTGGGTCACCCCTACCACCTAAAGCCACTTGAGTTACGTAGGGTGAAGATTCGTCAATGATTTTTTTATACTTTTCTAAAGACATATTTTCTTGTCTTTCTTCACCCTGGTAGCAGAACGAGCAGTTTCCTTTACACTCTCCCATGATTCCTATATCCAGAAGAGAAGGGAATTCGAGAGAGAAGGGGTCGTCGTAACCGTTAATTCCGGTTCTAATCTCTAGACCACTTCTCTCATCGAAGATAATTGCATAGCTTTTCGTTCGTATTATCTTCATTAACAGCTTACCTCAGAAACTCGTGAAAAGACCATTTCCACGATTTACTTTCGCCACCCTCTCTCAAGACGTAGTCATAGACGTGACCAACTATCGTTCCATCTTCGTCACCAAAGACGCAAATTCTAGTTTCTCTTGGTCTAAAAAGAATATTGTTTTCTTCAACTGACTTTAAGAATTCTTCTTCCGTGTAGTTGTAGCTATAGTAGTGATTAAAATCGTGGAGTAGGTGTATGTTTTCTTTTGCAAAATCTACTAGTGTCTTTTCGGTTTCGCTAGTATTGGTAATAATATATGAAGTAGATGAACTGTTAGTTACAAAACTTCGTCTAAGTTTCATGTTGACCTCCTAGCGACTCAACTATAAACGATATACCGCCAGCTACTACGTATGCAGCAGCGATGAGGCCTAAGAAGAGAACTAAGAAAACATACCAGAAGATTGCTACAATTACAAGGCATATGGTAGCTGCTACTTTAGTGATAAGCCAGTTTCTCCAGTCCATAGTGTCTCCTTTAGCTAAGAGCTGAACCCAATGCAACTTGACTTTCATCCAGTTTTGGCTTGCTTCTAACTTCGTTCGGTGCAGTCATATTAACTAAAATTCGTACATGTGGGTCGCCATTCCACTCTACGCTTAGACCTTGCTCTTTAAGAGCTCTTACTACTAACTCACCAACCTCTTTAGTTGGCAAGCCAATTTTTCCGTGTTCACTTGAATCTATACTTCCATAAGCTAAGTACATCTCACCGTACTTCCAAATGTTGTCTTCGTCTTGCTTGTGCCAGAAAACACAGCCTTTAATTCTTTTGACTTTCTCTTTCGGCAGATTCGAAACGTAAGATGCAATCTCAAAGCCAGCACAACTTGAGCAGCAGAGGAAGTTCGCTCTTGCAATGAGCCCCTGCTTGCGTAAGCTTTTAAATGCCTCCAATACTAATTTCCTGTTTCTTGCAACAGTAGAATTTGTACTAAATTTTGGTCTTGACATCATCATTTTCTCCTTTCTGGT